TTATCATACAGAGGTATGTCAGTGTAGAAATATGAGTCCATTACATTTGGTCATATGCAAGACCAGCTCCTCCACGGACACGGCCTTTTTGTTCTTCTTGTAAATCTTTGTAGGCTCCTTTGAATGACTGTCTGATATCATCAAAGTCTTTGGCCATAGCTCTAATCTGACCAATATTACCATCCCTACCATCAGTAATTCTAGTATTTTTCATATAACCAGCAATGTTATCAAGAGCTATTTTAATACCCTCATAAGCTCTGCTAGTTGGTGTCTCATACATTTTCCGGCAGAAGTCCAAAGCAATAAGAATATCAGTGTCCTCTGTGCTGAACTCAGCATTAATTTCATTGATGATGATGTCCTCTTTTTCAGCGTCTAGTAAATGAAAAAATGGATTAAGATCAGGATTAGGACAGGTCATGTAGAACAAGTATTCGTAGATCTTGATATGATCTTCTGGATAGTCATCCATGATTTTCTTTAATGTCTTGAGGGTGTAACAATGCTCCGTAGGAACAACCTTACCACCCTGTATATCAAATAGTTTTATTGTCATCTTTCATGTAATTTATAATACTAATTACCTCATCTTTAAGATAAGGCAAATGATATTGTACAATCTTATCTACAACCGGTTCTCCTTTGTCATCATAAAGAACTACTCTGTTATCATATGCATCCTTACCAGCTTCTTTGAATAGAATATGTTCAATCACAAGCTTCCCAGCTTTAAGCTTAGGATTGTGCTTAAGAATAATATACATATAGATACTCAACTGAATGTTGTAATGATTTAGATTACAGTCATCCAAATGATTAACTGGAGCTAACATTTTCTTGGTAATACCCTCCCAGTTGGTAAAACCCTCTGATTTGATTTCCTTGTTAGTCTTATAGTCATAGATGTTGACTATACCATTAATTACTTCTACTCTATCAGCCTGACCACAGATACCGGCTGATTTAAGATAGACCATATGTTCAGGATAAATACCATTATCAAGTTTCTGAACTGGAGCCTGTTTGATTCCATCCTTTTCTATATATGGTACTATGGGAATGACACAGTCTTCAATACTAATTGTGCTACAAGATAGAAGATCACGTTCTCTCTGGGCATGATACCAAGACCCAAGGTTCACGGCTTTTAGAGATTCATTTTTCCAGGCTTCCTTGATTACCTCTGGATCAAGACCATACCATTTACTTTTTTTGTTCTTTGCTGCTTTTGCTGCAATGGTATCAGCATCAAAAGGTTCTTTGAATTTAGAAATAACACTTGTAACACTAGTCCATTCAATTGATTCAGAAGGATCTATGTTAATGTATTTATGTTCCTGCGGTAGAAAAAGTATAGCCATGTTGTGTGTTTAGAATAGTTTTTGCAATAAAGTAATCAGTTTGATCACGTGAGTTCAACATCTGATCTAGTCTGTCTGATTCTTCTTGTGATATTTTTTTATGTTCTAACAAGAAATCTAAGTAATCAAGCATGTTTCTTAATTCCATCTCCTCTCTGATAGCAGCATCAATCCTCTCAATTCCGGCTGGACCGGTGTACATCTTATACGTTCTCATTATCAGAGTTGATATGATTATCTAATGCATCATCTTCTTCTTCGGATAATACAGCATCCCATTTACCAGCCTCACACTTTGAGGATAGAGATCTCTGCAAGAACTGTAAAGAACAGCCACAGACACCACAGCATGGTTGAGTACCAGGCATAAAACATTTGTCACCAGATCTATCTATAAGATTACATGATTGACAAATAGCATCTCTCTGTAGTGCAATCTCTTCTATATGTTCTTGTTTAAAGACAGAGTTCTTAATTCCCTCAAAAATTTTCCCCTTGTCCTTCCATATTTCCAATAGACTTTTTCCCATATCTTTCTTCTCTTAAATCTTTTTTCTTCAACATTTCCTTTAATATTTGCTCTTTGAGACCACCAAACTTAGTGAGTCTTTCAGTAGCAATCTTGTAGAGAGGATACCTGTCATAGTTCTTAGGATTAATACCTCTCAGGTAAATCTGGTTTTTCTCAATCTCTTGCTGCAAATTCTTTAGTCTTACATAGAATGTCCCAAAGTTCTCAATATGAATATAGGCATCATTAAGATTTTCCATTTTCTTTCTAAGATTAGTCCAATAGAAAGATACAATGTCTGATACTTCAGACTCAGGAATTCCTAACTGATCAGCTAGTTCCTTATAAAGATCATTTGCCTTCTTTGGGTTCAACATATATAAACTTGTAGTCTAATAGAATATTACCTGTAATCTGAATTTTCATATCTGGGTTCAAGGATATCTTCTTTTTACTCTTACCATTCTTCACAATTAGTCCTTTTTTCTCAGCCTTTGTAATAGCATTTCTAACTGATTGGCTACTACCAAAGATTTTATTCTTGGTAGCAGCCTCACAAAACTCAGTTAGTTCTTTTTCACCGGCAAGAGCCAAAAAGGCTAAACAAGACAAATCTTGATCAGATACGTTCAATTGTTTCAGATGACAATGCACAGCAAGCTGGAACTTTACAATGCCCCAGAGATCCATCTTTACATTTTTCCGTACTTGATTAACTATTGCCATTACTGTTCTTTTCTAAGGGTTCTTGGTTTTGAACCATCAGTTGGTTCTGAATTAGGTTGGTCTGTATTAGCTGCCTGAGGAGCCATAATCTGAGCCACTCTCATTACAGCCATAGCACGTCTTGCTTCTAATTCTTGAAGCTCTGTAATTAGAGTTTCATAATCCTTCTGAACTTGTAGGAAAGGAATCTGTGATTCATAGTAGCTCTGAATCTCCTTTTGTTTTGCAGCCATTTCTTCTGCATTGAACTGTTGTTCTGCTTGATTTAACATGTTGTTGGTTTTAAATTGTAAGACAAATATAGTAAAAGGTTTAAACTTTACAAATTTAAACAAAAGAAAAGCCTGAGTTTACACCCAGGCTTCTTAACCCATAAAACACTAAACAATGACAAGAAAGCTTAACCGTCTTTCTTGGCTTTTATATATCCTGTCAATTCTGAAAGATTGGTATTCATAGTAGACAAGTGTCCAGACATAGCATCTATTTTTACTTCTAACTTCTCATGAGCAATTTTCTGCTCTTCTTTAATCTCATCAATTCTTTTGTAGATTAGTTGTTCTTTTTTATCAGAATCATCTTTGTGGTCTTTCATAGCCTGCATAACAGATTGGTGATCATTTTTTTGTTTAGATTCTAGATCCTCAAGATCATTACCAACCTTTTCTACAGATCTTTTAAGAGCATAGTAGAAGCCAAGAAAAGAGCCAATCCCTACAACTATGGTGACTACATCCTTGACATTAAAAGTTAGAGAAGTTACTTCCATTTAGTATGTCTTATTTAAAATAAATATGTCACTGTAAATACTATTTCCAGCATTAGCACTTCCCCATTGTACAGTAATATCTAATGTATTAGCTATTGTAGTATTAAAGGTAGTGTTGTTTACTGTATTAAATGCAAATCCTTGAGTACTACTATTTGATGTCTTAACATAGTGAAAGGTACCTAAAGACACAATAGAACCAACACCAGCAGCACCTAATTGTCTAATGGTGAAGTCTACATTTAAAGAAAATACATCATTAGTGATATTTGAAATAGGTTGAGCTCCGCTATCTATAAGAACCACACTACCAGTCTTTACTCTAATTCTTATGGTTTGATTATTTACAGTATTTAAAACACCTGCTACTATAGCTCTAAAGCTATCTCCCACTTTAAATCCATTTGCTGGGATAGAAAGAGTACCCACACCTCCATTTACTAAAGATGTCTCAACAGTAGTATTTGTAATAGGGATGCTGTCTGCTGTTTGTGCAAACAAACCAAGATTTGTTGTATCAGCTTTGTTTTCTAAGGTTTCAGCAATAGAATCCAAGGCCTGTAAAACCTTAAGTTCATAATTAAAATTTGAACCTTTGTCTCCTGATTTTGGATTTCCGTTACCTAGTGCCATAATTTATTAATCTTAATGAATTGCTATAATCAGATAGCATTCCGCGATAAGTATCAATTATATCTTCTGAACAGCCTCCCTTTTCTCCACATCTTGACTCTGAGTCAAAATATGTTCTGAATGATATTGTAGGTATTTTTTGTGCCATGTTAGTTTGCAAATGTTACTGTTGTACCTACTGGTACACCAAAGTCCATATCAATATAAATATCACAGGAAAAATTAGCAGATCCTGTTGTAAGGAATGTAATAAACCACTCATTAGATAGTGCTATACTATTATCCAATATAACAAAACCATTGACTGCTAATGGGTTACCTGACAAGTCATCAACAGCTAAACTGCTGGTACCGTAAGGAGTAGTAATAACATTAAACACATTAACTTCTCTAGCAACTACTTGGTTTTGCGTTGTTAGTGGCAAAAGCTTACTAGATGCAACTAAGACTCCCACAAGATTAGCATAGAATGTGGTACCACCTAAATTAATGATACCTTTTAGTTTATATACTTCACACTCTATATCATCTTTAGTAGTTATGGTTTGATTCATTTTTACTAAAGCTGCTTGTGCAGCTGGCTCAATTATTCCTTCTGTATAGATAAAATCCTGTGAACCAACATTTTGGACACTGTTTGCTATACCATCCAATAGCTGCAAAACTTTGAGCTCATAATTAAAATTAGAGCCTTTATCACCGTATTTAGGATTACCATTACCTAGTCCCATTACTGTAATGCATTAAGGATTCTTTCTAAAAGTCTCAACACCTTTAATTGAAAGCTGTAGTTAGACTTCTTTGATCCTGATTGATAATTATTATTTCCTAGTGACATTATACTATAGTTTGAAGTTCATAATAGACAAGAAACTCTCCAGTAAACTGATTGGTACTTCCAACATTAAGCGGAGCTAGATCATAGATATCTGCTATGTAAACACCTGGATTAGTAGTTACACCCATAATATAGGGTTTAGAAGTATCCTTAATATTTATAACAGCATAGGCTGTTGTAAACTGAACATAACACTTATCAGCATCAGCAATACCAGCAAGCCCGAGTTCAAATGTAAGCACAGCATTAAAAGGACCCAGTGCTGAAGTAAATACTGTATCAGCTCCAGATACCTTAATAATACCTTTCTTTGTGGTAATATTAACTGTAGTACTAGTAGGAACATCCATCGTGTAATATCCAATAGTTTCCTGACCAGCACCAATTGCCTGGGCAAAATCAGAAACACTCATACCATATGAGAGATATTTATCATCTCTTTTTTCATAGGTAACATTAGTTCCTAGTACCACGAGATCATCTGGTGATTGAAGCTGTTGTTTAACTAACTTCTTTTTTACTAAGTAAATCCAATTTAGAATATCCATAACTATAAAATACAATAATTTATCTTGATATCAAAGGTTTTACTAAACCAAAATATAAAGTTGTTACACCCAATGTAATTGTGCCTGTTTTCCAAATAAAATTTCCAAGTTCTAACTGACTGTTCTCTTTGGTTAGTTTAACATTTGTAGCTTCCATGTCTTTAAATAAGGTTCTGTAATGCTCCATATTAGCCGTTGCATAAACAGCCTGAGTCTCAGCCTTTTGAAGATCTTGTTCTAACTTTATATTACGAGCAATTACCTCATTAATTCTTTCTTCAAGTGCTTTGTTTACCCAATACATGGACACAGCATCCTGACGGTACTGCTCTTTCCACAAAAGTTTTTCCAGGGTGATCTGTTCCTGAAGTTCATTCAAGAATACACCTTTCTCCTGTTGATATGTAATTCTCTTAGGAGGTAGAACAGGTTTGGGTAAACTATCAATAAGGGAGACTGTCCTTTCTACTCCATTCGTCTGTCCATAAGCTGTCCCGGAACTCAGTACTAGGATTAGACTTAATACGCTGAATAGTAGCACCAGTCTGTTTACGTGATTTTTCATTCTTCAAAAGTATGTAATTAATTTTTGCTGTTCTCAAACTGTCTCTGTATCTAAAAGCTTCAAGATCCTTAGCACGGATAATCTGTCTAATCTTTATGCTGTCCTCTACTGACTTAGCCTCCTGGTAGTTTAATTCCTCTTTCAGGGCTTTATGTTTCTGGGCAGCATACTCATACATCAGTATCAAAGCTAATGACATGATTATAAATATGATAAGTCTCCAATGTTTTTGTATTAGTACCATGATGATATTGAATGTATTGTTCCTATTGGTCTGAGGATAACATAAACTCCATCACCCTCTCTTGATTTTCTGTCATTTGTATTACCCTCTACTGTCTGTATAATTCCCTCATCAGCCCAACCATCAAAAAATCCGGTGTGTCCTATTCTACCTTTCTTAGGGTAGTAAAGAGTAAAAACATGGCCAGGTTCAGGCATATCTAAAAATTTACCTTTGTCATACACCAGAGCTTTTCTATTATGAGCTGTAGGTGACCAGGCTGTAATTGTATTACTAAATCCTGCAAGATCTAGGCAGAAAGATACAAAGGCTGCACACCATGCATATCCTTTACCAAGTCCTTCATGAGCCAAAAACTCTTCAACTTCAGGACCATCATTCTTACCTGTCTTCTCCCTAACTCCAACATACCCTCTGTATATCTCTACAAGCTTATTCTTTCTATCTTGTAGGGAAACTGCTTGTTCCCATTCTGGAGCATCCTGAACTACCTCGGGCTCCTCAGGAGTAAGGTAATCAATGCTGCCAGTAGTAGGAGAGATTACTTGACTACGTCCACAACTACATAGAAGTAGAGTGCTAATAATAGCAATTGCAAGACCGGTATAAAAATTACTCTTACCCATGCTGGTACTTTTTCAAAATCATTCTTTACGTGAGGAGTCAATTCTGCAGTCAGTTTACTTCTCTTTGAGTAGTAATATCTAAACCATCCTCTGTGGTACAAATTTATGGTAATATTTACTACACTCAACCCTAGGAAGTAAACAAATGTTCCAAGGAACACCTTGTTAATCAATCCAGGACGGAATATTCCTACCTCTGGTCCCCATAGATAAACCAGGAAACTAGACATTACTAGGAAAAGAATAAAGAGTATTGGAACTAACCACACTCCCTCCCATAGTTGTAGCCATCTAAGTAATTTTTTAGCAATTTTTTTCATATTATTCATTATTTAATTCATCTTCCAATACCTGCGGATCACCAAGATCTTCAGTAACAACTACTGGAATTACAGCAGTATACTGAGCAAGTGTCAATTCGGTTACAGTTATTGTAACAATTGGTTCCTCTCCTCCACACATTCTTTTAGCAGATACCCTTGCATGTAGCTCAGCATGAACAGTTTCCTGATCATAATTGATATCTTCACAGGACTGATATATTGTACTTGTATTTGAATTTCCATTAGGAAGAACAAACTCAGCAACCAATTTAAAGTATCTCATATTGTACCTCCTTTCTTACTAAGTGCAAGATAGTCAACATCTAAGGTTCTAGAAGTTGTACCAGCAGATTTTTGAATACCCATACTTGGTGCACCACCATAAGCTGATGATACTCTAACAAACATGCTATTTACAGTATAGACAACACCACCATCCGCTGAGTAGAAATATACACAGTCTCCATTGGTATTAGGATACCAGCATCCAAGCACTACAGAATTAGTACTTAAAGGTAATGCTGATATGGTAGTACTAATTATAGTATTTGATGTATTTGCTGCACGACATTGCCAGAAGGTACTATTAATATCAGCGACCCATCCAACACCAGAAGTAAAGTTAACACCACTAGAAAGAGCAGTCTGAGAAACACCCATCATAGCATACCAGTTTTCAGCAACTGTAGGTGCCGTTGGTAATTGAAGTCTTGATACAACAAGAGCTTTAGACCCACCACCACCTGTTACCAAATTCCATTGTCCACGAGGATTTGACTTAATTGTAGATGCTCCTGTAGTTGTAGTACCAGTGCTTAAACCAATAGTACCAATTGCTTGAGACAAAGGATTTTCATTTCTTGCCAATGCTCCTGTTCCAGTAGCCAAAGCAAATCCTGTGTTACTGAATGCAGAAGTAACAGCAGCTCCATAGTTAACACCTAGAAAATCTTCATAGTAATCATGACCATTATTTGTCTTACTTCCAAACTGAGCCCATTCAACTCCATCATAAAGGAGAGTTACTGTTTCTTCTGGAAAGAGGAAGTATGCTCCCCGACCATCAAATCTGAATCGATTGGCAGCAAGAGATCCTGTACCACCATTCTCTAAAAGAATGAGGTTATCCGTAGACATATTACGAATAGATACAATTCTACCAGCAGTACCATTGGCTAAACCACTGATAATATTGATCTTGTTAGTAATGTTTGGTGTATGATGAATAACCTTGATAATATCTGTTGTACCAGGCCATCCAACAGGAGCCCAGTTATCCAATCTCTCAGTAGTAGTTGATGTAGCTAGTACAGCTAAATCAATATTACCAACATTTAAAGTTGTTCCTGATAAATCTAAACCGGTTCCAAGAGTAATCTCCTCCATAACTCCTGTACCTGCACTACCCCTACCAATTAATCTATTGGTATTCATCAGGGTGGATATTACAGGAGTCAAACCACCAGATGAGGTAATAGGACTTGTAGCAGTTACAGAGGTAACCCCACCACCACCGGCAGGAAACTTCTGTTTACCATTGGCACCATAGACCCTTACTAAAACGGATCCAAATACCTGACCTTGTATGTCTGTTACTCCAAATGCCATTATGCTGTAGTTGATGTTTCATTTATTTCAAAGAAACAGTTTGTATTTGCAGCTGAGATGTTCACCTCAATTGAGTCACCTACATTCAGCTTGTAGGATGTGCTGTCAACTACAACATCCCCAGCCGATAATGTAAAACTATAACCAACAACACTTGATGCTGGATTTATTCTATTTACCGTAAAGGTTATATTATATGCAGATGGGTTGTTAAACCTAATTGCAGATATTGATGCAAAGTATCCAGGAGGACATGTATACAATGTAGTAATACCAGCAGGTAATGTATCCTGATATAGTATACTTCTAAAAGGTAGTTGTGGCATTACTTCTTCTTTTTATTGTTACCCTTACCATTTCTACGACGATTTGAGGACTGATTCTCCTTTACAAGCTTGCCCTCAGTAGTATGGGACATGTCCTTACCATCTCCATTACCATAGGTGCCGGCCCTACGGTTAGCTGTATTCAACTTTGCTCTATACTTGTTCCTCTCCTCAGATGAATGATACTCTTTATTATATGCATTCTTCTTAGCACGTGCCTCAGGATTAGCAGCAAAGTACTTAGCCGACTTAGATTTACCCGTAGATTTTCCTGCAAGCTTGTTTCTCATATGACAAAATTAGTTATTTTTACTTAAGGCCTTGATAAACAGGTGCTGTTTTTCTTGCTCAGCAGCCATAATAGCCATGATACCTCTTAGCTCCTCATACGTAAACTGAGCAACCATATCACCATCAGGTGTATTTATCTGGATCAAGAGCTCATCAATATAAATCTCAGGAGCAACAAGATCATCATCCTTCCCTAAGTAAGGATCCGGCTGATAAAGACCGGCCTTAATGCTAGTAGCCATTAATGTACCTCCCCGTTAATTACTGTATAGTTCTTTATTATAAAAGTCTTGTCTGCTTTTAGGGAAATTCTAGCAAACCCATGCACCCAGTCATTACCCTTAGGCATGTACTCAGGATTGAGTTCACATAGACACCCTGTTGTCCAGGCTCCGTAAACCTGTTCCCCTATATCTTTAGTAAGGAACTCTGATTTTCTATGGAAGTGACCACAGATAGCAGATGACTTAGCCTTAAGATAAAGATTTCTAGCAGGGTTAACTGTACCAGAACCCTTGTACTCATGACCGTGAAGCACATAAAGATTACCAGCTCTCATAATGGTGTTACTATGGATCAAGTGAATCTTATGTTCAGCAAATCCTAAAAGTACCTTTAGTTCAAACTCATCAGTACCCAACCATTCAGGTGCCTTTAGTCTGAGCCACTTCTCTAATCTGGCTTCATGATTACCGATTTTAAAGTAAATCTGAGCCTTTGGGAATGTCTCTCTAAGAGCCTTCATTAACCAGCGGCCATACTCAAGCTCCTCTCTCATCTTAGGTTTGGATGGATCCTTATCAAATGAGGACAACCAATGAAAGTCCAGGGTATCCCCATTAAGTATAACACAATCAACCTCATCAACAACACCCTTCATAACAGCAGCCCGGAGAGCATCCTCATCATGATAAGGCATATGTATATCAGAGAGAAGAAGAATCTCCCTAATAGAACTTGGAAGATCATAGAACTCAGGACCAGAACCATATGACCTAGGAATATTATCAAAGGGATTATTAGTTGTATTATAATCCTTAACTAGATCTGGATTAGCCTTTAAAGCATACTTCCTATCCAGCTTACCTTTTTTCCCAGTATAGTATCTAACCATAGTATATGCCTGCTTCTCAGAATTAAACAGGTGTGTATACTCATTATATACTAATCTACCTATGGTGCGGTCACCATGTTTAGGATACTTCCTAAGATATTCCTTAACAATATCAGATGCCTTCTTAACAGCCATGTTAATTGTGTTTACATTACAATATACGAATTATCCATGATATTTCCATCCCTACAAGAACAGTAACCTAATTTTCACATTGTATATAAGAGAATGAGGTGGGTCTCTTATAAACAAGCCCCGGCTTCAAACCAGAAGTGGTGGTACCCCCTAGGCTTTGAGGGCAGCCTAGAAAAAATTTGACCTAGTAGAAGAAGTTTATATTTACTTAAAAACAATTAACATAATGAAGTTAATATTTACTTAAATATATCCATGTAGTAGCTGATGATAATGTTGTCATCATTAATCCCTTTATCAACGTGAGTAAAAATCATGGAGCAATCAGCATGGTGTCTGGTTACGGTATTAAGCCCGTGCAAGTTGACGGTGTCACCCTTGCAACAGTTCTCAAGTTTGCTGTCAAGAAGAACAGCCTATTACACATGGCCTATTGGGCTGCGTTTAGGATACATGACTTCAATGGCAGACCAACACTGTATCTGCACGAGCAGGATGTATGCAAGAACAAGTCTAACATTAGACTCTATTGCATGGCTAAGTCTAATCAGGAACTGGACCTTTGGGCTATCTATAAGAGAGCACAAATCCTTGTAAGGGAAGCAGAAATTGCTGACTTCAGGGGGAATGCACGTCCTGAATGGGTAGACATGTTCTGGGCTAGTAGAGAACAGTTTGTGCGATTCATTGATGATGAATTGCCATTCTAGTCTTGTAGGGATATCTGGGTAACACCAGGTATCCCTTTATTTATGTTAACTATAATCCTTTTAATAAATCAACAATGAAACACACGTTAAAGTTTTTATACAAGGTATGTTTAATATGCCTTGTAGCAGCAGTAGTATTTGTATTGCCAGCTATCATAGCTTCATTAATGTTCTTAGACTTATCATTATATCTCAAGGGTATAACAAGTCCAGAGTATTGTGTAATAATGTTCTTCATCACAATGTTTGTGACATGTACATATATAAGTTATATGGTAGATAAATCTAAGAGCAATGCAGATACTAGTAAATAAAGAGAATGCTGGTCACAATACAGTTGACCAGGTAGTACAGAATTATGTCTCTCAAGGCTGGAGACTCATTGGGTATTTCCTTGACCACAATGATAACAGGGCAGCACGTCTTGTCAAGCCTGAGAGTCACCGAGATTATCTGTTGAGAAACAGACATCGTTGATAAAGGGGAAGGAACAGCAGATAGGGCAGCAATGCCTTATCTGTTTAACTTCTCTGGTTCAGTTCATATTTACTTAAACCTATCCACGTTGTGGCTAGGATGGTATGGTTTACTATCACCTCTTGATCATACTCCTCCTACAAGAAATCCTCCTCCTCCTACAAGCTTAGCCTTAGTCATCAGTTAATATTTACTTAAACTATTCCATGTAGTATCTAGGCATAAAGGATAGCCTGTAATATCCGTAACCTAATCCCTTATCAGCCATGATGAACTTCTTTGAATGGCTTAAGACTCTGTCCCCCAAGGAGCAGAAAGAAGCTAGAGCTCTGTTTGCAGACACAACAGGGCTTGAGTTTGAGTAACTTATAGGACAGGTGTAATAGCCTGTCCTTTACCATGTAATCCCTTAATAACCAATAATATGGAAACAACTGTTTGTGACAAAGTATCTGTAATCAAGTCAATAGCACACACCTGGTTTGACTTAACAGGTAAAATTATTGACTCTAATGAGTTTGACTTCCTGTATGATCAGTGTATTGAAGACCTCACACTTTATGCTGAGCAGTTAAAGTTCAAGCTTAATTTGCACAACTTCCTAGTTGACTTAACCAAGAGATAGGGTAACACCTATCTCTTTTACATTGTAATCCCTTAATAATCAATTATATGAAGAAACCAACCAAAGCAGATCTCATCAATGAGATCCTCATAAAGTGGAAGAAACTAGGTAAACATGCTAAAAAACCTAGTCCTAAAGATTATGCCCATCTCAATAAGCAGAACAAAGACGGTCTTGAGTTTATACTGAATGTTATCAATAGCAGACTAGACATGCTGAGAATTGAGAAATATATAAACAAGTTAGAACGTAGTATAACCTTGCCAGATTAACCAGGAGATGGGGAGCAATCCCCTTTTCTTTTTATTGTTGTTTACTATCACCCATGTTGGGGGACCATCAGTCAACAATTTCCTCCTCCTACAGCAGGCATTATTGGAATCCTATTGACTGTGCGGTCTCACATTTCTCGGGGTGGAGACCAAACATTAATGACAATGTGAACTGGTAATCAATTAGTTAAGTAATTGTCTATTCTTGTAATCTTATTAATAGTTCATATTTACTTAAATCTGTCCATTATGTCTCTAATATTAATTAAATAAATCAGTTATCATGAGCAAAATGAATCTCACAGTTTCCTATCGTAACAAGTTTACACGTACAAATGAAGAAGACGGCAGTGTTTACAACATCTACTGCTATCTTGTGTCTAAGAACAACAATCCTTTGGCCATTGCTCAATTGGAGCAGGACATCAAGGATGCAGGCCACAACGTCATTGTTGATGAACCATCAGGCTCTATCCTGTTCAAGTCAACAAGACCAATCCCACGTGGATGCCAAATCACACGTACCTCTAAGGGTAAATGGATTGCAGACACAGCCAAATGGGATGAAATTGCAGCCCTTGACAAGCTATATCCAAACCTAGGATTGGGTGCAGCCATGGCCAAGGAACTCATGGCAGACATCATGAAGAAGGACAGGAACCAACCTGTTGATACACATGATGAACAGACTGAACAGCACCAAGCTGAAAACCAGTCTACGGAAGGAACAGGTGATGCAGGGATAGACCCATTCAAGCTATAACAGCTTGGGTGGGCAGGGTAGCCGTCTAAGGACGGTTACCCTTTTTTAACTGAAGTTTACTATCACCGTTTATACAGTTCTCCTACGGAAAATACTGTTAATCAGTTACCTACGGAATAAACAGTAAATCAGTTTGTATCTATTCTTTAGTTCATATTTACTTAAATTTTTCCATTCTGTTCCTAATTATATATTTCATACACAAATTAACAAACAAAACAGTTTAACAAAATGAGAGCAAACTTTCAAAACAGTTACCCAAAGCGTACTAAGAACAACACAGTAGTAGATGTATTTGTCTACTCAGTTGAAGGTACAGATGCAGAATTAGATGCATACCGTGATGCAAAAGGATCAGAGTACCGTGAGGACTCAGATACAGGTAAACCACTGTGGTTCAGTCTTAACTATGTAGGTGAGACATGTCCGATGATCATTACTACCAATGGTAATGTAGTAGCTGATACCTCACAATTGAGGAAGGCAGCAAATCTTGTAGGGCAGTATGATTTCTTAAAGGAACAACTGGCAGACCGTCTGTTGGGACAGCTTGGATTTGACAGTCCACGTAGCCGTCAATCTGTTCAGACACCTACTAATAAGGTAGAAACACCAGTTGAGAATAAAACTGAAGCTTCTGTTGATCAGAATGCAGGTTCTGACCCAGGAATTGATCCATTCAACATCTAATGGATTAATTTTCAGTTAGTTAAAGGAGGTTTGTGAGGGTGGGAGGACAACAATCCTCTCATCCTTTACAAGCCAAATCCTTAAAAATTACCAAACAGGTTCCTACTTAAACCATAGTATAGCAATGATCAAGAAGAAAACCTACATTGTGAGTACCTATAACTCCTATGAATGGATTACTACCAGAGATACCTACTCTCTATTACTCCTTAAGTTGAAGTATATGAAAGAGGGTTACAGAGTGTTTACTTTTCCCCTATGGTTTGTTAAGGCTTGGTATAAGATTACTTCCCGGTCTATCTATAAGTCTAAGACTGCTGTTTTTGAGAAGTATGTCCCGGGGTCAGATCAGATTACCTACCACACACCATATCATAACTTCTATTAACCTTAAAACTATTAAGCCGTGAATAAAGCACAAGAACTATTTCTTACTGACTTTTCTCTTTCACCTATTAGTAAGGATCATACTGTTATTGACTATTCAGAGTTTTGGGATAAGATCCTAGATCCTAGGCATAATATTAACCTTGCCCAGAATGCATGTGAGAATAAGATTCACCGAGCTTCTTATTACCATGATGGATATGTATACTTCTACTATTCTGTCAAGAGTCATAGTGAACAGCTTGTAGATGAAGATGTCTTTGCCTGCAAGTATATTGATGATGATTTACCTCTACCATCAGACCATTGGGATGGTGGTATGTATGAAGAGTTTTAAAATATTCCCCAGTGCACTAACCAAATGGGTGGGCAGTTGTAATGAGCATGGATAAGCTCTTAATACTATACGCTTAAATGTGTGTCCTTATAGTATTACAACTAAGTGCATTGGGGATTAACTTTAAATAGTACCCACAACCTTTAATATTAAACAACATGAAAGTAAGAACTCAAAAAGAACTTCTTGAGGTTATGCTGACTAACATAGGTAGTCTTAGATCAGGACTTTGTTTTCTTAGTAGTGAATTATTCACTCAAGGTATTATTACTTTTGACGAGCATATTGTTATTGGTAATTACATCATAGGCAACAAGCCTTCCATATTTAGTAGTTGTAATGCCTTCTGGAATGCTGGTAGCCGTTTCTATTGGACTAAAGGTGATGTTGAGCCACGTATCAAATGGCTAAAGCAACATATTAAGAAACTATCATAATGCCTAATCCTATGGATACTTCTTCTATTATTCCTATTCTATACTTCCTTATCATGACTATTATCTGTAGTATGGTAGCCGGCAGGCTGCTTATACTTGCAGATGAAAAGGATAGTCCTGTTCATTTTATTACAGGATGTATTGTTACAGCACTTGCTGTTTTTAATTTATGCGTACTTGTAGTTGCTATTATAGAATAGTATTGTTGCCTTTTCTTTAACCAGGCATCTATCCAGTAAGCTGCTGGCGTGAGTTCAACACAGTACATAATGAATGTAGGCTGATATATCTGAATATATATCCATTAGGTAGTAATACCTGATGATTTAATGCACCATAACCTGAGTGGATATAAAGACTTCTTATTAATCTGCAGCTCTAACCAATTGGAAACAGCTACTTATCTTTTAAGATGTAAAACCACATGATTAATTAACAATGTACAACAGGTAAACTGCTCAGCCTGTGTATTAGCAGTAAGTACATAAGTTAATCAGCTCCCAAGATCAGGCAGTTGTAGTGGGTACCTAAATGGTAGCTAAAACCCTTAACATACCGTGAGCTTCTCGAAGTATGCTACAACTGAGTGCAGAGGGGATAAATCAATCAACTAAAAATTAATTCACACCAACCTATGAGAAATGCCAAAGAAGAATTTTTACAGCATACTACTGGTAAAGTAGTTAAGTGTGCTCACATAGATTTAATTAATGCTGATTATAAGCTATATAACTTAGCTGATTTACCTGTTAATTATACACCGGAGAAACTAGATGTTTTTCTAAAAGCTCTTGACATCAGATATGACAGTGGCTATGGTTCACAAGAATTATTCGGAGTCATATGGTATATGGATGGTACATACTCTACAAGATGGGAGTATGATGGTTCAGAAGGATGGGAGTATCATGCGTGTCCTACAATACCAGATAAACTTAAATGATGACTAATATTTTTCTAGAACCTGGACAAGTATTCAGAGTTGTAAAAGATGATGAGCCCTTACAACCACACTTTCTTGTAAGAGAGATGTATGAGGATCCGCATACAGATGCTGGATGGGATACTACTTTCAAATCTAAAAAATGGTTAGGTACTGCTTGGCATACTGTTAAACAAGAACTTCCTGCCTGGATAGGAAAGAGTTATAATGATCTAAATGAAGGTATTACACCTCCATCTAGAAGATTTTACTATGAAATTATTGAAATCTTTGAATATTAATCTAATCAAATAATTATGATGTATTATTACTATGGCCGCAATGGTCAGGAGTTTATTACTCCAAACAGAGACTTGGCTTTTGCTCGTGCTACCTTCCATGGTAGTGATGTGTTTACAATTGAAGAAAATTCTCAGGAACAATGATTAGCCTACTAGCAAACTTTATATCAGCATTTTTTATACTTATGGTGCTGATGTTCTCTTTTGCTTTTATAAGTGCAAAGTCTGAGGGAACCTGGATTGAGAAGGTGTTTGATCTATTAATGGTTATAGTCTTTATTCTATTCATTGTTACAGTGATCTGCACCATTTATAATTTTATTCAAATCCTAATAGCATAATGAAAAACAAGGAAAAAAAGTCAAAGAAGGAAACCAACAAGATCTTAGAAAATCAGGTACAACTCCTACTACAAGAAGTAACCCTGCATGAGAATTTACTTGGCATGTTTAAAGCACATCTTCAAGGATGTCTTACTCATGCTGGGAATATTACTCAAGATGATCTAGACTACTGCTACAAGCTTGCTAATAGAACCTTAACACATTCTAGAAAGAGCTGTGTACAACCATAATGGCACGTTCCATATAATCAATGGATAGTATGCCCAATATGATGAGAAATGGTGTGATAACCATATGGGTTTGTACTGTTACAAGATAACAGCAGGGTGATTACCTGATGATGAACTTCTGAATAATCAATCTAACCAAGGGCAATGCGGGCTCATACCTGCGGAGCAAGGTGACGGTCAGGAAAGACTGACAATAATGTTTGTAATAATCCAAAGGAGAAGCACATTTTTAATGGAGCAGTATCAAAAGGGATGAAGGTAATAAGAGTGAAGAATATCTTTATTACAGACATTAACTTTCAACTAAAAACTTATTTATATGATACCTATAAAATACACAGTAAAGGGTGGTATTACCCATTTTCATTACAACTACTCAGAGCTGAGAGAGTTTGTAAGACTTGGTAAAGCCAATGGAAATGTAGGATTACTTCTTGTAAAGAGAGAAGGTGACTTCCTTACCTACAAAGGTTTTGGTACAATTCAGAATCCTATGCGCTCTATGATTAGTATTAAATCAAGACATTTAGAAATGCTTGATGGACCAATGCCTTCTGATGATGAGAGATTGATTCCTCCTGCTTCTCCTTATACAGATTATAAAATGATCTTTCTAAATGAGTAGCTCTGATTATGGCTATCCTTACTACAATAAGAAGAAGCCAAAAAGTTATATCATGTCCCTGTATGATTCTAAGATTGAATCTATTGATCTTCAGATTAAAAAACTGCAGATAGAGAGGCAGAGTATCATAGATGAGATGAGTAAAATAAAATCAACTATAAATCAATATGAAACAAAAAGAAGTTCCAATCAAACAAACAATTCTTCAGAGCCATAATCATGATGTGCTGATGGCTGCATATAGCAGTGATGAGATTACCCAGAGAAGTTTAGTATTTCTAGAACAGACTGTTGGTAGTATTATAAATATTTCAGAATTTGAGGATAAGATATGTCTTGGTAGATATGTTCTTAAACCAAGGTTTGTAAAGAAATACTGGGTTCAGTACAAAGCTGATTCTGGTATGACCTATAACAAGAAGACTAAGACTGTTAAGATGTGGTTTGGTAAGCAACTATATACTACATCAGATCCTTTGGCTGGTCATTTCTATGAGTTTATGGTTGAGACTGTGAACATGAACTTCATACAAAAGGATCTATTTACAGCTCTTAATCCAAGTGTTAAAACAATCAATAGAATTCTCAAGGGTAAGATTACTAATCCAAAAGATTTTATTGCTTCTGTTTTTAGAGACAGGCATCCAGGTGTGAAGGTATCAAAAGAATTACTTTGGCAGGTTTATAACAGTAATTATAGTAATGTGATTACAAACATATTGAGACCTAATGTGTATGTTGTTCAGACCTGTGAAAATATAGATAGATACCTGGCTTATGTTTTAAGCGGTGCTCTTCATGGAAGTTATTCTTTAGACATGACAATGAGAGACTTGAGTGCTCAGGCAATGGCATTGAACAAGACATTTTCCTATTGCTGGTCTCCTAAAAGATTACAAGAGGTTCATACTGAATTATCTAGGGAGATTGCAATTGAAAAATTCAAGTCTGTTCCATTTATTGATTATGAGTATAAGGGTAAATTCCCTAAAGCCGACTTCATAGAACTCCTTACAAGCAATAAAGAGGTCTTTGCAGAAGGTAACATAATGAGTCACTGTGTCTATGGTAGCTATGAATCAAGTATTAGAAACAAGACATACTTTGTATTAAAATATGAAGATGACAATGGTGTAAGAGGTACTGTTGGTATTAGAAAGTCTTTTGGAAGTAATTATTATACTGTAGATCAGTTCTATGGTAAAAAGAACTCAATCATTAATCCTGAAATACATGATTATGTTAATCAGTTTGTAGCAAGGGTAGATGTGCAAGACTTCTTTGTACAAAATAGTGTAACTGTACCATACACTACAGAAGTGCTTGATCATATATTAGGTGCCATAAGAGTTGAACCAATCTTTGAAGCAATATGAGTGCAACTGTTTATATTCATGATCATGAATTAAATAAAATTATAGATTCTATTGTAAAAGATGGAATCAATAATAGGGCAGATGTAGTTGAGTGTATTACATCTCTTATCAAAAGAGGTTATTCAAACCCTGAAGTTCTAGTAAAATGTATTCTTGGAGTATTGGATGAACCAATATTTGTTCCTGGTGATATAGTCTATGTAAGAATAGAGGGTTTATATCTTGGTAGTTATGATCCAGATCTAACCAATGATGCTGGAAATATGATTGAAGATAAGACCTATATAAAAGGTAAGATAGTTAATATAGATAAGTTCAGTTCACAGTGTTATCATGCTGAGATTGAAACTGTTAGTACTAATGGTAATGTAGACAAGCGGTCTATTCATGTCAATCAAAATCAGTTAAATCTAAAGATTTTTATGCCAGCACCAGGAAGAATTAATGTTGGGGATATTTTATGAGTAAAGACACAAGAGTGGTGTATATGGGCACCTTTGAAATTAACAAGAAGCTTACAGATGAAAAGATTACTAACCTAAGGTTAGATGTTCTTGATAAACAAGAGCGGTTATTACAGTTAAGAAATGACTATGAGAATGATACAAGGTATATCAATAAAAAGCTCATACTCATTGCTATATGTACTATTATTAATACAGTAGCTATATTACTGCAATATATTTTTAGCTAGAGCTTGTAATTTGTGAGAAGTTTTATTATGTAGATTATATTTGGATATGTATTATCAACTTCCTAATGGTAAGACAGTTTGGGTAGATCCTTCGGATGCAATTGACATGACACCGGAGGATATACAGCTGTTGTTAGCCATGAACATGGGAGAGTATGTACACAATCCTTTTAAGAGAGGAGTTCTTGATAAGGCTCCTGATCCTCCAGAAGCTGATGAGGATGAAACTGAAGAAGAAACTGAAACTGAGAATGTATCTGACTATTACCGGGAATTCTATCCCGATGAGTTTCCAGATGTCCCTGATGAGGATGTAGATCTGGACAACTTTGAATAATTATCCTAAACTAATTTTAATATGTTTAATCAAGTAATCGTTACTGGCAATGATGCCGGTGAGACTGTTATTGTCTCAAAAGAAAATCCAAAGTTTGGTCACATTCGTGTAGAACAAAAGAGAACTATCCTGAATAATAAGGGCTGGGTAAATACAAAAGTACTTAGTTCACTTATCCATGGATCAGTTGAGGAATTACAATCATTGGATTTTGTTGCAGGTCAGGTATTACCTGGTAAGATTGTTATCAAAGAATCTTTGTTTCCTTTTAATACAAAGGAACCTAGTGCTGATTACAAGATTGCAGGTCGTACCAACATCGTGTGTACAGTAGGAGGTCAACCTATTTACAGAAAGACTTTCTATAATCAGAGTGGAACAGAGAATGATGAGTTTGTTTCACATGATAATGTAGAAGACATTCGTCGTGCTAACATGCATCAAGCAGAAGTTAGTGTTGAGGATACAGACACTGTAGATTTCAATCTATAGATGGTCTAACATCCTGTGCCAATTCAATTACAAATTAAAACCAACTTATTACAATGCCTACCTATCAGAAAATTGTCTACAATGGTAGACTTGCTGACTATCAGAGATTTGGTAATCAGTTCAAGAAGTCTAATGTTGAGTATGAAAGAGACAAGTACAACCCCTATCAGAACTTTCTTTACAAGAGAGCACTGTTTGGTTTATCTGTCTATAGTGAAGAGGAGAAGGCAATAATGCACAATGACAAGAAGAAGAGAATTGCAAAGGTTAATGAAAGAGCCCAGCAGATTCTGAATGCATGGAAGCAGGAACTTACTCATGACTATACTGCTACTCTACTGAGTGGTATGTTTCATCATAGTAGTTTCATAAAGGATTATTGTGAGAAATTTGCTGGAGTAACTGATCCCGACTATATTAGCCCTATGGAATTTAAGGATCTTGGTATTACTAAAGATCATATAGTTCAAAAGCTTGTAGAGGAGAGGATACTTCCGTTTAACTTTTATCAATTGAACCAGCCATGACATTCCAAGACTTAACAAATGAAGAGATATTGTTCTTGTTTCATGAGATAAACCAAGAACTTCACAGGTATAATGAAATACTTGAAACAAAAAAAGTAAGAGAGTCAGTTGAACTATTTGACTACGGTCAGATTACAGTTGACTATATACTTACTAATGATGAAGTTGAGGAGCTCTCGAGTGACAGACACTATCTCTTTGTTGTTAGTCTACATAAGAAGCTTGAGCTGATTACCTCTATGATTTCTGAGGCTGATCCATCACTTGCTTCTAAAGTTGAAGTATCATTCCAAAAAAGATTCTAAATGAAAGTAGTATCAATCTATGATTCAAAATTAAAACTCATACTTACTCCTGAAACAAAGACGGAGGAAGCATTGCTTGATGAATTAACCAAGCAGTCTGAGTGTGCAACCAAACTAAGTGATTCACCTGAGCATGCCCATAACTATGGGTCCGGTTCAATTATGATTCAGTAATGTTGCAATCAAAACCTAAGGTCTGTTCTGGCTGCGGGAAAGAAAAGAAAATATGGAAGAGGAGGGGGACTGAGAAGTTCTGTAAAGAATGCTGGAGTTGCCATTCTAGCAAAGATATTAAACCAACAAAGCAGAAACCTCTGTCCCCTAAATCTTCTAAGCAGCAGAAGTTAGATGCTATTTACTCTATCCTACGGGAGAAGTACCTGAAGCATCATCCCATGTGTGAGGCAAATCTGCCTGGCTGTTCCTTACAAGCTCATGATATACACCACAGTAAAGGAAGAACTGGTAATCTAATGTTAGATGATGCTGAGTTCATTGCTGTCTGTAGGAGCTGTCATACATGGATCCATGAGAATCCTAAGCAGGCTAAAGAACTAGGCTTGTATCACTAATTCCCTAAAAGAATGGAAATTACTATTTACACTGATAGTCTAACAGTGGATAAGGCATATAGTCAAGTAAAAGTAACTATTGATGTTGATGTTGAAGATATGCTTAGTCAACTAAATGCTGTTCACAAAAATGATCATACAATATTAAATGATCAATATGAGAAATTAAGTGAACAGTTTGATGAACTTAAGGAAGCATATGATGAACTCTGTGAAAAGTTTGACATGTTAGACCCGTAAACCCCGTTTGTATGAATAAAGATCAAATTCAACAGCATGCTCTGTCTGTTTTACTATCACTGTTCTCCTGTCCAGGCCGTCTACGTGTTGGCCTTGACATCAGCATGGGCGTAGGTAAAACATTATTAGCACTCAAGTTTCTTAATCAGACAGCCGTCAGTGCAAAGATCCTAGTTGTAGGACCCAAACTAACCGTTAAGAAGACATGGTTGGATGAATGTGATACTCATGGTCTATCCCATATCAAGGATGACATGAGTTTTGTTGTTTACCGTTCTCTCAATAAGATTCCTGATATCAACTCTTACCAGTATATTATACTAGATGAGTGTCACAATCTTTTAGAGAGTCACCGAGGTATTCTAACCAAGTTTAATGGTCATATCATAGGACTTACTGGTACACCACCAAGGTATAAGCATACAGGTAAAGGAAAGATGGTCAATGACTTCTGTCCCATTACATATAACTATAAGACTGATGAGGCCGTTGATGACGGAATTCTGAATGATTATGTTATTTATGTGCACCTGATTGACCTGAACACTGATAACACCTTCCACAAGAAGAATAAGAAGGGTGGTGGTTACTATACATCTGAGAAAAAGATGTACGAGTATTGGTGTAATGCCATTGATGATGCTCCAGATGGACATCAACATTTAGCCAGAATCATGAGGATGAAGTCCATGATGAGTTTTCCAAGCAAAGAAAAGTATGCTAGGGAGCTGATTGACTTCATTGATGACAAGGTATTACTGTTTGCCAATACAAAAGATCAGGCATCTAAACTTTGTAATAACACTTATTTCAGTGGTAATTCAGAGTCAGAAGTTAACCTTGAAAAGTTTAAAGCTGGGGTGATTACTAAACTTGCAGCTGTACTCCAGCTCAATGAGGGTATAAACATTCCTGATTTAAAGCAAGGTATCATCATGCATGCATATGGTAATGAGAGGACTACTTCCCAGAGATTGGGCAGATTGCTTCGTTTAAAACCTAATGAAACAGGTAAGATTCACATCCTCTGCTACAAGAATACTGTAGATGTCCAGTGGGTTGAATCGGCACTAGCAAGTTTTGATCAGTCCAAGATTCAATGGGTAGAACGTAAAAAATCTATTACTAAATGAGTACTGAAACTCTAGAAGTTACTAAAACAGATGTAGACACGGAACAAGAGCCTAAGATTGTAGTATTTAATGATAATCACAACAGTTTTGACCATGTGATTATGTGTCTTGTTACGTTTTGTAAACACAGTACAACCCAGGCAGAACAATGTGCCTGGATTATCCACACCAAAGGTAAGTATGCTGTTAAGCATGGTTCTCTAGAAGAACTATTACCAATTAATGAAGCTCTTGGAGCAAATGATTTAACAACAGAAATTCAATTTTAATGGAAGCAAAATTTCACAACTACACCCAAGTATCAGTAGAAAAAGTAAAAGAACTAAGTTTTAACAGAAACAAGAGTGAAAAGCATATTAAGACCTTATCAAGATCAATACATAAGGTTGGTGTTTTGAGAACACCTGTGATTGCAAAAACCAAGGCTCTAAGTGGTACCACAGAATACTACATTATTGACGGTCAACATCTTATAGAGAGTCTGAAGAGACTTGAGGTAGAGAAGGTTTATGCAATTGTTGTAGAGACTGACTCTATTGCTGAGATTGTAGATATGATGGCCCTGTTGAATAATGTTCAGCAGAAGTGGACCCTCATGAACTATGTAGATGCATATATTGGCATGGGTGTTCAGGATTACTTTATCCTAAAGGAACACAGCAAGAAAAATGGCTTTAGTATCAATCTATCTGCAGGTATTTTAGGAGGCTGTAGACACTATGGTAGAGGTACAGATCCTGTAAAGAATGGTACTTTTAAAGTATCTGCTGCAGATTCAGATGAATTAACATCTAGACTTCAAGAAATCTGTGCTATTACTGGTGTTACCGGCAATAAGTTCCAGAGTGCTTATATTGAATTCTTCAGAGCAAACTATAAGGCTTACAACCATAGTAAGTTCATGAAGAGAATCAAAGATAACTTGAGCATGTTTGAAAACATGCCCCATGACATAAACTATTGTCATTCTCTACTGGTCAAGCTTTACAAAAGCAAATAATAGTTTCTATATATTAGCATAAAAATTACCAGATGGCAACTCTCATTCTACTTCTAATAATTGCAGGACTAGCTAAGGCTTGGTCAGATGCTTTGTCTGACGAAGAAATCAAAGAAAATGATTGGCATAACAAGTATGATTTTACAAAACCTGGTGAATTTAATCACTGGTGGTACTTTGGGTTGTACAAACCTAAGTACCCAGAAAAGTTCCCGTTTAGTTCAACAATACTTGTATTCATTACAGACAGATGGCATCTTAGCCAGTTTATTATGCTAAGATCATTCTATACTGCTATTGCAACATCCTTAACAGATAACTTCTGGTTGATTATGTTTAGCATATTCATTATATTCCCTATAACCTTGGGAATAGCCTTTGAAGCAGGATACAATCAGATCAGAGAGCATTATAAATCCAGTAAAAAAATAAAGAAATGAAATTTGTCATCTGGTTAGTTAAATCAACCTTATTTCATCTGCTAATCTTATTAGCGATGATTATTATGGCAACTACCTGGGAAGCAGGTGTAGATAAAACTGTAGCATTATACATGACAGTTATCACACTTGTTGTACTTGTAGTAGGGAAGCTAATTTATTTTAGAAAAAATGCAAAACAATCTAACAAAACAGACCAGAAGTAAATCTAAACCTTCTTGGAATACAGAAGACTTCTGTAGATACTGTGACCTTGATACTCTAAAAGACATTGCTAAAGACAATGTATCAGATCCTGATGATGAGTATGAGTATGACAAAGTGTTTAATGAAATCTATATCAGTACAGGTATCTGCCGTCATTGTAAAGAAGAAGAGACGGCAGATTTCAGGGATGATGATTAAATCTTTCTAACATGAAAACAATTTTTAAAGTGGTGGCTGCACAAATATTTGTGACGGCCCTGATTGCTATTTTTATATTTAACAAGCCAAATATTGACAAGAAACTTGTTGAGCATAAGATACCTTGTGAATACTTAGAAGCTAGGTATGAATCTTTGATAGATAGTGTAGCAGACCTTGAAGAAAAGGCAGAAATACTTAACAGATACTTGAATATGAAACATATTGAGTATATGGAAGTATGTGATTTGGTGCACAAGTCTAAAAAATAATCTATATTTGATCTATAAAACCATCAAACATGAAAGCAGTATTAGGTAAAAGAGTTATTATTAAGAAACCAGTAATCAAAAAAGAATCTCTTATTGAGTTTACTCCAGCAATGGAAGCTGAGCATGAACAAGAGATGATGAAAAAGTACAGCCAACTTGAAGTATTTGCTGTAGGAAATGCTGTAACAGATGTGAAAGCTGGTGACCTAGTTTATGTAGGCTCAGCCATTGCACATTCTGAAGTATTAGAAATTGAAGGTAACATTTATTTCATGGTCAATGAGCAAGCTATTTCCATTATTTGGTAAAATAATTCTTGTAGGAATGTTAACAGCTGTGGGGTGTAAAGCTCCACAGCCTACTCCTTCTGCATATGATTCAGCAAACTACCTATTCTTGGTAGAAGATGCTGCAAAAAACCGTTACTACACCAATGATTATAAGCAGGTAACAGCTACCTGTATTACATTCATGGCCCAGGATTCTATTCCAAAGAAGGTGTGTGGTAACTATACAATCAGTCTTTTAAGGTATTAGACATACCAAATCAATTTAATTTTAGTATAGATGAGCAAAGTTAGTTTTGTTCAGAGGAAATCTATGGAGATTAAGTCCTCTGGAAGATCAACTGATTTTATTGGACCAAGCTTTGGCTTTGGATGCTTATTTGACTGCTCTTACTGCTATTGTAAGAGACATGTTAATGATGGTGTTAAGGTTGCCGAAAATGTAGATGACATTTTAGAAGCAATTATTGATCATGCATATACCCATTTACATAATGGATGGGTGATAAAAAATAAACCTAATCAAACTGATAGTCATTTTATTACCTATGATATTGGTTGCAATGAAGATTTAGCACTTCATGCTAAGTATTATGATATGCAGAAGATATTTAGAACTGCCGGAAGATCATCTTACATAAAGTTTTCATTTGCTACTAAGTATGTTAACTATGATTTGCCCAATCTATATATTGATTATGTTGGTAAGGTTAGAATCAGATTCAGTCTAATGCCTCAGAAGTATTCTGATATACTTGAACCTAATACTAGTCTTATCATAGATAGAATCAAAGCAATTGATAAGTTTATAGAAAAAGGCTATGAGGTGCACATCAATTTCAGTCCTGTTATAGTGACTGATACTTGGCACCAAGACTATTCAGATCTATTCCTTCTTGTAGACAAGTTTGTTTCTGATGAGAATAAGGATAAGGTCAAAGCTGAAGTTATCTTTCTTACTCATAATGAGAAGAAACATGAATACAACTTGAAACATAACCTTCCTGGAGAGGACATGTTATGGAGACCTGAGTTACAGGAGGCCAAAAAATCCCAGTATGGAGGAGACAACATCCGTTACAACCACATCCTAAAAGCCCAGTATGTTCATGAGTTTAAGGCATTGCATAATCTTATAATTCCTTGGAATACAATTAGATATTGTTTTTAAAAATAGTTAGGTGGCGGAAATATAGACGCTGTTAGTTGTGTAAGGGAAAGGTAAGGGTGGAATCTTACTTGTCCGTCAGGTAACCACACCAGAGAAGCAACTATACCATTACAGGTATTTAATCCTGTTCTAACCAAACCCCCTGTTAGTGTAACCAGGAATAAATACTGGCATTGAGAGTAACACCAGTCATTATTGACTGAATGTGGGTTCGAATCCCACACAGGGAGCTGATACCTTTTAGGGTATAATAACATGCATTTACTAATCTATTATACCTTATAGGGTATATAAAACTAATTACAGTCTATGGCAAAGAAAAAACCAACACAAAAGGTAGAAGAGATTCTATCAAATGAGCAAATCTATTTTGTATTAGATAAAACTAATAGTGAACATGAGATAGAGTATGTTATCAAGACATATGATACTGAAAAAGGTACTCTTGTACAGATGTTTATTGCAGATAATGGTTCATGGAGTCCTTCAGTTGCAGGTAATAAGGTAGCTTCTGTTACTGATACCGGTGAAGGGTATGAATGGGACATGCTGCCTGTAACTAAAAAGCATGACTATTCTGATGCATCTGTTATGTGGATTATGTTGAGCTTCTTGGATTCAGTAAACTCTCTAAGATCTAGTTATGAGATCATTAAAACAGAGGTAAAAATTAAGGTAAATGTCTAGTCTATAATATCTTTGGATTATAAATTTAATCCAAATGAAAACACTTATCTTATTTTCTCTGCTACTGTTAACAGCATGTACTCCTGATTATTTGATGATGCCATCTAATCCTAGTGAGTTTGAACTTAGTCAAAGTCAAGTTAACACTTTACTTTATAATGAAAATGGTCAGCTATTACTTGACTTTATTCCTGCACTGCAGCCATTTGTAAATGAAGGATGCAACACTGCTTGGGACAATCTATCTGCTATTGTCAATCCTGATGGTAGCTTAGTTTACTTTACCAATTTACCAGCATATACTGAGAGTCCTACTGACCTAGATAAAAGTAGATTTACATTTATCTATCAAGCACAGAATCCTTGGTTCGGAGTTTTCCCTGAGGAAGAACCTTATGCTCAGATTGCAGGAGCAGGATGGTACACACTTCCAATAGATGACTATGGAAATATGACATGTCAGGGCTTGCAGGAGATAAGGATATGGGTACTTGATGAAGTAACTAATCAGTGGTATATGAATTCCCAAGTTTGTTGGGCCGCTTTATTATGTAATGGTCAGTCTGACTGTGACCAAGGTTGGTCATTTGATCAGATAGAATTTACAAGTTATCAATCCGGGTATGTCCATTTAAGTAATGTACCTATAAATAATAATTGAACTTGCAAAAGAGACTAAGTAAAATCTATTACACCGTCATCTATGTTACTCTTCAATTGGCAATAGTGAGATTTGTTGTCCATATTGAACATAAGTGTAAGACTACATTGCCCGGACAATGGCATTGGACAGATGGTTATTATGATTATGTTGAATGTTTAAGAAAGAAAATCTATGAGTGAACAAGAAAAAATAGAATACATGAGACTTGCATTGGCACTTCAAAGAATAAGTGTTGATGAAGCTGTAGCTGACACAATAGTTCAGACATACGGAGCTATCCTAAAACTTGGTAGCAAGTTCAGTATAGAGGATGCAGTCAAGATTGAAATGGATATCCGTGAGAAATATGCTAAAAAATCCTTGGAGGCAGACAATGTGGATAAGAACAGTTAATGGAATAACTTGGATAGAAGTTGAGCAAACTTCACAAGGAATTTGGATACCAAAAATACGGAGGTGAGCAATGATATACTTAGTACTGATATATTCGCTTGCTCTTTTAGGTTATGTATTTTTAATACGGACAATTAGAAAATGGAGGTGACAAATGAGTAACATGGAAAATAAGTTAATGACAGCTGCTGAATATATAGCTGATCAAGGTAAGAATCTTGATGAAGCTATTGCAGGTGATATTTTTGAGATTATGGCTGATTATACTAAGTATGTCTTGTTTTTTATGAAACTGAATAACTTAAAGCCTGATCAAGTAGAAGTTAAAGGAAGTGACAAATGAGTCCGGATATATCTATGTGTAAGAACAAGACATGTCCTTTGAGGAATACTTGTTACAGGTTTATTGCAAAACCTAATCCATGGGCTCAGACTTACTCTGACTTCCAGTGGAATGAAGATAATGAAGGTAGAGTTACCTGTGATGATTACTGGGACTCTGCTCCCTACAAGAGTAACTATGATGAGTAATGAAATCAAGATTCACCTACAGTTTGATTTAACTTTACTCTATTTTGATGACGTGATTACTACTGAGGAACATGACCGTCTTGTAGAGATGTTCAAGTCTCCAGATAATGAGAATCATGTTCTTGCTATTCTTGCTATTGAATCATTTAAAAAAAGAGCCCATGAGAAAAGAAAGTGAAATTAGAGAAAGACTAGAGCAGGTTAAGAAAGATCTTGAGCATGCTAATGCATGGCATGATCAGGCTTATAAAAAGTATATAGAAGAAAGAAAGAATTGGGGTAAAGATGCTGACCATGGTGAAATGGATGCAGCATCTGATGTTGCCACTAATTGTGCAAATGAAATAAGATTTTTAGAATGGGTATTGGCTAATGCTAAACCTGGGAACCCTATTAAATTTAATACTGATGAAGGAGATGAATAAAAAAGTATTTGTTAGACATAATCTCAGACTCAAGGAAGAAGTCTTCTTAAAAGTTGAAAAACTAGCAGAGATTGAAAATAGAACCATTAATAATATGGTAGAAACTCTTCTTATAAGAGGTACTGATCATGTTGGAAAACAATAACTGTATTATATATCAAGACTATGAATAAATTAATTAGACTTTTTGGGGTTATAGCATTGACCCTTATGATGGCATCCTGCTCAAAGGATGAAGAATGTAACTGTGGAGTTATTGTGAGTGATGGTATCACTGGTGACTGCAGTTGGTTGGATATCAGAAATGATTGCACCAATAACACAAAGAGATTTTGTTTTGATGAGTACACCTGGTCGAATAACTACGTAGGTGATAATTTCTGTGTTACAAATGAAACCCAATGGTAATATTATGTCAGAAGAAGACAAGCTAAAAGTCATAAATCTACTGATGTTACTACAGGTTGCAGTTTATGCAGCTGATGAAACAATGCATATAACTTGGTTTAATAGACACAAAACTAAGGCTATATCAAAAAATTTTCTTAATATTGTCCTTCAGGAACACGGAGATGTGATCAAAGTATTTTGGGATATCCCACAGCTAGACATTAATCAGATCATCAAAACCTTAGATGAATTTGGTAAAGCTGCAGGAAGTCTTAATTATTATGATCTCAAACCTGTTACTGAATTAATAAACCAATATAAACAACAAGAAAAAACAAAAAAAGATGGACATTAAAATGATTGCCATTATCGGATTATCCCTTGCAGCAGTATGGGGATTTGTGTCAGCATTAATCAATGCAGCAGCTAACAGACAATTGACTCATGACAATGAGGAATTGTCATCTGAAAACAACAAGCTTAATCATAGTATCTCCAGAAGAGAGAAGGATGTAGCAAAGCAACTTGATCAGATTACTCATCTTGAAAGTAAGTTGAGTACTGCTAATCTACTCCTGCATAATAAGGATGTGGAGATTGCTGAACTTGAAGGTAAGCTTAAGGCTACCTCCAGAACTAATACTAAGTTGCTTAAAGAAGTAGCCGATGACATTACTGTAAATGTTAAAGCTGGTGATGATGCACCTGTTAATGTCCAAAAGCCAAAGAGACGTAAACCTTATAAGAAGAAGAAGTCAAATGCCGGATCAACTACCAGTAACAATCAAGCTGGAGAAAAGAAGTAATCAGCTTGTTGTAAGCAACGAATTAGGTAGAACAAAATTGGACCTGTTCATCAAAGGATTAGCCGATGGTGAACAGGTCTTTGTAACTTATGAAGTTGCTAGTAATAGTGGAAACTATGCTCAATTATCAAAGCTGCATAAATGTATCAGAGAACTTGCCAGTTTTACTGGTAACACCTTTGAGGACATGAAGCTGCAGGTGAAGATGAGAGCTGGTCTATGTATGGATAATAACTGCAGATCTTTTGGAGATTGTTCTGTTCAAGAACTAAGTCTAGCCATTCAGGCTGCAGTTGAGATTGGAGACATTGTAGGATTTAATCTTCATTAACTTCTGTTCTTGTCTTTGTTTCTGGGTCATATTCAACTGACTTAAGTAGACTCTGCTCTCTTGCAGAACTCTCTACAAGATTTAAAAAGGCCAACACAGTTGACATGTGGTACTCAAAAGGTCCTTCAATTTTTCCGTCTGTTATATTTTTCATGACGGAATTAAAATGTTCTTGATCTTTAAAAGGTATAAACTCTAATAGAAGCTGGTTGAATCTATAAACATATTCAACAGGAAGATCTAATTTTACAGTTGTTCCTTCTTTATATACTTCAAGAATCATTTTCTTTTTTTCTTCACTCATTTTTATTATAGTTTATACAAACATACAATGGAACAAATCAACCTGCAAGAAATCCAAACTAAACTGTATGAGAAAGTCAAGGTATCAGGTTGGGGACCAGCTATGGTTAACCAAGTTATGAGCCAGGACTTTCTGAAGATCCTTCAGACTCTCTTAAAAGAGTCTCAGGATGGTAAGAAATTTACTCCTCAGATTAAGTATCTGTTTAATGCCTTTGAGAGTTGTCAATATGATAAATTGCAAGTTGTAATCATTGGCCAAGATCCTTATCCAAATGTAAATGTTGCTGATGGTATTGCATTTAGTTGCAGTAATCTAGGTGTTGTTGAGAAATCACTTGAATATATGTTCAAGTCTATTGAAGAGACTGTTAATCCTGATTATGTTCAGGATCCTGATCTTAGAAGATGGGCTAGTCAAGGTGTTTTACTTTTGAATTCTGCTTTGACAACAACATTAAACAAACCAGGATCTCATCAATTGTTATGGAAACAATTCATGACAGAGATACTTGATCATCTTTTATGGAATAAACCTGATATTGTTTATGTATTCATGGGTAAGAAAGCTGCAGAGTTTGCAGACATGATACCTGATAATCATCTAAAGATACATGTATCTCATCCGGCTAGTGCTGCCTACATGAAATCTTCAAAGTGGGACTGTGGTGACATGTGGAACAAAATAAATAAATATCTAGAAGAGAATGATAAAAGAAAGATACATTGGTAAAGTTGTAATTAGTAGTGCTCTTAATGCTAAATCAGGAGAATGCTGGTTTTATATTGGATCTGAAAACTTTACAAGAGTAGTAGAAAATAAGTGTCTTTATGATGCTCTTTCAGACTATGGTATTGGTTATGAGAAGGCTAAAGAAATAGTAAAAGAATGTGCAAAATCTTTTGATTCTAAAAATAGATTTGATCTCTATACTACTGATCTTTACAAGCCTTTAGGGAATAGTACCAAACCTGCAAAAAGAAATAATAATGAATGATTTTTATGAATATATTGAGAAGTTGGGTATAACACCCAATGCCTTCTTTGTATTATGGTCAATCAAGGTTAGTAGAAGAACTAATATTCTCAACCCTTGGGGAGAACTAAGACTTCTCAAAATTGCTGAGCTTATTGATGATCAGTATAAGATCAGTACTAAAGGTCAAGATGTGCTTGTAGAGGGTGAACAACTGCTCTGCAATGGGTCTATGCCTAAGAAAAAGCCAGGGCCTGTTATTGCACACCTTGAGGAGAATGCTGTTAAGTATCTTTTGTTGTTTCCTGCTGGTAAGTTACCTAGTGGTAAAGCTGCTAGAGTAAACATAAAGGATATCATAAAAGCATTTGTATGGTTTTTTAATAACTATGACTATAGTTGGGAAACCATTCTTACTGCTACTGCTTACTACATTGATACATATGAGCAGAATAAATTCATGTACATGAAGAACTCTCAGTACTTTATTCGTAAACAGATAACAGGTGTCAACTTTGAGTCTGATCTTGCAAGCTATTGTGAGATTATATTAAACGGAGGTTATGATGAATCCGGTAACCAAATAATTGAGAAAGTTGTATGACAAAACCACGAGTTAGTTATAGTCTAATTGTATTTATGCTTGCCCTAAGTATTTTATTCTCAGTATTTATTTGGGTAATTGCAAACATCTTCTTTGAGATATCTCTTGTTCAGCTCTTTTTTATTGAATTAATGTTGTTCATCTCAAGGAAATTATATATGTTTATATCCCGTAAAGTCTTATCAGAATAAACTGTAATTCTTACGGTTTAATTCCAACTCCTATGTCAATTACTAATAAGCCCTGGAAGGGGCAGAGGGATGGTTTTACTGAAGCTTTGCAATACATGCAAGGAAGGCAGAAGGGATTGATCAAAAGTATCAAGACACCTTGGCCAAAATTTAATGATGCCGGCACAGATGGAATAGAATGGAACACTCTTACTGTAATAGGTGGCCGTTCTGGTGCAGGTAAAACTCTTGTTAAAGACAACATCATTAACAAAGCCTTTGACCTAAACAAAGGAGAGAATTTCCGGATACTAGAATTTCAGTTTGAAATGCTTGCCCGGGTAACTGCAATACGTGAGTTCTCAAGTATTGTAAGAAGGTCTTATAAGGATTTATGTTCAGCTAATGAACCACTAGATTCTGGAATATTACAGACCTGTTATGATTATGCTAAAGAGAAGATCAAACATCCAATTGATGTTGTAGAAACACCAATGTCTGTTTCAGAGATTGAGAATACTATTGCTGAATATATGGAGGATCATATTAACCATGAAGGTTCTTCTCCTATGTATACTAAGACAATAATTACATTGGACCACTCTTACCTGATTAAGGTAACAGGTTCTCAGAGTAAGCAGGACATGCTATATGATTTTGCTGAAATGCTGACCAAGCTCAAGAGAAGGTATCCAATTGCTTTTATTATTCTGAGTCAATTGAATAGAAACATTGACAATCCTGAACGTAATGAGGATGGTCGTGCTGGTAACTACATTATGACATCAGATCTAATGGGTGCTGATGCTTTGCTGCAGCATGCTGATATTGTAGTTGGTCTGAATAGACCAGGGTACTTCAAGATTAAGTACTATGGTCCTGAAAGATATATGATTCATGATGAGACTGTCATGGTTATGCACTTTCTAAAGTGTAGAAATGGTGACACCAGAATGAGTTTTTTTAGAGGAGACTTTGGAACAATGACTGTTGAAGAAATACCAACTCCTCCAAAGCAAGAAAAACGTTTAACAACCAAGTAATATGTTGAGTACAGTAAAAAAAACAGAAGACAAAAAAAAGATTTATCAAGAACTAAAAGATTATCATCAACCATTATTTACAGCATTAGGAATTGAGGAGCCTTTTTATGTTACATCTATGGCATATAAGCCAATAGGTAAGACAGAAAAGTACATCAGTCTATTTCCTAGTCAAATGAAAAGAGGTGTAGATATCTACACTGAGTTTACAAACAAAGAACTAAAGCCAGAAGATCCAGCACGTACTCTTTATAAGTGGAGATTCAATCCACATTGGAATGAGGAGTATGAGTCAGTTGAGATTGAAGGTAGTACAGATTCACGTTATCTTGTACCAGTTGCAGAACTTATCTCTTTATCATTACCTGATCCTAAAAGTAAGGGAGTGGTAACATTTGAAAGTTTTGATGATATTATGGATCCTGATCAGGATTGTCCTATGGACCAAATGACAGCTAGAGATCTTGCTGCTATCTTGTTAAAGAAGCCAGTCAGTAAGAAGAAGTGGTTGAATGATCTTATCAAGTAAAATTAATTAGTTATTTATTATGGATATTATACTTCCCAAAAAGAAGGTACCCATGGCATCTACAAGCCCTGAGAACCTGATCATTTTTAGTAAGCCTAAAGTAGGTAAGACAAGTCTATTTGCTGCTCTTGATGACTGCCTGATTCTTGACCTGGAGAAAGGTTCAAGATATGTTGAGGCATTAAAGATTGCTGCATCTAGTGTGGATGAGATTATGGCTATTGGTAAACAAATCAAAGCTGAAGGATTCCCTTACAAGTATGTAGCAGTAGATACTGTTACTGCATTAGAAGAGATGTGTATTCCTCTTGCTGAGCAATTGTATTCACAGTCTGCTCAAGGTAAGAACTGGTTTACAGAAGGTAAGCTAAAGTATGGTAGTATCTTGAATATGCCGCAAGGTGCCGGCTATCCCTGGTTAAGGGAAGCCATGACTAAGGTTACTAACTATATCAAGCTATGGGCTCCTAGAGTAATCTTCTCTGGTCACGTAAAGGACATCCTTTTAGAGAAGAATGGTACTGAGTTTTCAGCAATGGACCTGGATCTTACAGGTAAACTTAAGAGGATAATGACCTCACAATCAGATGCTATTGGGTATTTGTACCGTAAAGGAGATACTAACATCCTTAGTTTTAAGACTAAAGATGATGTATCTTGTGGTGCAAGGCCAGAGCATTTGCGTAATAAAGAATTTGAAATTTCAAAGATTAACCCAGACGGTCAAATAGTAGTTGACTGGTCACAAATTTTCATCGATTAATTTAAAAGTTATGTTAAGTACTAAAAACATCAACACAGGTGGTGGATCTTCTGTCCCCAAAACATTATCTCCAGGAAACACAGAGATTAAAATTAACAAAATAAGACTTGAAACAGTGCCTTACAAGGCAGATGGTTATCATCTTATCCTAGAAGCTGAAGGTCCTGATATGGGTCCTGATTATCAAGGCTTCCTTATCAATAAAGATGATGCAAGCAGTGGATATTACAAAGGTCAGGTAGGCCGTATCCGTATGTCTGAGTATGCATATGCTGATGGTGTCACTAAAAGAGGTGATATAATCAAACGTGATGAGGAAATTCTTGCAGCAATCAAGAAGCTGTGTGAAAACTTTGGCTGTGTTGAATGGTTTGATAACCAGGATGAGAAGCATGATACAATTGAATCTTTTGTTTCTCAGTTTGACCAGGACAAACCATTTGCTGGTAAATACTTACGTGTATGCATTGCAGGCCGTGAGTATAAAAATAGAGCAGGATATACTGCCTATGATCTTTTCCTACCAAAACCTTCTAGAGAGGGTATACAAATGGAAAGTATCAGTGTACCTGCAGACCTGTCACGTGTTGTACAGTACAACGAAGGTCTTCACATAAGAAAAGCTAAGACACAAGATGTTACATCTTTTGGTACTGATGCTGGAGCTAGTGTGACTACCACTAATGATGTGGCAACTAATTTTGAATTATAATTAAGGGGGAGAGAAATCTCCCCTTTCTTATTTTTATTACTATGCTAAGTACTAAGGTTGTATGCAATATCAATGAGGTTCCTGTAACTTGGATATATGAAACGTATTGTAATCTTACTGAGTCATTGACCGGTCAAGATATTATGATGAAATCTATATTCAATCTTAATGATAAGAACCCAAGTTTTTCTATCTATTACAAGAATGGAATGTATAAATGGAGAGACTTCTCAATTGGAGATGGCGGAGATCATATCAATCTTGTAAGGGGTCTGTTTGATTTGGATCATGTTAGTGCAGTAAGAAAGGTCATGAAAGATTACCAGACCTTTCTAAGGAGTAATAGGGATGGTTATTCTAGTAATATTATAATTCCACAGGCTAGGTATTCTGTATCTTCTGTAAATGCTAGATCATGGAATAACCTAGATGCTGTATACTGGACTCAATATAATATTGATTCAGATACATTATCTAAATTCAATGTCCGTGCTCTTGAAGAATATACTTTCTCTACAGATGATGACAGCCGACCTGCCATTATCAAAGGTGGTAACTTCATCTATGGTTTCTTTAATAATGATGGTCAGATCATGAAGATCTATCAGCCAAGAAATCTTGATATGAAGTTCATTAAGATCCGCGATTACATCCAAGGTATAGAACAACTGGAGTATAATCAACCTAATCTAATCATCACCAAGTCCCTAAAAGATGTCATGTGCTTATCCAAGTTTGGTTATAATGCTGAGTACATTGCTGTAGAAAGTGAAGGTGTCATGCTTAGAAAAGAAATGATTGATATCTTTAAAAAGAGATACAAGTCTGTGTGCACATTGTTTGACAATGATGGGCCAGGTATAAAAGCCAAGCAAGCCTATAAGACTAATTTTGATATAGATGGTATTCACTGCACACTTGCAAAAGATCCTTCTGATTCAGTAGAAAAGTTTGGTCTTGATAAAACAAGAGAAAATCTAACCCCCTTATTAAGAGAGGTATTAAAGAAATGAAAACATATATTGGTATTGATATAGGTAAGAAGGGATCCATTGTGGTTCTTTCCCCAGAAGGTATCCAGACTCATCCTATGCCTATGATTAAAGATGAGCTTGCTTATTCTGATCTATTTGACTTACTTCAGCATATTCAAATGACTGAGGTAGCTAAAACAGGAGGCAATCCTCATGTAGTATTTGAGAAGCTAGGTGTCATCTTTGGATCTAGTAAAGTAACAGCATTTAGCATGGGTTACCAGTCTGGAGCTATAGAGATGATGGCTATTGCCTTAGGTATTCCTTACACAAAGGTACCTGCAAAACAATGGCAGAAAGATATGTTCCAGGGTGTTGATGTTATTAAGAAGACTGGTAAGTCATCTAATGATACCAAGGCAATGGCACTTATTGCTGCTAAAAGATTATTTCCCAATCAAAAACTGGTATTTGGAGACAGAGCAACTAAACCACATGATGGATTAGTGGATGCTCTACTAATGGCAGAATATGCAAAAAGAAAAAACCTATGACAAAAGAACTAAATGTAAAAGGAATGTTCATTGCACTTGAACAACTAGGAGTACATCATATTGATATAGCTTATTCAGGAGGAGGAGATTCAGGAGCAATTGATGAAGTAAGATTTTATGATAAGGACAAAGATGCAATTGAAGTTGATTCTAACATAGACCAGATTGTAAATGATCTTGGCTATCATATTCTAGACAAACATTATGATGTTGATTGGTATAATAATGAGGGTGGTTTTGGAACTATTGAAATAAATATACCAGATCAAAATTGGACTATTGATGGTTATATCAATGTACAAACTAGTGAAGAGGCTTTTGAATCAGGTTCTTTGACTGATGTTATTGAAGCATATACTAAAGACTAATGGCACATCCTTATGATCATGCAAGATCCTCTGCTAAGAAATGGGGAGGAGAGCCTGAAGAGTACATGCACATTCACAACTGGTTTGATGAAACAAAGTCCTGGTATGCTCACAGTACGCACAGATTATTCAGACATCATAGTGAAGGTATATTTGAATGTGAGAGGGTCTTCGGACCCTTTTTTATTAACTCTGTAGGTAAAAAAGTAATGACCCGGTATGTAGGGGAACAACATGTAAAAGAAGATTGCTATGGTTATATACCAAGTGCAAAAGAGTGGCTTCTTAATAGAAACAAGCCACCTGAGTGGATGATTAGAACTTTAAAAATAGAAGACTAATGGAAGAAACATTAAAACTTACACCAGAAACATGTGATAATATTTTGAAGATCATGGAAAGCAATGACCAATCTAATTTAGTTATTGCTACTGAGACAATTAGAAATATTAATGTTGTAGAAAATTTACCTTATTTGTTAATCATGTACAAACAGTCATCAGTTACAAATCGTCAAACAGTTTTTCTTGATACAATTAAAGACAAGATTCAGAGTACTTGTAAGACAATAACCTTTACAGACAAGGTAAAGGATCTTACATATAATAAGTTGTACTATGAATTGAAAGCTCATAAAGAAATTGATCCTGAGGCAATGAATTACTTCCTTGATAAGTTTTCTGATAGTTTGTCAGAGGTTATGATTAGCTGGGGGTTCAGTTTTATGGAAGATTTCAAATTGAAACTTATACCAAGAAAGAATGGATTATAATACATTATCCAAAGCCAGTAAAGAACTAATGTTGATGGAGCCCTTTTATGGGCTCTTTCTTATTAGTCTTAACAAGGAGTTTGATGAGAAGAGAATACCTACAGCAGGTGTGTCTAGAAATGGAATCAACTATCAATTGTTGATTAATCCTACATTCTGGACTGAACTACCAAATGAGCATAGAATAGGTCTTCTTAAACACGAGCTTCTTCATATTGCTTTATTTCACCTTGAGTATGATAACAAGGGGAAAGATAAGGAACTTGTAAATATTGCAATGGACCTTGAGATTAATCAGTACATTGAAAAGAAATATCTTCCTGAAGGAGGATGCACTATTGACAATGAGACATTTGCTCCAATGAATCTGCCTATAAAAGCTGGCTGGCATACCTATTATGATCTTCTCCTACAAGAAGCACAGAATCAGGCACAGTCTCCTATGGGTCAGAAGATTCAGCAAATGGTAGATGCTATTGCTAAAGGTCTATCTCAAACAGAAGATGGAACTCCTGTACCAGATCACAGCACATGGGAAGAGTTTGAAGGACTCAGTGAAGCTGAGAAAAAGCTTATTAAGTCTCAGATTGAACATAACCTACAACAAGTTGCTGAGCAGATAGAAAAATCTAGAGGTACAATTCCAGGTGAGCTATCTGGTATTATCAAGAAATTAAAAGAGAAAGAACCACCCAAGTTTGATTGGAAAGGTTATCTGAGAAGATTTGCCGGTGGTTCTCAGATTGTATATACAAAGAAGCTGAGAAGGAAGGATAACAAGAGATTTGAGGATAACCCAGGTCTTAAGATTAAGCAACGTAGACATGTTCTTGTTGCTATTGATACTTCACAATCAGTAAGTGATAAAGAATTGATAGAGTTCTTTTCAGAGATTGATCATATTAATGCAACTGGTAGTGAGATTACAGTTATACAATGTGATGTAGCAATTAAATCTATCAAGGCTTATAGGAAAGGAGATGAGGTTACAGTTCATGGCCGTGGAGGCACAAGCTTTGACCCAGTCTTGGAGTATTATAATGAGAACTTAAGAAAATATTCTTGTCTTGTATACCTCACAGATGGTGAGTGTTATACAGATGTCAATGTAAGAGGTAGAATGCTTTGGGTTATATCAACCCGTGGGCAAATAAACAAATCATTAAAAGGACCACAAATCAAGTTAAATTAATTATGGCACAAGTAAATCTTAATACTGATGAACTTAAGAAGTTCATGAACCACATTGTAAGTAACAATCAGTATCTTCAAACTAATGGTAAGATTCCAGTAGCTGTTGCTGTTGAGGGTGAGGCTGGTATTGGTAAAACCAGTACAATTTTGCAGATTGGTAAAGAACTTGGACTTCAAGTAGTAAAGATTAATCTATCTCAGATTGAGGAGATTGGTGACCTTACTGGTTTTCCACTTAAGGAATTTGAAGTAAAGAAACAAGGTGAAGACGGCAAGGTAGTTACCAAGTGGGTACCTGAGTCTTTGATGCCTATGTATGTACAGAATAAATATATTCCTTCTGGAGAGAAGAGAATGTCTCATGCTGCTCCTGAATGGATTCAAGGTAGAGGAGAAGGTGGTCTTCTAATATTGGATGACTATACTCGTGCTGACCAGAGATTCCTACAAGCTTGTATGGAATTGATTGACCGTCAGGAGTACATCTCTTGGAAGCTTCCAAAGAACTGGCACATCATCCTTACTACTAATCCAGACAATGGTGATTACAATGTAAACTCTGTTGACATTGCACAGAAGACCAGATTCATTACTGCAAACTTGAAGTTTGATATTAATTGCTGGGCCCAGTGGGCAGAGGAAAATGGTATTGACTCACGTTGTATCAACTTCCTATTGATGAATCCAGATGTTGTAAAGAAGGAAACTAATGCTCGTGCTATTACTACTTTCTTTAATAGTATTTCAAGCATTCCAAACTTTGAAACTACAGAATCCCTTGCTATGATTCAATTCATTGCTGAAGGTTCTGTTGGACCAGAGATTGGTACCATGTTTACCTTGTTCATCAATAACAAGTTGGATAAATTGATGAGTCCAGACAAGGTTCTTCTTGGTGAAAAGTGGGAAGATGTTGAGAAAGAATTGTCAAGTATCATTGGTAGAGATGCTGCATACAGAGCAGACATTGCTAGTGTAATGGCAACACGTATTATCAATTACACAATTAATTATTCAAATACCCAAGATGTTACCCAGGCTATTACTGATCGTGTAACAAAGCTTGTAACCACTGAGGTATTCTCATTTGATCTTAAGTATCATATGTTAAAGTCTATTCTTAATGGTAACAAGACAAAGTTTGCAAAGCTTATGATCAATACTGAGGTAGCAAAAATGGCTGTTAAATAATAGCTTATGAAATCAATTCTAAGTGATGAGCAGTTATCTAAACTTAAGTTCATCAAAAATCAAGCTTATGTTTGTCCAAAAAGGCTTGCTGTTATTGTTGGGCATGTTGTAAATAAAGATTCATATGACCGCATAGTGTCTCTCCTTAAGGGGAGAGATACTATGGATGGTATTATAAAAGGAAAGAAAGCATATGTTCTTCCTGAAGTAACAACCAGTGTAAATGTTTACAAAAACTTCTTGAGAAAGAATGGATATGGAGTAACAACCAATCCTAAAAATGCAGATTTTATTGTAGGTAGTGGTGAGCTTGCATCAATAGGAGCTGTTAGAGACTTTTATATTGCTCATTTTTTTGATGGTACTGAAGTTTTAAAGAAATGTAATGACCATCTATTACCTTACTTTATTGATTATACAGGAATAGTTTCACCTGAAAATTATGAATCTATATTTGATAGACACAATTTATGTCATAAGGCAACAACATTATATAGTGAGTGTGACTCATCTCTTACCTATGTTGTAAGAGACAACATTATGGAGGTTATATACTGGACCCTTGCAAACAAACTTCCTGTTGTAAATTGTGATACACTTTTTGATTCTTTTGATAAAGTTATAATAGATCAAGAGATGTATGAAACACTAAAGCAAATGATTAGAAGTGGTAGAGAAGATTTAGAATTGGCTACAGAAATATTGTCTAATTGCAATTTGAATAAATCAGCCTACTATCTTTCAAAACTGACTGGTCACAGGTACTCTTTTTTAGAAAAAACTGGTAAGACTAAGATTGGTATAAGATTGTATGATTATTTAAATGAATTAAATAACATAAGCAATATCAAGCTTTTGGATCTATTGCATAAAGAGGATGTACTTACAGAGGATATTTTTAATTCTATAATTGAAGATGAGCTGTCTCAGTATCATTACATAAAAACAGAGAGTGTTTTGCTAACAATAGATCCTAAACCAAAGTACTCTTATCAAGAGTTCATTCTAGAAAAATCAAACATTGAATAATAATGAAACACTATTTTATTTATCCTCATACATATGATCTAAAGAGTCCTTTTGAGCATGTGAACAGTTCTAAAATAACTGGTTACAGTCTTGGTATGTATCCTGACTTTAATATTGTTGAGTGCAAAGTATTTTCTAATAAGGAATTTTCAGAATTTTCAGAAACTTTCAAGTATAAACCTGAGGTTTCTGATATTGATTTTTCTGCACATAAGAAATTCTATTTTATGCCTGGTTGTACAATACCTAGATATAAAGTAAATGATTTGCTAGAAAAACATAATGCTGCAAGTATAAGAGATCCAAAAAAAGCTGATGTTGTTATTACTCACAAGGGAATTATTGATAGACAACTGAAGAAATGTTTCTTATCATATAAAAGTTTTGAGATAGACAAGAACACGTTAGATATTTATCTTTCACTGTCTAAGGTAAATGATTTTAAATTCTCAGCAGGCAGCTTGTTAGAAGGAATCTTACATGATCCTAATGTAAAACTATGGGGACTTCCAAATACTAATCATCATCTAAAACTGTGTGTAACTGGTATTGCAATTCCAACAACATTTTCAAATGATGAGAGATACAATCATGGCTCTCTTAATCATATATTAAGTTTAGACGTAGATAATGTTCTTGCCAATCTTCACTTTCATAAAGCTGCTGATGAAAAAATATTATCTGGTCTTTTAGGTGAAACTGAGATTGATGAAGAAATGTGTAAGGGTATTGAAGATCTTTTGAAATCAGATAACCGTTCAGATGTTGCTATGGCTATCAATGTTATGGTCAATTCTTCTTTTGAAAAGAGTTACTTTAGATTAATGTATCTTGTTCACACATATTACCAAAAGCTTCATACAACAAAAGAAGCTTATTTGGTAGGATTCAAATCTCTAAAAGAGTACATAGGTTTCTCAAAATCTCATCTAAGTCGTAAGAATGGTATGCATCACATTGATCATGTAATCAAAGCAGCTATTCAAAATGGTATGTATGATGACACCTTCATGCAAAAGATCTATGATGTGTATCCTGCTGAGTTTGATTATATTGGAAGTAAGTATGTAAAACCATTAACATTCATGCTTACTGATCTTGGTAAAGGGCTTTAATTTTGTAAATTTAATCTATGCGTGATATACTATTGGAAGAAGAGTTCTATTCCAAAAAATTCTATTTTAGTTACTCTGGTTTGAACAAGTTGTTGTTCTCACCAACAGTGTTTTACAGACACTACATTCTAAATCAATGGGAAGATAAGACAGATGCTCACCTGATTGAAGGTAAGCTTTTACATTGTCTGCTTCTAGATGAACAAAGCTTTGAAGATCAATTTGTAATAATGCCAGGGATAGTTCCCAGTGGCCCAACAAAAATTGTTCTTGATACTGTTTACAGAAAAGCTACAGAACTCAACGTTGATTTAGATTTGTCTAAGTTAAATGATCATGTGCTCCAGGCAATGACTGATGTAAACTTTCATCAAAGATTGAAGACAGATCAACAAAGACTAGACAAGATTATTACTGATGACAACATTAGTTATTTTCAGTTTTTAAGTGCAAAGAAGAACAGAGACATTATTGATCAGGAAATACTCACAAAGGTTAAGGAGTATGTTGAAGTCATCACTTCTAATGTTAATGTTATGAATGTTCTACAAGGTCCTAATACCTACCAAAGTGAAGTAAAGTTGGCTGTTGATTTGCCAAATTACAAATTTGGTATTAAAGGTATTGTGGATAGAATTGTGGAGCATGATGATTACATACACATAATTGATCTGAAGACTACAAACAAGACTCTTGCTGATTTCAAAGAAACTGTTGAGTATTACAATTATTGGTTACAAGCAGCAATCTATAAGAAATTAGTTTCTGTGAATGATGCTAGACCAGTAAAATTCTCATTTGTTGTTATTGATAAATACCAGCAAGTATATGAGTTTGAAGTTTCTTATGACACCATGCAGATATGGACTGAAAAGATGAACCAAATGTTTGGCACTGCACAGTATCATTATGATACTAGACAGTATGATTTACCATATGAATTTGCAACATCTAAAGTAATTCTCTAATGATTAAGACACTTCATTCCGAGTATGTACAGAAATCAAGAATATTTCTTTACCCTCTTCTAAACATACCAAAAGGTTCTGATGCAGTTCCTTTGGAAAGTTATGTATCTTGGTCTGAAAAGTTTTTACCTAACTCCTACAAGTTTGTATGTACTTATTACCTAAGAGATGATACAAGTTTTATAAAGTTTGAAAAGACAATGCTTACTGGTAATAAACTGTTTCATTCTTTCTATGAGACAGATGAATCACATGGTGTGTATGTTTTTGATTTTGAAGAATACTCTAAAGATTGGGACCACTTCCTACAAGGTAAGTACTCTAAGATGAGTAGTAATTCCAAGAACAACATACTTAAGTTCTTCTTGAAGAATAAAGCAACGTATCATCACATTAATAGCTACCTAAATCCTGAAATATACTTTGAAGAGTATGCTAAACTACTCAATGTAAATGAAGGGCTTGTAAGGAGTGTGGGTGAGCTGTGTTCTCCTCCAGATATGTCAAGAGAAACCTTAGTTGCAAAGGAGAGGAGTATTGACATTTTTAAAATTTAACCTATCTTTGTAGGGTAAAACCAACAATTATGAATAACATGATGCTTGTCACGTCTTCTTGGAAAGACGGAAAGACATTTAAAATGATTCCTACATCAACAGATTGTCCATTTGTTGAATGTATTTTTGATCCTCAGATCAAAGTTCTTGCTGTAATCAGCCGTAATAAAAAGGAACAATTCCATATGGTAACAAGACTTGATGCCAATGGTGATCCTGAACAACGTAAAAATCCTGGTAGAAATGGTAATCCATATAAGGAAGAAAGACGTGCTCTTGAGACTTATCAGGAATATTACATTGAAGTAAAATCTGAGATTGAGGCTTTTATAAAAGGATTTGGTGCAAACAGCGATGCTTTTGATTATGACCAATATCTAAACAAAGTTGTAGAAAATAATACTGCAGCTGATGCAGCTGGTATCCCTTCATAAGGGGTACCATTTTGAAAATAAAAAAATGGGGGAACAGCTTAACTGAACAGAACATATGCAATCACATTGGATAATGGACTATGAGACACTGATCAACTGTTTTGTTGCAGTGTTTCAGCATTATAAAGAGGATGATGACATCCGGGTTTTTGTTATCTCTGATCTAAGAGATGACAGGGAAGCCCTGATAGATTTCCTGCACGAGAATGTTTTAAATACTGAATGGCACATAGCATTCAACGGTCTAGATTTTGACTCCCAGCTTACACAATATCTTCTTTTACATTCTACTTCTATACTAAATGATTCACCTGACAAGGTTGCTCATAATCTGTATATAGAAGCTCAAAGAGTTATTGAACATAAGAATGAGCATAAGTATCCCTCCGTTTCAGAAAAGAATCTTAGTATAAAACAGATTGATCTGTTTAAGTTAAATCACTGGGATAATCCAGCAAAGTCTTCTAGCTTAAAGTGGATTCAGTATAGCATGGATTGGTATAACATCCAGGAGATGCCTATACATCATAGTACACTGATTGAAACACAGGATCAACTTGATACTGTTATTCAGTACTGTATTAATGACGTGAAGTCTACCTATAACATATTCCTTAAAAGCAAGGACCAGATTGCATTGAGATTAAATCTTACCAAAGACTATAGTATCTATGGTATTAATTTGACCAGTGCTTCTGAGCCAAGAATATCTAAGGAGTTGTTCTCATTATTCTTAGCTAAGAAGATTGGTATGACCAGGTATGACCTAAAGCAGTTACGTACTTATAGGGAATTCATAAATGTAGGCAGTATTCTGTTGCCATACATAAAGTTTACACTTCCTGAGTTTAAACAAATACATACACAGTTTAAATCTTTGGTTATTAATACCAAGGATACTAAAGGTGGATTCAAGTATTCTGTTAAACACAAAGGAGTCACAACAGATTTTGGATTAGGTGGTGTGCATGGTGCCACAAAGCCTGGAGTATATGAGTCGGATAATCAGATGATAATCATGACTTCAGATGTTACCAGCTTTTATCCTAATCTAGCAATTAAGAATAAGTGGGCACCTGCTCACTTACCAAAGGATGATTTTTCTGACCAGTATGAATGGTTCTTCCAGGAAAGAAAAAAGATTCCAAAGAAGGATCCAAAGAACTATGTCTACAAGATCATTCTCAATAGTACATACGGTCTAAGCAATGATGAGAATAGCTTTCTGTATGACCCAGAATTTACAATGAGGATTACAATCAATGGTCAGTTGAGCTTGACTATGTTGTATGAGATGTTGTCTGCAGGCATACCTGAGAGTATTCCTTTAATGCAGAATACAGATGGTCTCGAGACAATGATACCTGTTCACATGAAAGATAAATATCTTGAGATATGTGCAGAGTGGGAAAGAATTACGGGACTGCAGCTGGAACATGACCAGTACAAGAAACTTGTTATTGCTGATGTAAATAATTACATAGCACTATTCAATGAGAAGGAATGTTCCAAAGATGATTTTGATAAGCTGAAGAAAGAAAATCCACATTATGTATTTACTGAAAGAGGTGGTAAGTATTACTACAATGCAAGTAAATGCAAGGGTAGATTTGAATTCTCAGACTTAGCACTTCATAAGAATAAAAGCTTTCTAATTATTCCTAAGGGTATATACAATTACTTTATTCATAACATGCTACCTGAAGAAACAGTATCAAAGAGTAAAAACATCTTTGAATACTGTGGTGGTGTAAAAGCCAAAGGTGACTGGATGTTTAAAGAAGTGTGTTATGTCAAAGGAGTAAGATATGAAAGAGACCTTCAGAAAATTGTAAGATACTATGTAAGCACAACTGGGTGTAAGATTCACAAGATTAATAAGATCGATGGAAGAGAGATACAAGTTCAGGCAGGTAAGTGGTTACTTACTGAGATGAATATGTTTGAGAGAAAGGACTGGTCTAATCGTGATGTAGATACTCAGTATTATGCTGATTCAATGTACAAGGAAATAAATAACATTACTGGCTACAAGCCGGTGCAACAATTAAGTTTGTTTTAAAATGAGCAGAAAGCTTCAAGCCAATACAACAAAGGACTTTCTAAAGAATGTTCCTTTACCAACACATGGAGGTAGATATACTCCAATCAGTCACACATCTATTATTGATCAATCTTTAAATGAACTTGCTGCCAACAATCTTGAAGTAAAAGCTGAACTGTATAGATCAACTCTTACTGGTAATATTGCCAATGGCATTGTTCTGGTTGATCACGGATCAGAGCTGGATATGAAGATGGTTCTTGCCTGGGGTAATTCCTATGACAAGTCAACCAAGTTTACATGTGGTATTGGTGCCTATATAATGAGCACCAAGACTTTCATATTTGCTGGAAATCTATCCAACTTTATCAGGAAGCATACAGGTAAGGCAGACCAGGAAGCTATTGAGAAAATCAAAGAACAGATTTCTAATGCAGATCAGTACTATGATATACTTGTAGAGACCAAGAAGAAACTTGAGGTAATCAATCTTACAGAAAGACAGATTGCTCATGCTATTGGTGTACTTCTAGTTGAGAAGCAGGCTTTAACCAAAGAGCAAGTTGGTGGTATCTTTGATATGATCAAGACTAAGCAAGTTCTTTTTGTTGGGCTTAACTATAATAATGCATGGAATGTTTACAACATCTTTGCTAAGTACTTGAGAGAATCACATCCTAAGGTATGGTTCCAATCTCAGTTTGAGGTGCACAGATACTTCATGCATGAAATAGTAAAACAGGTTGTCCCTGTTGCTGTTAAGGAAGATGTTGATGTTATTAGTTCTGATGTTCCTGAGGTTCCTACTAATCAGTTGAATCTGTTTGATGCAATAGCAGAGGCGGAAAAAGAGCAGGAGCCGGAAGAGTGTCCGGAGCCAGAGGAAGAAACAACAATAAATTCCCTACAAGAAGAGGAAGAAATAGTTGGAGATTCAGATGAATTTGTTACTTTTGATACTGGTTCAGACAGTGGTTTTGAATTACCTGAACTATAAATTTAGTTGTTTGAGGTATGAGGGGGAGAAATCCCCCTTTACTTTCTAAATCCCTAACTATGGAAAGACATGAATTTGTAAAGATTGCAGAGGATACCTTATCCCAAATCAATGAGGTCATTGCAAAAAAAGGTAAAGAGTATTCTACTGGTGATGCCTTCTCTAATTTTAAGGATGCTGCAGGTGGTCTAAGCTTTCATAATAAACCAGAGATGGTTGCTTGGGAGTTTGCTACTAAGCACTTCCAGTCTATTAAAGATATCATCTCAGGAAAAGTCCCTGCAGATCAAGCTGTGATAGATGAGAAGATTGGAGATGCCATTGTGTATCTTCTACTAATCAAAGGTATGATGTCTGAAAAGATTCATAACATTGAAGAGGTTCGTATTAGATATGAACTTACACGTGATTAATTTCTAAACCTGTATATGAAGCAATATGTAAATATGGTGGGAGAATTCCACCAGGTCTTTGACCAAAAGGATGCTACTAAACCAACACTGGTACCTAAGAACCTTGGCAAGCTAAGATACTCTCTCCTGTTAGAGGAGAATAAAGAATATCTGGAAGCTGTTGAGAAAGAGGATCTTGTAGAGATTGCTGATGCCTTAGGTGATCAGCTTTACATTATCTATGGTACTATATTAAAACACGGTCTTCAAGATAAAATTGAGGACGTATTCAAAGAAATTCATCGGTCCAATATGAGTAAACTGGGTGCAGATGGTAGACCCATCTACAGAGAGGATGGTAAAATACTCAAGGGTCCCGGTTATACAAGACCAGACATTGCTTCAATAATCAATAAATAAATAAAACATGGAAGCTTCAAGACCAATGACATTTGGTGAAATGTTGGTGGGCATTACATTTAACCCATCACAGGATGATAAAGTAGCAAAAGCAAAACAGCTCTGTGCTGAATTAGCTGATCTACTTAATGATCATAATGAAAGCAGAGGAGAGAAGTCTCAAGATTCTCAAAGACTGTTCTCCCATGCAGTAGGAGAAATCCTTAATGCTCAAATGAATGTAGTTAAGGTTCTTACTTACAAGTACTAAGTAGTCGGTCTCCCACACTCTGTAAGACTCTTAGATAAATTAAGGGGAAAGAGAACCCCGGTGTAATTGCCGGGGTTTTTCTTTTATCCTTGTCCTCTGTTCAGTTTCTTGTAAAGCTTACTAGACTTCAGCTTACTGAACTTGGTTTTTGCCTGCACTCCAGGACGTTTTTTTTTACTTCCTTTTGGTGCATAGTTGTTTTTTGATGTTACTGTCTTTGCCATTCTATTATCTCCAATTTTGTGCTTTTACAAAGTTAGTTACTGCCATTGCAGGATCCAAAGATTTACCTGTTGCTCCAAATGATCTAGCTAAATATGTTAAGGGTTTATACCCTTCAATCGGATTATCAGTGCCTCCTTCCTGCATCCATACATATGGTCCTTCACGTTGATCAAAGTAGGCCTTTGAATCATCAGTACCAAAAAGACTATGCATAGCACTTGTAGTTAAGCCTCCTATGATTTTCCCATAGTTGTCAAATGTATTGTGCATTGCAACTGAGTCAAACTTTAACATCTCTAGATAGTTACCACCAGTTAACCATTGTTGTTGTTCATTTTTTAAACCCATAGCCATCATCAATGCATGGTTAGATAACCAACCCATAAACTTAAAATCTGTTTCAGTTTCTGATGTGCCTATGAATGGTAATGGTCCAGACTTCTTACGGAGTTTTTCAAACTTATCTGGATCATCATAATCAAATCCAAATATCATTGATATTGATAATACAAGTAATGCTAAGCTTCCTACATCAACTAGTGATTTAATCACAGCAATTTTTTCAGAATCTGTTCTAGATCTATAGTAGTCACTACCTTGTCTGATACTTCTTACAAGAAGTCTTAATGACTCAACGTGGTAACCCATTACTGTATCTCCTACTGCTGCATCAAATCTATATTGAGGATCTCTCCATGAACCTCTAAACTGGAATCGATTTAAGAACATTCTTACAAACCATCTCTTGAATGCAATGATCCATTTGAATAGTAAGTATCTATCAGCATCAGCATAGTCAAACTTAGCAAATGAACCGGCCAGGTTATTTGTTACACCCTGTACCTTATTCTTAAATGCTTTGAATTTTTCTCCACCAACTCCCCATTCAGGATCTACTCCTTCTTTAATTCTTATCTGACCATCTACAGTTTCCCATGCATCCATGTAGGGAATTCTTTCTGTTCTACCATTTACAGTTCTTTCTACGGTTTGATGATACATCATGGCACCAAAGATTGAAACTGTTGAGTTTAATTCTGTCCATTTTCTAAAGCTAGTCATCCAACTCAAACCACCAAGGGCATCCTGTGCAAAGGATCTTGACATCTGCTCACCAAACTTTTCCTCAAATCTTCCCTGATATGCATCAAAGACCATGATCAATTGTTCATTATGAGTCTTTGGTTTACCTGTATATAAGTTCATGCTGAGATCCATTGCTGCATTTGTTGCCCACAATTGACCTTTACCATAGTTAGCAGTATTAAAGTATCTACCTCCTGCTGCTTCAATCATAGATTGAATTCTTAATGAGAAGTCATTCTTTAATGCTGATGGAATGTCTAATGCAAAATAACCAAAAGCAGAATACTTCATGATCTGCTGTGCTGTTTTTGTTACCCATCTTGCATCATTATCATTACCAAGAGCACCCTTTGCCATCACACCTTCAAATTCTCTTTCAATAAAGTTGTCTATAGCTCTTTGTCTTACTGATTTATCCTTCTGTTCCTGTTGCCAAAGAGCCTTCTGTTTAATATTATTAGCAATGTTTCTTGCTTTTATTTGGCTATTAGATATACCTTTCTGAATGTTTACATAGTTAGATGGATCATGTAGTACAGACTGTAAAGCTCGGGCCATTGGATTCATCTCAATCAGAGCTCTTTGTTTTTCAGCTGACAACATATATCTAAGCATACCTCCTACAACATCCAATGATACATCACTTACACCTAAGTCGGACAAACCATGAATAGGAATACCTGCATACTGATCATCATATAAATCTCCATCCATAATCATTGATTGCTCTTCATAATTGAAGCCACGATCAAAGTCATCTGATGAACCTTTAAATAAATTTCTGACATTCCTCCACCATCCAGATATAGGATTTTCTGGTTTCTTATCTGCATTTAGGAAGTTCAGATTTCTTTCATAGTTACTAGTCATGAATCTTGGAATGTCCAAGAATAATTTAGATTGACTAGGACTTCCCTCTTGAAATCTTAAATGATATTTAGAGAGAGCAAGAATAGCATCATAAAGAGGCTTATCATTCTTCTTAATATCAAAGAACTGTTGATTGATGAATCTATTATCAGGAGCATCAAGACGTGGTAAGTGTCTACCATAATTATCTACAGTAGCCAATGTAGGATCACCTTGTTCTAATGCCTCAAGCATTGTTACTTCCTTTACAATATACTCATCCTTTACAATACGTTTGGTATACTGCTGTGAAGGAACACCAAGAACTGTTTCAGTTTCACCCTTAGAATTAGTAAATGTAAATGTCTCATAGTGTTTAGCATTGCTAGGTCTTGTGACATTCCATGCTCTTACTCTTGAGATCTTTGTTGTAGGTGCCCCTGTTTTATCTCGGGTCTGCTTCATTGTATGGTTTTCATCAAACCATGCCTTTACTTCAGGATATTTTGAGATAACTGTGTTATAGAATGTTGGATCAAGAATTTTATCTGCATTATCTGGAGTAATATCCTTAGAACCAATTGTATCTATAAGAGTTTTAATAGGAATAAGACTAAATATTGAATTGGCTGTATCAAGATAATAAACTGTAGGAACAGACTGTCTCAATTCTGAGAGCTCGTTGTATAGTTCCATGATTCTTTGCTTGTCTGCCTTTGACAAACCATACAAGGATCTCTTATCCATAAGACTACTAAATCTTGAAGACTCAAATTGATCTAGTCCTCTTGTAGATTTGATTTCAAATAAATCATTTAATTCCTGCTGCTCTAATTTAGTGAGACCGGTGATACCTATAAGAGCATCCTTAGCCTTTTCAATCTTCTCCTCAACAGCTTTAATTGCAGCAATGTTGTTTACACTCATTGCTGTACCATCTGGCTGCATATCCTCATCTCTATAAGGATTAAGGAGCTGTCTCATTTCTTCATACAACTCATCAATCTTAATAGTAGCAGCAACAGTTGCAGGGAGTTTAGCTTTGATAGCATTGATCTCATCCACTATTCTCTGCTGTTCTTGGTAGTAACTTTCCTTCAGTTGAATTCTTGTATTCTTTGCTATCCACTGAAGTCTGAGTTTATCCTTTACTTGTTGAGGATAGTTCTTTCTGCTAAGCTCATCCTCATATCTTGTAAGGGCATCTGTAAACAAGGTAGGCATGACCTCTGATGTATAGAAGTCCTTTGAGGCTTCTCTAAACTCTCTCAGTCTCTGTGCTATTGCAATTTCCTCAGGGCTCTTTAGTTGACCGGCTGCATTAAAATTTGAATGCATTAGTCTATACTCCTTCCATAATACATCAAGACCTTCAGTTACGGCCTTGTTTTCTTCCTCACTGTTTCTATCTACAGTAGTACTAAGGTTTTGAATTCTAGCAAGCAAATCTTTTCTTCTTGCCTCAGCTATAGGACCAACTGTATCATTATCATCCTTCTTAAATATTTTATATCTTTCATAATACTCTTTTACAAAAGGAGTATGAAAGTATGTTCTCATGAAAATATCCTTCTCTAACTTGAGACGGATTGCTTCTGAGTCATCACCTGTTTGCTGAGCTTTTAATACGGCATCTTCAATGTCTTTGTCCATCTTAGCTGTTGCAGCTCTATAATCCTTGTAAGGATTGATGATGGTTCTCACTTCTTTGTCACTTGTAGTGCCACTTGCATCTCTTGCTGGTCTGCGATCAACAAATGTAATCTTTGCACCAAATGCTGCTGGATTGCTTTGATTGTATCCTGCTCTATCAAGTATTGGTTTTACATCACTAATAAAAGCATTACCTCTACTCTGTGCAGTAGTCATGACATCAGTTACTCTGTTCTTTACCCACATTGCAAATCCAAATACAATTGGATCCTGGTTATAAATGTAACCTTCCAAGAATGAATTTAAAGCACTGGCATCACCAATGTTACCCTGCATCAAATAATCAATTTTCTCTTCAGAGAGATATGCTCCTTTCTTAAAGGAGATTCTCTTAAGCTTCTCATAGTTCTCAGCAGCTACACCAGTAAGCTTTTCTCCTTTTTCAATTCTTTCTTTAAATGACAAGAATGCTTTTAGCTGATCTGGTTCAAGACCCCAGTAATCTTTCATACGGAGAAGTCTAGTTTGTTCAGATAAACCAAGTTTGTCTATATCTTGCATCAACTTCTTGTACTTATCATCAATGTACTGCTGCATTGGTTTCAACTGAGTTTTAATTAACTCACTTGTACCATTGAAATATACCTTTCTTGTAGAGATCTTAGCTGTATCTATCTGACCCTTGATATTCTCTACCAATTCAAAAATAGGATTCTCTGCCTCAATGTATCCATCTTGTTGAGCCTGTGCAAGAGTTTCCTTGAAATTATCAATGAAATTTTCCCATCCATTAAGAACATCATTGAAGTAGAATACAGTAGCAATATTATCCTTAGAATTTGGATCCTTTACAAGCCCAGTAATAGCACGGTTCATTTTAGTAGCCATACTTAATAGTCTGTCCAAACTCTGAACAAATGCTGTAGTGTGACTTTGTGCAGTACGTATCTCCTGCATTATTTTGTCAATCTCCTGGGTTATAAAAGTAGTTGCATCCTGAAATGGTGTAAGGTTTCTTTTAATTTCCTCAAGGTCATTTCTATTATACTTATCTTTGATAATCTCAGCAGCAGCTGCATAGTCCTTGTTCTTTTGAATAAGACCTAAGTACTTATTCATTACAACATACATCTCATTAGTAGACTCAATGAGTGCATTCTTTGGTAAGTTATCTAACCCCTGTATTACTTCTTGTAGGTCAGTATAGTATTTGACTACATCTTCTTCAGACACAGCATCTAGATCAAGAATAAACTTGTCTAGAACAAGCATGTCTGCTAGTTGATCTAATGTGGTGTCTACACTTAACTTCTCAATGGTAATCTTTTCCTCCTTGCCAAAAATCTTTCTTAAGATTTGGCGGATTGCATATAGAATATCAGAGATGAACTTATTAAAGGCACTGTCTTTCTTCTCTACTGCAGCTTCAGTAAGAGCCATTACTAATAGCTCTTCCATAATAACAGGATCGTCCTCTGCTAATTCAGGGTAAGCTTGTTTAGCTGCCTCAAGAAGTTTTGGACCCATTGATGTCTGAAGTACCTGGCTAACCAGTTTATCAAACAATGGTTTATTAGATAACTGAATTGCTCTAATTACAGGGTGAGCAAACTCGTGGAATGCAGTCTTCTCTGTAATCAAATTAGGAATTACATATACTCTCCCCTGAAAGAAGAATGCTGGCTGACCTTTCCATGGATTGGCAGAACCTGCTGTAATTTCTGCAGCTGTCTCTGCTGTAATAACATCATAAGGAATACTTGTACTCTGACTTAAAGCAAAAAGAAACTGAGTCATTCTTGCTGTTACCTTAAGACTACCCTGTGACTTTGCATCAAGAGTAATAGGATTAACAATTGTACTGTATGCTGGATCTGTATTTATTGATGTTTGAAATCCATTATACATAGCACCAAGTGGTACATTCTTTAATCCCGGAGCATGAATTGCTAATGTCTCAAGCATGTCATTAAACTGCTCAATTGTAGGAATCTCTATATCCTCACCAGCTTGTTTGTTCTGGTTAATTGTAAGATATGCACGTTTTACTTCCTGCTCTGCTATTTCAGCAAGACCAATTGATTTAGCATATTCAATAAGGGGATCAAGCACCCCAGGCATAGGACAAGCTACCATTTACTTAAAGCATTTATTATTAAACTCAGCAATTTCTTCATCTGTTACAGGAGCACCATATTGTACAACAATACGTCCTTCACCAAAAGTCAAGTAGTGAGGATTGATATATCCAAACTTCTCAAATAATTGTTGTGAAAGATACAAAAAGGTTTGGACACCTATGGTTGTTTTATCAGCATACTGTGCATCAGCAGCTGCCGGGAAGTATTCATTGTAACCAATGAGGTACTGACCATATCCATTAGAATCAAATGCAAGGTTGACACCAGATTCTTTCTTCTCCATAAGAGCAGCAATGTCTTCATCAATCATTGCTTTGTTCTCTTTAAGAGTAGCATCTGTCCATGCAGCCTTAGCATTGAAGTCCTTGATCTTACCTTCCTTAGCTTGAGAGACACGTGGTAATGATTTAGTTCTTATACCCAAAGAATTGTCACCCATAGCTCTGTAAACAACATTAGTACCAGCTGTATCTCTACTTTGTGTTGATGCTTCATTCCTCACAAATATTGTATTAGGATAGTCAACACTTAGCTGTATAGCATTCTGATCTGTTAGTTTATCAAACTGATTAACTACCTTTTTGGTTTTTTCATCTGTGCTTGTAAGGAGGTTGAATGTAAGTACACCTGTAGATGTATCCTGCAGCAATTCAAACAAAGTTAAAGTCTGAATATCACCAACTCTTTTCTTATTTGTAGACTTACTGATTTTACCAGCAACTACTTTTTTAGAACCAAAGTCACCGTTCCATTCAATGTTTTGACCCCCCGATTGACCATTTCTATTTAGAGCATAAGCAATGTTTGTCGCTCTAGATAAAGCTACATACTTTAATTGGTTTTTTTCTTCTAGGGAAACAGGTGCCTCAATAATTGACTCTGTATCTACAAACACATTTGTATATGTTGATCCTTGTGACTTATGAATAGTATGAGCATAGCCATAGTCTATTGACTTTTTAAGAACTACTCTACCTTTTTTATCCGTAACGTCAAATGGAGTCATTATAGAATCTTTCAATCCACTGTATATTGCAAATGCTTGATTTGCTCTTAGCTCTCCTGATTCAACCTGAGCATCTAAAGATTTTTGATATTCAACCAGTTTCTGAGCAAGAAGATTAATAATTTCTTGAGAGGTGCTTCTACTTAATACAAACTTCTCATATATATCACCATCACCATCTATTTCTTGTAGTTGTATTGTATATCCAGTTAGTTCAAGACCTCCTAGACCATTAAATGTCATTTTATTTTCTGCTTGAACGGATAGTACTTCATAATCAACAGAGTTATTTATTTGAAATGTTCCACCTTTTTTATAGCCTACATTTTCATATGCCATAATAATGTCACCTATAACATATTCTAGAATCTTAGACGTATCTACTTCTTTATCAAACCAGATTTTGTTTCTTACAACCTGGTTAAAATCCTCTACCCTTTCATTAGAATGTGACAATATTCTTACAAAGTTTCTATTGTTCTTAAAGTTTTCAGACTTAAAAGCAGCAATAGCTTGTCTTGTGAAATCAACTCCAGTCTTTGTTGTAACAATGCCTTGATTACCAGAAAGTTCTGTTTTAGCATCTATAGCTGATGTATCCTTTTTCTGATTATTACGAATGTCTTCAAGTATAGGACCTAATGGATTTGATCCAGCTTGTCTTTCTACTTTAGTCAGTTCATACTTATAGGGATGATCAAATGCTTTAGATCTCTTAGAGGTAGTCTTATCTTCCTCTACAGGATTAAGCTGTGCAGGATCTCCAATGAATAAGATCTTTGTTTTACCTTCTCCAGCATAATCAGACAGAGCATCAAATAACTCATCACCTACAAGTGAAGCCTCATCTACAATTACTACATCAGGTTTATAAAGAGATTCTTTTTGTACAGTTAACTTAATTTTACGAAGGTCTGTCTTAGTAAGCTTAGATGAGCTACCAAGACCTAGAAGCTTCTGTAATGTCACAGCTCCTGTCTTTGCTAGTTTGGCAATTACCTTCTTAGCTTTATGAGTAGGTGCTGTTACATTAATAGAGAGACCTCTTTGTCTCATGTACTCAAGGGCAATCTTTGTGATACTTGATTTACCTGTACCAGCATAACCCATCAGAGTAAATACATCCTGGTTAGGATTATCAATGAAGTCAGCAATCTGCTGCAATGCTTCAAGCTGTTGATCATTAGGTGTAAATGGTATATCAAGCTTATCAAGATTTAGATTAATACCATTTATTGTAACAATACGACCAGGAGTCTCTTCCTCTGTTTCAAGTGGTGTTTCTAATTCAGATACAGTGTCATCTGTAATTCTAACAATATCTGAAGGTATTCCCTCAGGATTAAATGCGTAGTTCTTAAGCTTGTTACTTACATTCTTATTGTCAATTCTATACTGATTATTAAACAATGATGTATACTCATCAAGAACAGTATTAGGTCTAGCCTTTAGATCAGTAAGAAACTTATCATAGGATGACTTAAGAAGACCATAGAACATATCATTAGGAACAGCTCTGATTAAGCTGAACGCAGATGTAGTATCAATACCTGTCTGAAGTAATGCATATAAACCAAATCTTGCAAATACCTTTGAGATTCTTTCATTCTCAATTGGATCTTCTACCTTAATTACATTAGGGTCAGCTAGTTCTTCAATCTGCTGAGTATATAGATCAAGTTCTTCAGGTGTAGGTCTGTCACCAGTAAACTTAAGGTTGTTAATAGTAACCTCTTGTTTCTTACCATCATTGGTTACAAATGATGATCCTCCTGTACTAATCTCAAGTCTATCAAGAACCTCATACTTGTCTAAAAGTGATGGGTTCTCCTTACCAATTTCAAGTACTTGCTTAGCATAAGATCTACCACCAAAGAACATGTGTCCATGGTAGTTGAGATTATCCAAAGCCATATCTCTTAGAGTAGCCTCATAAGCTTTAAATGCTGGCTTTGAATCATTCTTGAATGTATTTAGATGCGTCTTATAGATAGATGAGTTCTTTAAGTTTTCTGGACTATTCTTCTCAAAAGATCTTAGGACTTCTCTTTCATATACAAACTTAGTATAGAGAGCCTCAGCTGTCTTAGCATCATACAATGCAAATACAGATGACTCCACAGGTGCTACCTCGTTCTCCCACATAGAATCTTTAGAATACAATTCCTGTTGGAAAGTTGTAAGGATATCAGACTTACTTGCATACAAGATACCATTTTTTACTCTTGCTCCGGCACGAAGATATGTGACACCTTCAATAGGAACTTGTACTTCAAATCCTCTGTATACACCTTGTGTCTGATTGAATCTATAGTAATTAGATTGGAATACATAGTTAATCAAATCACTTCTGAATCTTTCAATGTACTCATCAGCATCAAGACCAGTCATCTTCTTATATGCAGATATAGGAGGCATACCCGAGATATCCTTATCAGTAAGGGATGCTATTTTTCTATTTACCTCCTTGCTATCTCTTAATGGGAATAGGTCACTGAATAAATCAAGGATGAAGTCTTGAATCTTGTAGGCAGACACCGGTGAATTTTCAATGATGTTCTGAATAGACTCGGGCTCAATACCATTAGCAAGGTCATCAATCTTAGCTAGTCTTAATCTAGCATCAAGAAGTGTCTCTGTCTTAGTACGGTCAAAGTTCAAGTTCTGAGTAAGCTGAGTAATCTGTGAAGACATCTCACTTATTTCAAGGAAGTGAAGGAATACAGAACGGTCATAATTATCAAAATCATTTGACTTATTAAGACGGCCTGCTAGGTCTGCTTTCTTAAACTCACCTATACCTTCTACAAGTCTATCAATTTCTTCAAAAACAAGTCTCTTACTAGGCTTCTTGTTCTTATACTTGGAGGTAGAATCCTTATCAGACTTCTCTTGGAAATCTGCTACAAGCCAGTTAAAGCCATACTTATTATCACCCTTATCAGCAAATAGTATACGGTCTCTTGCCTCATTTCTAAAGAAGTTACCTACATCACCATAGCCAATAGCTCTAGAGTACTGACTCTTAAACTTACGTTGCTCCTTAACAAAGTCACGTATGATTGGTTGAGACAAGAAGTATACGGCATCCTCAACAGGTACACCTGCCATGGTCATAAAGAGAAGACTGTTAATCAGCTCCTTGTTACCCTGAACATCAAAGATCCATGCTTTCTTAGCCACGTCAACAGAACCGTTGATCAATTGGCTGATAATGTCTGAGATCTTGTTTAACTGTTCGGCATCATAATTTGCTGATAATGTTATACTATCACCTATCTTGTTGTGTGCAAACTTCAGTCTTTGTGGGTGCTCTACCGAACCTCTTTGAGTCTGAGTAATAATACGATTCTTTGTAAGAACCAAACCTGATCTACCAAAGATTGATTGAAATGTATTTACAACTGCAATGATACCTAGTACATCCTTCCCTACGTTGTTTGACTGATGCTTATATAGGTTTCTTCCTACCTCAAATATTTCAGAAAGTCCTTTAGCCTTCTGTGTGCCTGCTCCTTTAGTTTCTTTAGCAATAGTCTCACCCAACGGTTCCATAGTGTCCGTTGTATTAGGTGTAATAAGACTGCTGAAGTTAAATGGATCAAGAAGAATATCCTTGATTACACCTAGAAGTTGGTTTTCAAGACCGGCCTTATCATCACCAAAGTTCATTACTGCAGAGGTCTTGTCTTCATAGTAAGTATCAATAGCTCTAAGTATATCTTTCTCCTCTTCTGTAAGAGTAGAGATGTCTAGATCTTCACCTAGTTGAACTAATTCTTTTATTTCATTGACTATAGCAGCATCAATTCCAAAACCAAGAATATCAGATATTAAAGCATAGTCTTCCTCATTAACCTCTCTCTTTGTTTTGATGGTTGGGAAGAAGGTAAACATCTTATCAATGTCAAAGTCACCACCAGACTTAGCAACAATCTCTGCAGGAAGAATAACAATGTTACCTGACTCCTCTGGAAGGAATTCAAACACCTCCATGACCTCCATAGAGTTTAGACCTTGAACTGGGATACGTACAGCAGCAGTTGTTACCATTGCTCTGTTGTCCCCTTGGTTCAACCACCACTCCTGCTTTATAAGATGATTTAATGCATCCAGTCTAGTTACTCCATTCTCATTAGAGTATTTTACTACATCAGCATGATTTAGTAAGTTCTTAAATGGACCTTGTAAGGATATCTTGATCTTCATTGCTGATACAGATATCACATTACCTTTCTTATCTAATTTAGGATTATAGAATGGTAGACCATTTGTACCACCATATCTTCCTATTTCTTCTTCTGTAGCTGTTCTTAATCTACCTTGTTCAAATCCTACTCCAGATACTTGTACTAATGATTCACCAGTTAATTTCTGATTAAGTATTCTCTTCTGAGCAATGTTTACAAGAGCTCTTTCAATTACATCTGCTGATGGAGATAAGTCTAGATCTCTTAACAGAGTATCTGTAGCTTCATCTACACCTAAGAAGTCTACCTCATGCTCAGACAGTTTCTTACCTGGGCCAGACAATTCACTCTTAATGAATTCAATCAGACTTTTCTTAGTAGAACCTACCTGATCTCTGATTTTCTGTTTCTCAATCTCTACAAGACTGTCTAGAATCTTTTCAAATCTAGATGCATATCTAGCAAACTTTGTAGAAAGCTTATCATTCTCAGCATTCCAGAGTCTGTATCTTTCATTCTTGTCTGCTATATTTGGTTTGTAATCTACAGGAACCTTATTTTCAAATAGACCCTGCTCAATTAATTTACGTAGCTGAGAAGAGAATGTAACTTTCTTTTTGTAATACTCAGCTACTTCTAACTGATCCTTGAAGTAATCAAGGAAAACAGTATTCTTTGTAAACTGATAAGTTGGTGCATCAAATGCATAACCCTCAGTTGTTCTTTGATTATCATTGTAGAACTTATCTGCCTTACCATCTTTAGTAATAGTGCTAACCTTAGACCCTGACTGCATCAATGCATAGTCAATATCCTGGTCAACCATTTTGTTATGAAGGTTTTCTAATGGAGTATTCTTGATAACACTTGGAATCAACGGCATCAATGAGTATTTGTGGAATGCTGTTGCAGGTAATCCTGTACCCATAAGTGGGCCCCAATACTGCATCTTTTTAACTGGGAAGAAGTTTAGCACATCATCCATGGCTACTTCTTCACCCTTCACAATCTTGTTATATAGAAACTCCTGATTAGGTGTCCATTTATTCAATGACATCAATAATGCTCTATAAGCATCAAAGCTGATCCAACCCTGACCATCTGCTTCAGTCATCTCAGTATACTTAGAGAATACTTTTTTAATAGATGCCTCGGCTTTAGCAACAGTTTCTGGACTTGCATTTACTTTCTTTAGACGGTCCTTCTCAATCTTGAGAGCTGCTTCTAAATACGTATCATAGTAAATTGATTTACTTACAACATCCTGCATTACTGCAGAGTTCATAGTATTACCAAATGATGCTCTTGTCTTACCTCTTGTAGCAGCATAACTGACCTGAGCAAACTTGCTGTCAATATATGCCGTCATTGCTGGACCTGTTCTAGCAAAGTCACCGGTTGCTGCAATACCAGCATTACGTTTAAAGAAGTCATCTACATTCTTGTAGAGAGCTGGGTCACCATAGAACATTACACTAAACTCATACTTATGGATCCAGTCATTAGCTGTATATCCATCAATAAGAGCCGTAATCATTTTTTCTCTTCGTTCAGCAGTAAGTCCGTTGATAACATCCTTAGGTGATCTTTCTGAATCACCTGTCTCAAGCTTTTCCAAAAGACTGTTTATCACACCAGTATTACTCAGGATGCCACTTTCCTGAAGCATTTTAGCATTCTTCTGTCTTTGCTCAGTAAGATAATCTGTAATGTCTGTTTGTAATAAATTCTTGAGATCAAGATTACCATCAACAAACTTTAGAAACTGTTCTGATGTTTGCACCTCAGGACTTGTAGCTAACTGTTCCTTAAGGTTAGTAATTGTCTCGGGCTTAAGTATACCATTAAATATTACAAAGTCTTGAGCAACTTCACCATAGGTTTTATCACCAACAGTTACTGTTGCCGATGGATCTCCATTCTTAAGTTTTTGTATACGTTCAAACTCTGAAGACAGGTACCCAATTAGTGTATCTGCAAATTCAGTTTTACCACCAGCAGTCTTAAAGTTTTTTAGATCAATGTAATGTAACTTACCATTAAGTAACTTGTACAATAATGTAGTAGCCTTGTCTGCATGTCGGGTTGCCTCAGTAGCACCGTACAGAGTAAGCATCAAGAAATCTCCTACAAGCTTTGTTGTTTCATCAGCAGAGGATGCATCAATACCACTACGTTCCATTATGTTACGTGTGTTGGTATATTGATTCATGAACCCAGCCATGTTATTAAGCTGAATAGAAACAGGAACTTGCTGACCACTACTAGAATCTTTATAAGTTCTTCTTACACCATTTTCATCAAAGGTTGATTTATATATGATGGTTGATTTTACAAATGGATTTCTAGAAGGACTAAGATGACTCATGCTTAAATCATTGGCATTAGGCACACCTTCCTGAGTAAGCTCTGTAATAGATTTAGCTCTATTCCATTTACCAATCTGATTAGATATAGTACTTCTTAATGATCTTTCTTGCTGGCTTTGATTGTTTGCATTGTTTACTGTAGTATCTGCAAAATCATCAGACCATTTTAATTGGAACTTCTGTAATCCGTTGTATATACCAGAACCACCACCAAGAACTTGTCTTACAGAAACTTGTTCAATCTTTTTAGGAAGCTTATATGCTGAATCTGATTTATAGTTCTTATATATATCTGATGGTGCCTGAATTTTTATAGGATTTAATAGACCATCCTTTGATTTGTTATAGGCATAAATTGCCTGTAGGTAGTCCATGGTACGTTTACCATAGTTAGCAAGGCCTGACTTATAAGCATCAGCCTTAGCTGATTTACCATCTTCTAATACAATACCTATGCTATCAAAAAACTTATAGATATCATCTATATTGTCTTTTGTAAATTTAGTATTTCGGAATTGTCTATAAACAGCATTAACATTTAGAATATTATTACCATAGATGTCTTTAGTAATATATTCTCCTTCATCTGCAATAGCAAAGTTATCATTCCATCTTCTTCCTACTTTTCTGAACTCACCAGTTGCCTCAACAGGACTTACAATATAGGATGTTTCTTTACGTCCAAATCCTCCTTGAACATCCTGAATAAATCTATCAGTCTGCTTAAGTTCAAGCATTCTCAGATTAATTCTAGGCATTGTCAGAATCTTTGTAAAGTCAGTCCAAAGATTCACTGATGCTTCATCTAAGTTCTGTGGAGAACCTATCTTGCTCATTAATTCCTTAATAATAGGATAGTCTTCAGCAGCAAGCTTTAACTTCTCATAAACTTCATTATCTGTATTAGCTCCTTCTGTAATATTCAGAATACGATTCCAGCTTTTCTTAAAATCATTTAAGTCCGGAAGACCTAGTATGTTCAGTTTAACTGAGCCATCTTTCTCATAGGCTTTTAGGGATCTGATTGTGAATAGTACATCTGGTTTAGCCAGGTTAGCTAATGGAACTTCATTACCAGCTCTTTTTTCAAATACATTTCTATCCGTGATAGATGCCTCCTCCTCAATAGCCTGTATAGTACTCTTCATAAGAGTACTATTTTCCATATGGAATTTTACAAGACCTACGGGATTATCTAAGTTATATGGATCACCAAAGTTTGCAAGTCCTGCAGCAATGGTATCAATGGCAAAATCAGTATCAGATGTATCTTCAATATTAGAATCCATCTTGGATCTCTCTTCTAAAAGATACTCAAGCTGAGCTGTCATCTGTTCTCTTACATAATCATAACCAACAGAAAGTGACTGCTTATCTTTAATAAGAGTGGTTGTTGCTGCTGCTGTGTTGTATGCTTCATTTACCTTGTCAACATACTCAGAGAAAAGAGCATCGGTGCTATCTCCTAAAAGCTTGCTGATCATACTATTCATTACATAAGGAGAATCAGCAGCAGTTGACTCAATTGTCTTAGTCTTATTTAGTACATCAAAGTTAGCATTGGCTTGATCAAAAGTATAACCAGTTAGATTACCTACACGTAGTTTTTCATACAGCTCTCCAATGACTTTGTTGTCCCTAGGTGAAAGCTGTACTTCATCAACAGTTGTTCCTCCAAACAAGTTCTTAAGTAAATCAAGTAACCATTGGAAGAACTTATTACGTACAGGCTTGCCTTCTACAGGCTTACCTTTACCCAACATAAATTCACGGAAATCCTCTGCAAGATACTCCTCTAGCTCTAGTAGAGTAGCATCAGCAAATGATACTGTTCTACCCATATATGACATGAATGTGCCGGTGCTCTTACGTGCCTCAGCATACATCTCATTTCTTTGGGCCTCAGTCATGAATGTCTGAGTAAACCCATGCCATGCTTCATGGTATAAATCAGTAAAGTCAGAACCTTGGAAGAGAGTAATACCAGATAATGTCCAAGTTGCAACAGAACCTCTTGTATTAGAGTTTACTGCATTGAACATTACTTCATAAGGAATAACCTTAGCTAAAGGACTTCTCTCATACCATGCTTTAGCAGCATAGATCTGAGCAACAGTTGCTTTAACTGATTGTTGCTTATCAAGTTTGTTGAGACCTTTGGCCTTACGGATAGTCTCTTCAAGCTTACCATTCTTTATGGCATTACCAATTACATTAGAATCAGCAGAACTTCTACCTCTTGGTTGTCTAGCCTTTGCCTTTGTAACTGCTTCTTGTGCTGCAGCTTCATTGACTGGATTAGAAACAACTGGTGCAGTGCTTACAGGAGCTTGTGGTTGTTGTACTGTTACTGGATTCTTTAATACTGTTTTACCAACCTCAGCTTTTACTGGACTGATTGTAAAGTATCCATTGTACTCACGTAGTTTACCATTAGAGTCAAAGAATCCTCTGATCTCTTTTGAAACTCTATCTAAATATTCTATTTGGTTCTCAGTAAAGTAATCTAAAACAATGGTACCATCCTGCTCAGACAAATTGAAGTTTGTGAAACTATTTTCATTAAAGTTCTTAGTAAGTATACTGTATTCTCTTGGAAATTTTTTTTTATCTGAAGAAATAGCATTTCTTAATTCTTGAAAAGAAAGAGCATCTGTTAATTTTTGAACAGCAGAGGAATCATTTAAGTCTATGTCTTTTCCATTATGAGTAATGTATAACTCAGACAACTTATAGTCAAAGTCTATCTTAAGACCTTTTCTTTCTTGTCCACCAAAGAATGAATTAATTAACTCATACTTTTCTTTTAGGGAAACTTTTACTCTTTTACCTTCAACATTTTTATATACGTCAGTGGTAAGAAGTTTAACAAGTTTATCTATATCAGTTTTGTCAGCAGGTTTTGTAAACACTTGTACTGACATATTACTTGCTCCAACCTTAAGTTGAATTGATTGTTTCTTATCTTTTGTAACAAAATCTAATTTTAAAGGAACATTACCAAAATTGGCCTGTGAAACTTTGATACTAACTCCTTTTGCATCAGTATAAATACCAAGACGTGCATCTGTAATAGAATAAACAATTGTATTACCTGGATTCTGATTCAAATATGCATAGCTTTTACTCAATGCATCAAATTGTGCAGTAAGTAATGCTTCAGCCTGCTCAATAGATATCTCACCTTCAGAATTATCTGATATTTCTTTTGGTGACTGTGTATACTCATTCTTTTGCCAGTTGTACTTACCATTGTCAAGTTTTCCTGGAATAGGTCTTGAACCATAATAAATTATACGTCCTTTATCTGATACATTAAACTGTTCATTAAAGTATAAAGGTGTACCATTGACATCTGTAATTACAAATGCATACGGATTTTTATTTGCAGGCTGAGGGTATATCTGACCTTCAGGGATTCTCTTAATAGGTACAAGACTAATATGAATACCGCCAGTTACTCCAGGATACTCTATACCAGTTTCTCCTGGTTTAGGAGTAAGACCTTTTGCAGCCAAGAACTTAATAAAGTCTGTGTAATAAGCTAATGCTGCATCCTCTCCTAGACTGGCATTGCCTGGATCAGACAATGTATTAATTGTTGTAGCAAACGGATTAATAGGTCTAGGTCTTGTAAAGGGTACTCCTGCCTTGCTAATCTGAGCACTTACTAAAGTTCTTTGTTCCTCAAAATTGATTTCAGAAATGATTTCTCCAAGATCTTTAGGAGGCTCATTGAGTCCTAGATAAGCTACTGTATTGTCAAGTCCTTTTTCTGGATTTGATAATTCATCTCTCAAGTCAAAAACCTCATCAAGACTTAATCCTTTTTTACGAATTTCCTTGCTTTTTGGTTGAGCAATCATCTCTGGAAGAACAGCAGCTGTTAACATAGCATACTCAACAGCCAAGTTTTTATTTCCTGATTTAGCTAACACTCTGTCATAAATACTTTTTAGGTAGTTATTCAGATTAAAAGTTTTTGCAGGATCATTAATAATCACTAATAAATCCTTTGCAATTTTTTTACGAAGGACCTGTATCTGCTCTGGGGTTCTTGTACAATTGATCATTACTTACAATCTAATGAGTTATCAAATTCATCATTTACTTCGTCTTCTGAGATGTTTTCTACATCATCAAAAGCCTGACTACTTAGTTTACTTGCCTCTTCTGAATCAGTTGCTGTTTCAGCAGACTGATTTGCAAGATCTTTTTCTTCTGTAGTAAACTCAACAGGACTCTCAACTTTATCAATCTCACCAGTTTTTACATCTTTAATCTTAATGTACTCAACTTGTTCCCTTAGTTGTTGTTCTGTTAATATGACATCCTCTCCAGCAAGATTAAGATTTCTTACAACTACTGTTTTATTATTGTCATTCTTAGCTACAATAATGGCATTACCATCAGCACTATATATTGATTTGTCTTTCATAACAAGTATTGTCATAACATTAACTGAGTCAAAGGTAATACCTGATGGCTCCAATTGATTACGTCTATTTGCAAGAAGTTTCTCATAAGTTTCATAATCCAAGTTCTCAGCTTGCAGAACTTGATTATTTACTTTTGCCACAATATCATCTAGCTGTTCTTGAGTAGCTTCTGCAATTTGTTCTCTGATAGTTTTTATATCAGTTGGAGTTGCTTCCTCCTCTGCTGCAAGTTCTTCAGCAGTTGGTATGCTGATTGGACCTGGTGTTGGTTGACCTGCTGGTACTGGAGCTGGTGCTGCAGGACCTGGTTCTGTAAAGTTATTGCTAGTATTATACTCATCAACAATGTTATCAATTATAGGATCTGTTGAAGTAGCAAACCATGTAGCAAATTCTTTATTAGCAACACCTGGTTTATTAGTTGCAATAGAATACTGACCAAGCAATGTAGCCATTAAATCTGGATAGTCCTTCTTAAGAGAATCAAGACTTGTACCTCTTGTTACAGCTGGTTTAGACACAATACCTATTCCACTAGCTGGTGCTGTTCCTGCTGCAGTTGTGGTTCCTGCCGGAGCAGTTACACCCTTTCCTGCAAGTTTGTTAGATACAATACCTAGTACCTCAGTAAGAGCTGTCTCATCTATTGATATAGCCTGACCAAATTGTTTTTTAAAGAAACTAACCAATGCCTTTACAAACTCCTGCCATAGATTACGGTTAGTATTCTTGTAGGGAATTATTGCAAGGACTTCTTGGCCGGCCTGACTAGCAAAGGCTTCAGCAACAAATGCTTCTTGACTAGTAAGCATGCGAGTAACATAGTTACCATACTTCTGTCTCATATCAGGATTATCTTCATAGTACTTCTTAAATGCATCCATGACATTCTGAATAGCAGCCTTAAACCCTGGATCAGATTGATTATCAGAAACAATCATCTGGGTTAATGGATGTATCATTAGATATGTCAAAGTAGATGTATAGAACTTACCATCAACTTGGGCTGAATAATCCTTAGTAGCAAATCTAGGATCAATAGTAATACCTGTTTCTTTAGTGTAACTAAATCCAGAAGGACTTGTCAATGATATTACCATTTTCTTCTCAGGATCAACTGCCGTCATAAGATTTTGAATCATCTTTCTAGACGGAACAGATCCTATTCTTTTCTTGAGAATATATTTAAGAACATCAACAATAGAAATAGTATATGTATCTTGACCAGGTTGTAAACCTAATCCAGTCAATATATCATTTAATGAAGGAGCCTTATCAGCTTCAATCATATCATCAATTAAATATCCTCCCTTAGCCATAGCTTCAGCAATAACTTTACCCTTTAGAGTAAAGCCTTGTTCTGATTCAAACTCAGACAAGAAATTTAGAATTTCTTTGTAAAGATTACTTGTAGGTTCTACTTCTTCAAACTCATTAGTCTTTGGGTTTTGTTTGTAGAATGCTGAAGGAACTCTATCTCCTTTCATCAATGCTTCAATCTCATCCGGAGAAAAGAATACATTGAACTTTAAAAACAGTTTTTGAATAAGTTCATTTACTCCTATACGAGTCTTGAACTCATCCAATGACTTCTGCATCTTGGTTTTAGCAATTTCTCTAGCATCCTTTGCAGCTTGTGTAAACTGCTTAGCTGCCATTGAATAATTGTATGGATCATTCAAGAATGTCACAGCATTCATTGCATCACTCAAATTCTCTGAAAGCTCAGCATAGTCAATAACTTGTAATACCAGTTTATCTAGTTCTGGACTCTTGGCATCAATACCAGAAATAGCAGAAAGGTAGTCTCTTACTCTAGTTTCAAGCTCTTGTCTTCTTTGTTCTAAACCGGCCTCAATTTCATTACCCTCAAAGTCTAATGGTAATTGACCCTGAGGACCACCAGTAACCTTTAGTTTTTTAGCTTTGATGCTGACTGATTTAGAAACTTTCTTACCAGATGCATCTGTGTATTCTATGGTAACTTTATTGGATGTCTTCTTTGTTACAGTACCTGTAACCTTAGCACCGTTCTTAAAAGTATACTCCACAGTGCTGCCCTGCTGTACAGTAAATTGTGTCTTGGTATCTTCCTTTACTTCATCTCTTAGTGCAGCATTTGCTACAGATTTCTTGGCTTGACTATATTCTTTTCTGTAATTAGCAAAGTCTTCCTTAAAGTTTCTAAGAAGAGCTGCTTGTTTCTTTCTTTCCTCACCTAGTTTCTTCTGTGCTTCATCACCCTGTAAATATCCAGTAGCCTCCCTTTCTAGAAGATTAATCTGAGTATCAATCATATCCTCACCAAATGCACTTTTGCTGTCACTTAGAAATAAAGATGTAAGTTGCATAGACTGAGCTGCTCCTAACTTTGTTCCAGCTGCATCATTAAATATGCTACTTAATCTTTTAGCTGCTTGCTGATATGTATAGTCATTATAAATTGCTAGGGTACGAGCTTCTTCAAATCCATACCAGTCTTCATATTCATCTGGGTTACCTGACTTAGGATTAAATGGATTTCTAATAGTACTATACTTCTCATGATTAGCCTTGATCTGATTTACTTTATTCAAAACAGAATCAAGTCTACCTCTCATATCATTATTAAACTCATCAGCTTTACCAGAATTTTGGTCATAACCAAAAGCCTGAAGTAACTCATCATCACTCATTTGTTGGAATGATTCAATCTGATCAGTAAACATGTCAATGTAACCCTGATTCAGAAGAGTCTTAACATGTTTGAATATTGCATCATTTACTAAATCTTTTTCTTCTCTAACATCTCCAGCAGCTTCTGCTAAACTCATAAGATTAGCAAAGTCCTTTTGGTTTTGAGTATTTTCATAGATAGCATTAAAAAACTTTTTAGGATCAGCTTGGATTTCATTAGCTGTTTTTATTACTCTATCCTGAGTAGCTTTTCTTTGTGCAATCTTATCATCATAGGCTTTTTTGTCTTTGACTTTTTCATATACATCTTTACCAGCCTGTACTCCATATTGAAAAACTAGACTCTGAGGTACTTGAACCATACCTCCCATCAAGAAACCAGATAAGAATGTTTCAGCACCTTGAGCAGTAAATTGATCACCAATACCGGCTCCAAGCTTATCTAAGAATAATGCTGTACCTGCTCTTTCAGGAGATGCAAATGTCTCAAGATAATAGTCAGTCATTGTCTTTGCAATAGACTCTTGATATGATTCTTGTAAACCTTCAGCAAGGTTAGCAGACATATATCTTATACCATTCTTAGCAAAATTCTGTGGTCTAAACTGGTTTATAATTCTTTTACCATTTTTCTTTGTAAACCAGTCTCTAGGATTTGCAGGATCAACAAACCCCTCATATTTTTTCTTGGTTTTCTTGCCGTAGTTTATAACAAGCTTACCTAATGAGGAATCACCATTTTCTCTAAAAGCCCTGAAACCTTTTAATGCCTTATCAAATACTAGCTTATTAGATACAAGGATCATTGGAAAGTTAGCCTGAGTAGTTGATACCCCAGCAAGTTTAGCTTGCTGCATAATCTTGTTAGCATCCTCACCTTCAGGTGCTCTACCATTTTCCTCTAGGTATTTATCATAGAGTTCCATAAAGACATCATTCTGAACCATACCACCTTCAAGCCTTGATTCAGCAAGAGAAGTATTCATCATCTGAAGATCTCTAAAAAAAGAACCAAATGTCTTAGAGTGTCTTGCCCAGTCACTCATTGCATCAAAGCCATTAGCTCCTGTTCTGATATTCTTAACTGTTTCTGCTGTTTGAGTAAATGGATTAACAAAATCTCCAAGACCTTTCCAAAATTTTCTAGCATTATTTACATCTGACAAGCTGTTGGCTGCAGTTGCTGTAGAAGCAAGATCAGGTGCCTGTTGAGCAACTGTCTTACCTGCCTGAATCACATCCTCTACATTTTCAAGTGTCTTACCAGCTTTCATGAATTTTGCAAGATTAGAACCTGTTTTTGCAGCAGCAAGTCCACCTAATGCACCACCTGTTAAAGCCGTAGCTCCCCATAGAGCTACTTCTTCAAGAATTATATTACTCATTACACCAAAGGTGTAAGCAGAGTTTCCATATAGATTTACAGCAAATCCACCTACACCACCTCTAGAAGAGTTAGCAATGGACATCATTCTATTCATATCTCTTGCATACTTTGTGTCACCACTTGCATTGAAAGAGAATAGATCATCCCAGTTATTAAATGTCTGAGATAAACCAAGACCTGCTAATGACATCCATTGTGTACTTGCTCTAGACCAATCATCTGTCCAAGTACTATTAGCATTGTAGATAGCTTCATTATCTACATAAGGGTTCCATCCTAGTTTTTTATACTGAGGATGGTTATAATATCTATCAAAGTTATTTTTATTAGGACCAGCACCAAAACCAATCTGTCTTACTCTATCTGCTGCAGTACCGCTTGTAGGGATCCCACCAGGGCTCATAACAGTAGAGAGCATGTCTTTTACATAACTCTGGGTACCGTCAATCTGAGGATTAGTTTTCTCTGGAGTAAATGTAGCAAGACCTTTATTATTACCGGCTGCTATCTCAGCATTTTGTCTTAATGGAGTTGCACGGTTCATGAACACATTAGATGGACCAGTACCAAGTATCTTATTTACACTTTGCTCCATACCAGGAAGTATCTGATCAAACTGTTTCTTAGTTTGATCAAGTAAAGCCAAGTATTGATCAACAGGATTTATTGCTTCTGCCATACTATTACTGAGTTAACTGAGCTGGATCGTATATCTTGTTTTGACTAGATTCTTTTAGAGAAGCCATGTATTCCATATTACCTCTATTAAAATCTGCAAACATGTTATTAAAGAAATTTACTGAAGAGTTAAGATCTGTTGTTGTTGTTCCATATATAGGATTATTAAGAACTTTACCTGCAGCATCTACTGATCTAGCTTGACCAGTATAAGTGTATCCCCCAAGAGCATTAGGAACAAGTTCTACATGACCTCCAAGATCACTAAATGAGTCAAGAACAATCTTACCCTTCATATTCATAGTCCATTCATTCTTAGTCATTTGCATTCCTAAAAATGGAGACGATGATGCTTTATCAGCATCCATCATAAATGTAATTGTAGGACGTTGTCCTTCATTCATCTTCTGTTGAAGATCCCAAGCAATACCTTTTTCCTTTTCATTACCTGCATGTTTATTTACCCATCCTGGATCAAGTTCCCAAGTCATTGCCACCTTAGTTGCATCATTTCCAGCAACAGCATGAAGAAAGTAATTACCAGTGGGTCTCATTTGATTCTCACCAGTTTTACCTCCTGTATTCATCATTGCTGAACCTAAGAATGCTTTTAGGGTATTCAAAGCTGAAGTTTGTGAAGCATCATTTACTATGTCTTCATTTTCCAAATCATCTGCTGTAAGGTCAAACCCTGATATTCCAGATACTACCTTAATACCATAGTCATCCATAAAACTTTGAGAAGCTGTCTTAGGTATAAGATCTTTTACATAAAAGTCTTTGGCCATGTCAAATGACAAACTATTAAATACAGCAGAGTCAAATGTATATCCAGCAGCAGTACCATAATATCTATTTATACCACCATCACCTGGTAGTTTGGAATCAATTGTTTCAAGTCCTAATTCAGAATTAGGATCTTTCTTAAGAGTTTCATACGCATCTACAAGTTCCTCATAAGCATCTTGAGCATATTCAATAAGTAAATCTTGTGTAGCATCAACCATTACCATACCAGAAGGATCTAGTGTTTGTTTACCTTTATTGGCTGCTAGATATGCTTGAATATATTCATTCTCAGATCTTATACCTGATTTGTTTTGTTTAAAAAATATAGAAGCATCTAGACTATTAACACCAGCCTCTAATGCTAATTTTGAAGCAACCTTAGTATTATTTCTAATCATGATATCATTGATACCAGCCTTTAGATCTTCATTCTCTTGAACAATTGCATTAGCCTTTAAAACTTTTTGTTGAACAGCTATTGCAGCAGGATCTTTAGTTATTTTAACTTGCTCATTCATATAGTTAGTTATCTTCTTCTGAACAGTAGCATAATAAGAACCAGTTCCTTCAATAGTAAATTCTGGTGTTTGTTTATCTACATTAACTAAAGAGTAAGTGCCATTTGAATTTCTCACAGCAAGACCTGATGTTTTCTTAATTTGTTCAGGAATCTTTTCTGTAGTTGTACCTGCAAAACCAGAGCTAATATCTTTAGAGCCTTGGTAAATTCCTGTAAGTCCTGCAGAAATACCTGCAGCAGCAAAAGGTGTTGCTGTACCTAATGAAAAAACTTCACCAATACCAGAAATAGCAGTTAATACACCACCACCAACAAGTTCTGCTACACCAATTAATCCTGTTGTCCAATCTGTTGGGGTATCTACTTCTTTAACCATTTCAGGAGTTTTTTCCTGAACTTGATATTCACCAAGTACATCTTTTACAGCTTTGGTAGCAAGAGCTTTCTGTTCTGGTGTACCATTAGTAATATAATAATTCTGCATGGAAAGAAACTCATTTATGCTTTGTTTAGTAGCAACTTCTGATTCTTTACCTAAGCTTTGACTTACATTTCTATTTCTTTCAAAAGTATCTATGTCTTCATTTGTTATATTTCCTGGACCAGGAACAGTAACTTCATAACCACTATTAAAGCCTTCACCAAAAGATGTACCTGCTGCAGCAGAACCATTTTCTTCTATCATTTTACCTACAACATCCATTATTTTCAGTGCCTTATCTTTCTGAAATTTTGCTTCAAGTTCAGCCATAGCATATGCATGCTTTACTTTAAGAACTGTATATGGATCTTCCTTAATGTCAATATCAGCATGTGACATTGCATAATTAGTAGCAGTACTGTTTGCAAGATCATCAAGTAAGAAATAAGACATGGCACCATCTACTCTCTGTCTCATACCTTCAAGATCAGCTGGATCATAACTCATAAAATCAGTCTGAGTTAGTGCTTCCTTGTTCTTTTCTAGAACAGTTGATTGAACTGATTCATCTTGTAGGGTGTTCTGATAGATTGCAATCAGATCCTGATCTAAGTCTGGATCAACACCTTTTTCTCTGATGGTTGCTTCAATTACTTTCTTCTTAGACTTAGCATATTCCATTCTCTCAGTATCATCCATGTTAGCTACACGGTAATACTCATTAATCTCTTTTACTTTAGACTGTAGGTATTCTGTCTCAGCTCCTACAGCATCACCATTAAATTTCTCAAGGTTACCTTGAATATAGTTCTTACGGTCAAGATATGCCTGAGTTCTAAACATGTCCTTAATTCTCGGATCTCCTGCAAGAAGAGAACTGAACACATTCTTAATAGTAGGAATAGCAGGCTGACCATTAGTGTATTTAAAAATAAATCCACCTCTAATATCAGGAGTTACAATGTTGATATCATTATCCTTTGCAAACTTGAATAGATTCTCAGCGGCATTAATAAATGGAACGTATCTTGGATTCTGAAATCTAAGTGAGTCATCATCAGAACTATTAGCAAAATCTTCTGCCTGATAGTTTAATGCAGACATTCCCTCTTCCCAGTATTTCTCATCACTCTTGGGATTTGGGTTATTACGAAGATTCATTGCCTTTGCTTGCTGTCCTTCAAACTGTTTAGTAAAGACAAGGTCTTTTCTAAAATACTGATTATCAATCAGTGGCTGAAATAACTTACCAGCTTGTTCTACATTCTCAGCAAGAGAAAGATCAACACCAGATAACCGGTCTATCTCTGAATCAACCTGAGTAAAGAATGCATCTCTGCGTTCTTTGTTACTCTCTCTCAGTAAGTTAGAGTTTAAGAGTTGACCATAAACTGAATTGATTTTGTTATATCCTGCATCATATTGAGCCTGCTTAGCAGTTAAAGCAGACTGAAAGAAATTAAAGTCCGGCTTGAAAGGCTGGATCTGTGGGATATAATCTTGTATGCCGTTGATGTAAATTGCCATGTGTTATAGTAAAAATACAAAAAAAATCTGTAAAGTTTAATAAACTTTTAAAGTTTACATATAGCCTACCTTGTAAACATAAGGTACAACTGGTCCACCTTTTCTTGATTGTGGTTGACCCATTGCATAGTTTCCATAAGGCATTGATGCTGGAGCAATTGAACTATATGCTTGGAAGTATGCATCTTGCTCACTAGGAGCTCTAGTAGCCCCAGCACTTGCAGGTTTACCATAGAAAATATCCGTAGCTTGTTCATGTGTAAGCTCTGGATGTTTGTCCTTCCAAGACATGTACTGATCAGCAACTGATGATGGAGCTGACTCCCGACCTGTAAATTTCCGACCCTTATTAAAGTACATCATACCTCCAGTGGCAGGATCAATTTGATAATTAGGATACAACTGATTCAACACCTGAGCTTGTGCTCTATTAGTAACAGCATCAATATAAGATTGTCTTAAGTTACCTTTAGCAGCTCTACGAGCATTATCATAGTTCTGGTTAGTAAGATTAACCTGATCCACATATGTCTGAGCAGCCTGTAAGTTCTGAAGCTGAGCTTGGTTCATGATATCTGCTTTCTTGTAAGCAAACTCATTAGCTACCCCTACGTTCTGAGTATTATATCTACCCATAACATTTGCAATCTGTTCTGCAGCCGTTCCCTGTATCCCTGCAAGACGTGCACTGGTCATAGAAGTAGATGCTCCAGATCCTCTCATAACATCACCGGCAATACCAGCAGTTTCTTGGATAGCAGCAATCTCTCTAGAAGGATCATAGTAAGTCGGCTCAGGTACATAAGGATTGTACTGATACTTAGCTGGCATGTATTTTCTAATACTAGCTAGGTCAGAAACAGCACCCATAGTTCTTACCACATCCTGAAGCCACCATGGAGTATAAGTATCACCTGATATGTAATTAGGATCTTCCTGATCTAATATCTCGGTTTCTTCAACTTCCTCTTTAATTTCCTCAGTAGGTCTTTCATATGTAAATGCATCAGCATGCTCAAGACCTAATTTTGCATCATCACCTTGTCCTGGTCTGTACTCGTCAGGAAGAAAGTAATGTTCTATAGCACTTGTCAATCCAGCCTCTGTTGCAATTACTTCACCAGTCTCTTTATCCTTAAAAACTCTGTTAGGATTAAGCTTAGCTTTTTTCTTACCACCAATAAATTCTGGTGTATATAATTTCTCAGGCTTATCAATGTTGCTTTTAATGTACTGATCTTCTAGGTCATAACCTAATGCGGTAAACATTGTCTTCCTGTTAGCTAACTTTTCATTAGCAGGAAGTTTATCCCAATCTGCAGCAGTACCTTCCATGTTATTAGCTTTCCAGAAACGGTACTCATAGAAGTCCGGATCTGTATAGCCATAGAAACCTGTGCCTCCAGATTCTTGTAGGGATACGTTGAATTCTGGTGTGCCAGCTCCAATCTGATTAGAGTCCTTACCATATGAGAAGAAGTCAGTTAAGAATTCTTTCTCATCTATGTTCATAGCCTTCTTAGCTGATGATTTAATTTCCCAGCCTGGATTTCTCTGAACATTACCTACCATGTAGGGATCAGTGTGGTATATAGCATGACCGTCCTTGGCCAATCTGTTAAGAATCTCAGCAGCCTTTTGTTTGTCTGTATCAAAGTTACCAGTATAATACTGAGAACCTGACTTAGTCATGTTTACAGGTTTAGTAGGATCATAAGGTAATACCTTATAGTATTTACCACCTTCCTCATATATATCACCGGCTTTAGTAGCCTTTGCTTTATCTTTAATTTTAGATCGATCTACTGAAGTTACAGTTTTAGTCTTTACTCTGTATCTTTTACCATTTCTTTCAATGATTCTCTCACCATCTGATTTAGTTGGAGTATTATTCTTACCATAGTACGCATCATCAAACTGAGTAATTCTTACACCATAACCGTCTACATAGTACGGATTGCCTTTTTCATCTGTTTTATAAAACACACCAGAAGAATAATCAGGCTTAACTTCAGGTTCCTTCTCAGTTTGAACAAGACCAGTAAGAACTTGAGCATAGAAGTTATTCATATACTCTCTTCTCATTTCTCTCTGAGTTCTACGTGTCTCACGTTTTCTCTGTCTCTCAGTTGGTAAGAATGATAACTGTCTTTGTTGTTCTTCAGTCATCTGACCACCAGGCTGGAAAGATCTTAGTGGCATACCACCATATCTTGCCATAGGCATCTCCTGCATTTCCATACCTTGACCAGGTTGACCTGGTTCAGTAGGTAGCAACATATTAGGATCAATGTTGTACTTTGCAAGGAAAGGCATTGCTACTAATGGAATACCTCCAGGAAATCCTTTCATGGACTCCTGAATCAAAGCAAGCTTACCAAGTTTTACCTGATAGTTTGCAATAACAGCCTCTGCAGTTTGAACCTGCAGTTTATCAGAATCAGGATCCTGAAGAATCTTACGGTACTTATTAATATCATACCTCTTAGATATTTCTGCAGGAGTATATCCTCTCTTTGACTTAGGCATACCAAACTCAGCAATAAGATCAGCATCCTTAATTCTCATTGATGCTGTATCACTGAATACAAATGAATCAGGAGGAATAACCATTGGTACTCCACCCTGATGGTGTCTTGGGCCATGAATCTTATAGTGAGCTGGTAAACCTTCCTTGTCTGGAAGAAACACAGTTTCACCTCCTTCTGTTTCTACATTGGCCAGATCTCTGTCAACTGGACCCAAAGATGTTCTAACCTCCATCGGCTTTTGTGCCAATGAGTTTGGAATATAACTGGGGGCCATCTGATATGCCCTTACAAGTTTGTTATTATACATAGTGTAAAGGTATTATTTACCGAACTTATATGCTCCGGCTTTCTTAACATTTTTAATTGTAGGCATAGTCATGTAGTATGTATCAGCATAATAAAAAGGTTGTCCACCGTACTGTGCATACATACCTCTAACATTTGCAGTTGCTTGACGAGGTCTAAAACCAAGACCAATACCTGGTTGATTCATAAAGTAAGATCCTTCACTATTACGAGCATTAGATTTACCATGAACCTGAAGAGCTGAATTAAAATCTGCATCTTCCTGATTCCAGCTACCGTACTTATTAAAGAAACCGGCAAGAGTATCCATACCAGCAATCATTTGATCAGCACTTAAATCAGCAAAAAGACCTTTTCTCTTTATCTTGTTATCTTTAATAATCTGGTCCTCTGCTCTAAAAGGATCAGCTTCTTTCTCAATCTCTCTAGCTTGTTGATCCATAAAGTCATTTACACCGGTATCCCAATACATATTTTGTGTATTGTTAGCCTCAGCATTTACAGCTACAGCTCCATCAAATGGAGGCATCTCAGCAGAAAAAATATTGCTCTTCTCACCAGAAAAATCAGTGCTCTGAAACATTGGTAATGCATATGGACCACCATGTCTCATACCTTCCATAATACCTTTTAACATAGCCTCTCTATGTTGAGGATTATTTTTATCAAAAGTTGTGGATCCTCCAGTGTTTACTTCTGTGCCTACGTAAGGACTTGGTCCAAGAACTGGTCCTTTTACATTTGATCCAATAGGATTAATTGTTACCATAGGTTCAGTTTGATTAAATGAAGAATAATCAAAATCTGTATTACCAGCAGACATCATTGATGGTTGCTTAACAGGACCCTCTGGACCAATTACAGGACCGGCTGGTGCATATGATGGTTGATTAGGTCTATAGTTCCAATTATATGCCATTTGAACCTTTTGATCAGTAGTCATTGCAGGCATAGCACTTTGGAATGTATTAGGATCTTGAATAGCAGGAACCTGAGTTGTTTTTGCAGACTCAGTTGGCATTGTTGTCCTATAAGGACCCTGACCAACACCTTGCTTTACAAGATCAAAACTCTTGATTCTATTACCAGGTAAAAGAGCTGCTCGTGTTTTTATATTAGTGGGTACGTAACCTCTAAGGTCAACACCTGATAAAGCATAACCAAGAAGTGCATTAGCACTCTTTCTTCTAAGTCCTCCTCCAGGTATGTAATCTAAGAAATTACCATAGTTGGCTTGTTGCTGTGGTTGTCTATAACCTTGTGGGTACTGATAATACTGTGGTCCAGATTGATATGGTGTATCAAAGTACATACGACCAGAACTATCTACAGGTACACGTCTACCACTACCATCATTTAATTCTACCATTCGCCATCCTTCCCAACCTGTTGGTGTAGTACCAGTAGTACTAGTGGTTGTTGTAGCAGAATTAGTAGGACCAGTTGCTGCAGGTGCACTTGATGAACCACTTGTTCCTGTTGTACCAGCAGCTGTAGTACCAGATTCTTGTTTCTTCTTCTCAGCATCAACCTCAGCTTTTAATTCTTCTGCAGTTCTTGCTTTAGTAGCAGTTGCTGTAGAAACACCACCTGATGTAGTACTGTTTGACTTAGGTTGAGCAGCCGGAGCCGATGCAGCTGGTTTACTGCCAGATCCTGCTGCAGGAGCAGAAGATCCAGAAGATGGTGTACCAAGTAGTCCTAATGCATCAACGTTGTAATCAACAACATTAGTATTGTAGTTAGGATTATTAGGATCTAACATCATAGACCCTGGTGCTAGACCTGTAACATCATACTGTCCAGATGTATCTTTAGATTGATACTTAGGTATACCACCATATCTCATTCCAGACATTGGAGGAGCCTCATCTACAAGCTCAATAGACTTCATTAGTGCCTTCTGTCCATTGTTCTGGATCTTACCAATAAAGTTCTGCATCTTATCTGTATAGAAACTGTCTTTACCAGTTCCTGTTGGCTGGCCTCCAGCTTGTAAAGAAGGTTGGCCACCGGCCATCATTGGATATGGTGTACCATAGTAATGGTTCATATCCTCCTGAGTTCTTGAATCAATACCAGCTAATTCAGATCCTGATTGCATTACAGGAAGCATGCCTGTAAACTGAGGCATACCAGGAGGAAAGTTACCACCAGACTGAAGCATAAAGTAATTAGTCTTACCCCATCCTTTGTTTGGAAAACTTACTGCCTGAGGAAATGCCTCTTGATATGATCCACCAACCTCATATGCATTATTACTATTAGTATAAACAGGAGCAAAGAACTGTTGCTCTGATTGAATCTGAGGATAGATATTAGGTAGACCAGTAGCACCACCATCTCTATGATAAGTAGGAGGCACGGGTACACCATAACTAAAGAACTGATCAGCAGTTGCTATCTGAGGAAAGGCCTCAGGAGTTCCACCCATTGCTAATTTCTTGGCCTCTGGAAAGTCTCTGAAGAAGTTTTCCTCACCATATGCTTCTAATTCCTGAGGAGATTTAAAACCTCCCATCTTCATGAACTGCTTTATAAGATTCATATCACTTGTATTTATTAAGCCACGAGCTTGTATTAGACAAAGTTACACTATTAATATACTTATTTTTACTGAGAGATCCACCTTTTTCAAATTCCTGTTTTTGATTATTTTGTAAAACAGGTTGAGGAACCTGCAATGGTTGTGGTGCTCTTGGTTGTATATATGGAAAAGGTAATGCCTTTAGTTGATTATGATAATCTGCATATTGTGATTCCAATTCTGGTAATTTTCCTTGATAACTATAATAATTCATTGTTTTTGGATTCATCCAATTTGCTAGTTCCTCTTCATCTTTAGGTATTTCAAAAGTCCAATCCTTTCCGGAACCGGAATCATAAAAAAAACCTTTTTGTGTATCTGTAGCATTTCTTCTTATTCTAGAATCAACATTAGAAACATTGCCTGATGATACCATTGTATGCCAATACCCTGGTCTTTCAATCATTGCTACATCACCAGCTTCTAAATTTTCATACTTTGTAGGATACCAACCTTTATCAGGAGTAAGTTCATCTTTTAGTTTTCTACCTGATGAAATTTGTTTTACAGGATATCCTGATTTTCTTAATGCTTCTGTAGCTCTTGTTGCACAATATTGTTGACCATTTGGTAAAACAGTACAAAAAGGAACATTATCCATAAAATGAGATTCTCCACTATCTAATAGATTTTGTTTAAATCTTTGTATATCCGCATACTCAGTTTCATAATTTTTTCTTATGTTATTCATTTCACTTTGAATATCATAATATTCTGGGTTACTTCCTCCCTTTTGATACTTGTTTATCCATCCACCATCTTTTTGTTGTGGAGTATCTTGTCCTGCTATAACAGCTGCAGCTCCTGTACCTATTGCTGCTGGTACTAATGCTTTATAGATATTAGGATTAGTCATATCAAACATTCCATTGTTGCCTATTGCTGATTTAATATTTTTTGGGTCAAAAACTATAGTTTGTCTATGGTATGGAAAAATGTTTTTATCAAGAATACCATCATAGTTATTTTTTAATAACTCATTAAGTTGTTCATTTGTTATTTGGTCGTTTCCATAAGTACCTTTTACTCTACCTGAATATGGTTTTTCCATATTAATGTATGTTTGGTATATTTCTCTTTCATTTTTAGGTGTATTTCTTGAATAACTTTCAGCCCTTGACTTACTGGGCGTAAAATAAATACCTTGGTCTCCAGTATATGTATCTCTTTTAATATACCCTTTATCTTGGGGTGTTAAAAATTGTTCATACCCTACTTTACCTCCATGATATTGAAAAGCAAAACTACCATCTGAATTTACTAATTTAGAATTACCAAATGCCTTTTTAAAGTTTTCACTATTCTGTTGCACAAATTGTTCAGGCGTTCCTTTAAAAGGAGAACCATCAGGATTTTTCATCCAACTACCATCAGCTTTAGTTGTTTGTTCTATAGCATGATACTCATCCATTAAAGCTTTATTAGATGGTATTTCAGAATTCCATTTGCCCCAATCTATTTCTGATTTAAATTTATTAGCAGAACCTGGTAGTTGAGTAGGTGTAAAAAGTTTTTGTTGGTCTAAAGGAATTACAAACTCTCTATCAGCAGCTCTACTTAAAGATTTATCATAATTTTGAAACTCTGCTAACCTACTCTTAGGTACTTGTAGTTGTATAATCTCTGGGTCAACAAATTCTCTATCAGCTTTGTAAAAATCAAAATCTGCTTTATCTTTTGTAAACCATTGTCCAAAATATTTTTCTCTATCTTTAAAATGTTGTATAGCTTTTTCATTTTGAAACATTGGTCCTAATTTACCTTCAGCAGCTAATTCAGACATGGGTCTAGCTCCTCTTTCTTGTATTCTCCATAAATCAACTAAATCATCAACATTACCAGAATCTGGTAATTGTTTGGTCTTGCTCCCTTTAGACCCTTTTAAAAATGGAATAGGTAATGATCCAGCTAACTCTAAAGCTCCTTCTGCAAGATTTCCAGAAGCAATATTAGAAAGTCCATAGAATGCTCCAGCTCCTGTAGGAAAGATAATGTTATTGAATGTTTTATTAGCATCTTCTCTTCTATCCATAATTGCTTGCTGAACCTCTGCTTCACCACCTGGTAATATTCTTTCTCCAGTTTGAGGATTTTCATAAACGGTCTGCATAGAACCTAAAGCTCCGGGAACTTGTCTTGCAACAAAACCCTTAGGAGTTTTTTTGGTATATGCAGTCATTATCCTATGATTTAGAGCTGCATCTTCCTCTACAGGATTACCTTTTGGTTTAGGTGTGGCTACAGAAGTTTTATCTGCAACAGCTTGTTGATTGCCTACATATCTAATATCACTAGTATCAACAGGCTGCTTCATAAACTTGGCAAGCTCTGGATTAACTTGATTACCGTCTTGATACTTCTGTAACCAACCACCATACTTATACCCTGCTTTAATAAGATGTTTTTGCACATCTCCTTTTGTTAAGTCACTAACAAAACTAATAGTCTCCATAAGATTCTTTGCAGTATCAAAATTCATATTTTGACTAAGCATACTAAGTGTATTATACTCAGCATTTTTATCTATCTGTCCTAGTATTCCATCTCTAATAAGTTTTTTTAATGTTTCTTCTTGCACGGTAGGATTTATATTTCCAATATTTTTAACCCAATGATTACTCATTTTAGGGGTTACTGCTGGTGATAGATCAATAAACTTAAAAGAATTAGAAGCATCATCATAAAAAACATTACTGCCAGCATTATCAATTGCTGATCTATTTTGTGCTAACTCAAAATAGTCTTTTGCATATTGAGTCCAGGCATCTGTTGGAATATTAATTATCTTATCTGTTGGTAAAGAATATAAAGGTTTACCCTCCATTCTACGCATTATATATGCATTTAATATGTCAGGTTTTGTTATAATCTCAGCACTTTTTGGAGAACCTGGTATGCCATTATCCTTTACTGTATCAGCCAAAGCAGAGATATTCTCGTTCGGCACTTCTGGAATATATTTTTGATTATTAGATAAAATTCTTTGTTGGTTAACTACTTTACCAACATTAGGACTCTTAATATTTTTTTGCATTTGACTTAGGTCAATGTCCATAAACTCAGGAATATATTGAGAAACTTGCTCAGGACTTTCATATTTAAGCAAGTAACCTGGATAATCAGGTAATTCATATACTCCTTTGTTAAAAGCACCGTCAGTAGCAATGTTTGGACCTGTCCGAACAGCAGTTACATCAATGTTTTTTGGAGACTGGTAAACTCTTTTGTATCCAGTTAGCCAGTTTGGTTTAGCTTCATAAATTGCATTAATATCTTCAAGATCTAGCTGCTGTAAAACTTCTCCTGTTTCAGGATCAATAGGTCTAGCTGCTGCATGACGCCCTACAATTTTTTGACCTGTTACAGGATTTATTTCTCCTCGGGAATACATAGGTACATCAGACTGCATTAAATAATGAGGTGTTGAATCAGTGCTTTTAAAAACCTCTGCTGGTTTTCCTTTTGAAAAAGATGGAAACTCTGTAGGTCTACGAAATACCGAATTATCTCCAATAGGATTAGCCCTTACTAAAAATGTTTTGAGTGCATCATCATATCCAGCTTGATTCACATATCTATAATTCATGTTTCCTTCTAATGGTGTAAAGACACTTCCTTTAGCAGTAGGATTTATTTTATATGTATATTGTAAAGGTGTCTGAGTAGTAAGATATTTACCTGCTCTTGCTGCATTCTCAGCTATATTAGTTCCTTCTAATAATCCTATACCAACAGCATTGAGTGGATCATACCCTGCTTCATAAAGATTACTCATTGCAGCTGCATATTCTGGTTGTCTATAATCTGTAAACAATGGCTTAGATCTCTGACCTTGTAGGGCAGAACCAAAATCTCCAGTAATAGCACCTGTCACAAGATTAGTAGGATAAGATAACGGTGCCAACATTCCCATAGCAGATGCATTGGCGGCTTCCTCTTGAGTATAATCTGAATTAGTCCATAATGGTTGATTAATAAGATTGTTACCTTGATACCAATCAATAGGTCCAACGGCAGCTATGTTTGCAGCATTTCTTAAATTCTTCTCAAGACCTTGGCTAAACTGACTAGTAAAATCTGGATCTAGTTTACCAGCATATTGTGATCTTTCAATAGTAGATCTTTCTTCCGGGGTGAGAGAGTTTAACCACTCTACTCTAGTTCTGTCTCCCTGAGGTTTATTACCTAAAATCTCTAGAGCTACTTGATCATTGGCATTCTGTGATGCTCTTTTTTGAACACGGGGATCTAATGGATTCATACCTAATGACTTAGCAAAAGGTGTCATCTCACCCTCTCTTGTCTTAGCCGCTATCTTCTGCTTCTTTTTATCTAAGTCAGTAAGATTATACTGATACTCAACAGGCTTAGTCATAACAGTCATAGGTCCAAATTCTGGATCATATGTCTGATATGAATCTTTAAATAAGAAGTTCCATTTGGGATCATTAGGATCTACCTCAGTTTTTCTACCATCAGCTTTTCTTACAGCTTTTTGAAGCCATCTTTGCTTTTCTTCAGTAGTAAGAGATCTTCCTTTTTTACGTTCTTTCTCTGCAAGTAAGTCTGTCCACTGCTCTACACCTTTATTGTATTCATCCCAACCTTTAGCATAATCAGCAGACTGTTGTGCCTGTGGATCTAGAGATGGAAGAGTAAAATTACTTGTTGGTTTAACTTGACTAGAACCTTCATTACCTTGATATTTATTTAACCAGCCACCATACTGCATGGTCTGTTTATCATATAGATCTACAGCCTCATGATACTGGAACTTACCATCACCCTTAGAAGCATTAGCTCGTCTGTAATTGATATAGTTATCATACCCACCTTGTTCAATTAATTGAGCAGCTACTTTACCAATAGATTGATTGTATGATATTCCTGCTAATTTAGCAAGCTGGTCTGATGTCATATCTAGACCATACTCATTGGCTACTTCTTTTAGGTAAAGGTAGTTTTTACTAAGTACATAGAATGTTGGTAAGCCTGCCTTTACAGGATCCGTAAGTTCATAATCAGACTCATATAACTTACTTCTTAATTGAGGATTGATGTTAGTCTCATCTTTTAGGGATGTGATGCCCATTGATTTTTCTCTCTCAGGCATAAGGGCATCCTGTAATCCTTTTGCTACAGCACCTGCTACTATACCTGATGGTCCTGGTAGTACATTTGATATAATAGATTTTTCATAATTCTTTCCTGCATATGTTTCTCTAGTAGGAATAATCCGAGCAACTCTCATAAGTTTTCCAAACTCATTTTCTGTAATAGGAATATCCTTAAGAATTGAATCTTTATTCTTCTCAATTACTGAAAGAAACTTATGAGTATTTTCTCCTGAAATTGATTGACCAGCCCAATCTGCTTGATTTGCTAAAGCACCTTCAGGTTTAAATTGGCCATATTCTGTTTGGTAATAGGATATACCTCCTGCTGGTATCCTTCCATCATTGTCTACACCATCAAAATAGTTAGGTCTTGTGATACCTGCAATTAATGATACCTGACTCTTACTATTACCTGGTACCTTACCTTCAATAAAATCTTCAACTGGTTGTTTTTGAAGATCTCCATGGACATTATGCTCAACATATAATTTACCATCCTTGTCAGCTTTTACAATACCAACGTGTGTAGTAAAGAATCTATTATTTAAAGGCTGAGTTTGATTCCATGCTTTCTTTGTAGAAGGAGAACCTTCATAAAATATATTAACAACATCACCAGGTTTAATGTTACCTGTATTCAACATTTCTCTTAGCTGTCCTTTTACAGCATCATTATTCAATGTTGATTTAAGATAGTTTTTTATTTCATTCTCACCAGCCTTAGGTGACAATGGAATCTGTGATCTTTCAGGTAAACCTGTAAATAAAAGTTTACCTCCTTTATTTTGCAAGTTTTCAGAAAGAGTCCATGCATCACCTTTAAAACCAAGTTCTTCTCTAGCCTCTTCTCCTACAACATCCTCACTACATACAGTTCCATTAATATATTGAGCACATCCTCTTACAACTTGTCCTTTTACTTTAGCATCTTCAGTTTTATCATAGTCCTGATTAGGATCTATACTAAAGTTGTAACCTATCTTAATATCAGATGGTTTTAAGTTAAAATCATACTTTACATTACCTGTAAAAAAACCTCTTTTCATAAGATCTTTTTCAAAGTCTTGCATTGACTGATTAGTTAAACCAACATCTGGTTCACCAGTTTGTGGATCATATAACTCAAATGGACTTCTTACAGAAATACCTAAAGTACTCTTTGCATCAATTTTATTCTTGTATGCACGTATAGCATCTTTAGTATTATTATCAAGTTGTCCAGAGTTGTACTTCTGGTTATACATGTTATACTGACGTATAGCATTAAGAGTCTGTTTATCAATTTTACCTGATAAATTACCATCTATGTTTTCACCAGTAACACCAAGAACTTCAAGTAATCCTTCATTAGCCAAATATTTCTGAAGCTCAATTACTTGTTCAGGAGTTTGATAGTCTTCAACTTTAATTATTTTCTTTGTTTCTGGATAATAACCTTTTCCATCTAAATAAGACTGAACCTTTATGATATCATCTGGTGTATAGTCAGAGGCATTCTTATGTCTTAGATTAAAATCTGCTGTTTGCTTATATGCATTTACAGCTTCATCTTCATCCTTGTAGGGTGCAACAAAAAACTCAGGTGATGCAGCATACTTGTTAACCTCTCTTCTCTTTTCAATCTCCTTAGTTTTAGGTATATCAACACCTGACACAAGTGAGTATAACTCTGGAGCAATCTCAGCCATTGCAGGATTCTCTACAAGATTAGTAGGTTCTTCAGCAGGATTCTTAGCAACAGGTTTTGAAGCAGCTGGTTTAGGAGCAGCCGGCTTTTTAGTTTCGGATACACCTAATGATGACAACCATTTGTCAACATAATCTTGTGGCTCATTTGCCTTAGGAGCAAACTTTGCCATAAGGTTCTTAAGTACTTGTGACTTGTTTGAATCAAGCTCTTTCCATTCTTCAGTACCCTTCTCACGGATTCTCATTCCATCAGGTTCATCAATATACTCAAGTCGGCTACCAAAAGTTTTGACACCACCCTCTTGATATTTACTCAACCATCCTTTATCAGAGAGATCTGGTATTGATATGTCACCTCCTGATTGAGCCATAGGTATCTCATACACCATTTTACCAGGAAATTGATACTTGCCTCCAGGCTGCATCATAATAGGTGGTTGGCCAGGTACAAATCCCATTACAGGGTATGGTACACCCTCCATGGTTATTCTACCATCTTTAGTTGGTACTGCTGTAAGTTTTCCTGGATGAGCCCATTGACCATTCTTATCTACAATAAACTTATTAAGCTTACTCATTATCTTGGAGAATTGAGGAGTTTAGTATTTGTTACTTTCAACAACATTTTTACATTGTCTGATATTGTTCTTGTAAGGACAATGTGATTCAGGTAATGTCTGAACTTCTTACGTTCAAATGGTGACTTATTATAGTTAAGGTTATTTACATTCAACACTCTAATGTAACCATTAATTTCTGTATTCCAAATAGGTTGCTGAGCCTGTACACCGCCCACAATGAATTCACCACGGTTATTGGTTATGTCCCAGAACTGATTGAATCTGTATTTCTGTTCCTCCTTAGAGTATAGAATACTAATACTGTTTGGGTTTACCTGAGGATAGTTTACAATTACTGGAGCATTGTTCTTAGGACTAGTAATCAAATTAAGTGTACCAGAAACTTGTTCAGTATTATAAACTATAGCCTTATCAAAATTAAAATCAAGAACATGGAATCTATCAATACCATTAGGATTGTAAACATATGCCTCCATAATGTATTCAACATTTCTGGTAGTATTAACAGCTTGTCCTGTAACAGATGCATAGTCAATCTCAAATGGATAGTCTACACCATAGAAGTTACAAAACTTACTAGTAAAGTTACCATGTCTCCAAATGCTTGAAGATCCGTTCTGAGTGTTTGTTGTAAGGAAACCTCTAATACTTGACATAGCATATTCTGGATGCCAGTCATGGAATGACAACCATATTCTTAACTTAGAGTCAAAACTTACTGTCCATGATGCATCTTCAAAGTACAAAGGATCTCCAAGTACAAATGGAATCTTAGCACCACCTGGTGCTTTATAAGTAAAATCAAGTCCACCTAAATATGTAACATTGTCAATGTACTCATCCTTGACTCTGTAGTCTTTCTTGCAGAAATAAATAATACCATTGTCATTATCATAAAGTGACTGGCAACCAATTCCTACAACAGGATTATCTGCTACTTCAAAATTAGGAAACTGATCAAGTAGGAACATCTTTAAATATTTAGAGAACCACCACTTCATACCCATATCAGATATGGCAGCCATTCCCTCAGCTACTGTAAAGATCTTACCTTGTGATGCACTCATCCAAAATATACCAGCAGGAGTATTTATAATACTCAATCTATGCTGTGATGAACCATGTTGAAACTCTTGATCAGCATTGCTTAATGTCTGAAGTGGTTGACTAAATAAGCCACCATCTCCAATTGTAATTTTAGTGCCAGCTGTTGTTTGAAGTTGATCAACAGCATTAAACATCAATGGTGTTGAATGCTCAAACAAAATAATAGCACCATTCTTATTTATGGATTTGAATGCTACAACTCTGTCATCAAAGTCATTGTAGTTGTTTACAAGATAAATATGCCAGTAGTCTTTTTTATCCTCTTGATTCTGTGGAAGAGAGTATATTACTCTATTAGGAAAATATGTGTAACATTTTTCTGCTGTGGTAGGACTGTAAGATCTATCCTGCATAGCTCCCCATGATAAGAAACTATTTAGAACTTTTGTTACACCAAGAGAAATGTCATACTTGTAGAAGTTACCGACTCTTATGATATCTGTGCTAAACAGATTATTAAGATTAGCATACCCATATGGATCATAGAATCTTTCAGCAGGAGTATCATTGTAATCTCTGTGATCTACGTTGTATTCAGTTTCAACATAAAAATCTAAGACTCCTGATTGAAACAAATACATGTAAGCATTCTTTACTCCAATTCTAAAACTAGAAAAAAGATTTGCAAAAAATCCATCAATACCTGTATTGTCAACTCTGTCTAAGTTATATCTACCAGAAGGCAGTGGATTGGTTATAGCATCAACACCTCCTTCAAGAAGATTCTGAACGGCACCTGTTAAACCTTGAATAAAATCAGCTGTATCATATTTGCTAAAGTCTGCAAAAAATCTTGCATAGTTTACCATATACCTTGTGGTATAATCAATCTCTGTTCCTATAGGTACATTGTATAACCAATCATAAAAATAGAAGAAGGTATTCTTCTCAGTGTATCTTCCTATGTAAACATCTCCACCAAGTATTAATGGTGTTTTGTCTACTACAACTCTTGATCTTGGTCTTGTAGGGAATGTATAGTCTATTGCTTCTGGGCCCAGGGGCTGATCAAAAGAAAATACACAGCCTGTTGTAATCTGGCTAGGTGATTCTATCTGACCATATTGGTTTCTAAATCTTACCTTTAGTCCCGCATAAAAAGCTGAGCCTGTTGCATTAAAAGAACCTCCAGGACTATTGAACTTGATACCCTTATTAAATACATTAGGATTATTCTGAACACTACCTATAGTCTGTACAGAGTTGTCAGCTAATGATGGATCACCAATTGGATTATTAAGTTCTATTGCAACTGTCTTAGATCTAAATAAGTTATTTACTGTTTTATCAGAAAACGTAGTAATCTGATTGTCAATGTATACTGAGTTTATAATAGATCTTCTGGTATTAGCAACACCATTCAGATTCAGCTTAGCATTACCCTGAGCATACTTATTAAGATTTACATGGCTTAAGCTCCGGTAAACATAATCCCTATAAGGAGTGATAGATCTTAATAGTTCAAGCATTGCATCGGTACCCTGCATCCAGTATGATGCAAATGTTACAATACCACCTGCTGTTCTAAATATAACAGGAGCATAACTAAAATCAGACCTTTCTACCTCATACTCCATTGATGGTCCAATACCTGCAGCACCTAATGCAGCACCTCCAGTTACAGCTCCTATTTGTCCAAATATTATTCCTTGAATAGTGGCTAATGATGCATCAACTCCACCACCAGCCATAGTACCAATGTTAAGAGCACTACCGGCACCAGTTGGACCATAATTATAGTTATCATTACCACCTAATGGAGTTAGTAATCCGACATTGATTGGTGTGGCTGGTACTGGAGCAGTTCCACTAAATCCTGGTGTAAAAGTTTTACCTGTCTGATATTTACTAATATCTCTACCACGAATAGATTTCATGGCAGTACCAATACCTACAATTGCTGATATTATAAAAGCTAAGTTAGTTATTAACTTCTCTTTAGGATGCCCAGGAACAGGTTCAAAACGACCCAGCATATTAAACCTAGATCCCACCTCTCCATAAAGTTTTAATTCAGTTGCAGATAAGAAAGGATCATTAAAAGTTGTGTCAGGAGAATGAAAAGTAAATAAACGTCTACTAACATTATCATTCCAGGTATTAGAGTTATTAAGCTGTGCACTATAACCACCCTGACTATTAAAATTAGAAAGAGTATGATCCTTTCCTAAGTAATTGCAAACATAGTTTTGGTAATAGATCAATTCATCTTGACTACCATTATCTTCAACATAATAACGCATGTTGCGGATTATACCTTTAGCAACAATAGTTCTATTACCTTGTCTGTTTGATCTTAGAATTTCATAACCAATTACACCAGGAATAATGTTACCATCATTGTCAACAGGAGCCTTAATGTTTTCAAACTCAACACCCAGAATTCTAATAGCTCTAGCTTGAGTAGCTGTAAAAGTAGTACCAGAAAATGATCCTGCCGATGTACGTACATGACCATAGTTTTGACCTGTAGCAACATCACCGTAAGTTGTATCTGTTGCATATATAGCATCAGCTGGCATCTTATGGTGTCTTATAGGAAGTCCACATAAGTCATATGCCGGATCAGATGTTCCAGCCCATGTATGCTGAGTTGCATTCCATATCTCTGGTTTGTTTGCTGGATATTTTTCAGTAGATTCCCAGTAACCCATTTTACCACGGGCTATAACCTGACCAGCTACTACAGAAGCAGTATCAGTAGGTAAGTTGTTTTCAATTACATAAGCTGTATTAACAACTTCCCAGAGTTCAGGAATATAATTAGGATCCTGAGCATATTCAATATTATCAAGATTGGCAGAACTAAATGAAGCTTTTTCCCATGATTGAGCAGGTCTACCAGGTATATGATATGAACTAGATCTTTCACCAGTATTATAAACCCAGCGAATATAGAAGGCATACTGCTCATCTCTCATGTAACCATTTTCATTACCACCATTCTCATAGTAGTTTGGTGGTTGCTCAATCATTACCCAGTTTGTTCTGATCTGATTGGCCAATGGCTGATAATTAAAATCAAACTTTGCAGTAGGAGCTGCTCTGATCAAGTAATTATTTACAGCATACATACCTTCAGACTTCTCATATGCTGGAGATCTAAGTGGTATATATGATAAAGGAATTGATTCTAATTCTGGATTAATGTAATCAATAGTTACAGAATTAGTCTCAGTAACATAATTACCAATCTTTCTAGCAACTGTCTGTTGATTTACTGTACCAACAATAACAAGTTCAAACTCTTGAAATCTATCAGTATCCATATTTGAAAAACTGATATCAAGTGAACCTGTGGCATTGTTATGACTAAACAGAGGTTGAATCTGAGAAGGATTAAAATAGTCAGTGACACGTTGCTGATTAATTGTATAAGCAACAACGGCATAGTAACTACCATTTAATAACTGCCCACCAGTAAGTCCTGTGCTAATTTTAACACAGGGTATCTTCATTAACCGAGCAATCCTTGTTTTCTCTACATCCAGAGTCAAAGGAATGTTTGGTTGACAGTCAATACAAGGACCAGGTAAAACATCTGTGCACTCATAGGGCACACCTGGCCATGGCTCATTCTGAGTAATATCAGGATAGTCTCTGAGTCTTACATCACCAATATTTAAGGTCCTGTCTGGATTCAAAGCATCACACCAGTAGAGCTGATAAGAGCAGTCAAAATTCTGCTTAGAAGCTCCTATAATTATGTTAGTTCTTTTGAATCCCCATTGAGTATCATTACTAATTGGCTTATACTCACATAACTCATCATTGAATAATCCAATTTCAGAATTGATATCATCTGTTGTATAAACAGCCCAGTAGTGTTCTACAATAGGAATAGCACCTATAAAGGTGTATGGTAATGTAACACACTTTAAGTTTGCAGGCTCATTTCCAATAATACCCAGGTCACCAGAGTCTGAGTTATTTACCACATTTCTAGCATCATACCATGAACCCTCAGGAGCAAACGTGGGGTCATAGTCTTTAACCATACCTTTGTTAAAGGTATTTGTCTCAGCACTGCTAGTATTCTGTGATGGAGTATTTTCTGATGATTTCTTAGCCATAATTATACAACATTGTTTACACGAAGATTAGCCATTGGATAAGGATATGATTTAAACATATCATAGTACTTACCATACATTGCTTTTCTATTCATTGCCCACACTTTCTCCATCTCAGAGAAGTTAGGTGTATTTACAATTGACAAGGCATAGTTTCTTGCTGCTCTATATTCCTGTAGGACAAGTTGTAGCTGTGCTGCCACATTATTGCCATCCATAATAAGATTCTCAAGAATACGTTTCTTCATAGCATATTCATAGTACTCATTGATCATAGGATGATCTGGCACCATAAGGTTACCATCAGTATCCTCAAGAGTACCTTGATAGTTAATATACAGATTCCCTTCTTTTAAGGATGTATAAATCCAGCCGTCTTTAATGTATGCCTCATCCTTTGCCATGTGATGTAGGTTAGGACAGTCACAATCTACAAACTGAGAGTTTCTAAAACGGATTGGAGCAAAGTGGTCATAGGTTCTTGTCTCTGTATTTACAACCTGAATCAGCTGATAAGAATCTCCACACTTGGTCATACAAACTGGCTGCTGAGGTAGTGATACATCAGAGCAGTAGTTTTGTTCTACCCATGGTCTCCATTCTGGAGTTACGTCTTGAACATTGGTACCTTGTGGTACAGCAAAAGAATACTTAGCTTGACCACAGATTAAAGCAAAATTCATTACATAAAAATCATCAGGAAGTCTAACCTTACCATCACATACCTCAAGAACTCTCTCTTTGGTCATGTATATTCTAAGACCTAGATCATAGTTTACTCTAATAGCTACCTTGTACAACTGTGATGGATCAATAGTAGTATCCGTGGCAATAGCCTTCAGGTCAATTTTAACATCTTCTAGAAGACTGTCAAACGTCCTGTATTTTAAGGTGTAGTTATAGTTCATCGTGTTGCACTTTGTTTATCAGAAAGGAATTGATCTTGTGGTATCTGTATGCTAATCATAAAGTCCTGAAGAACTTGTTTTTCAATCTCAGCAAAGAACTCAGGTGGTATACCAAGAGCTTGCTCTTGTACAGATTTGCATGGATCATCACAACTAAAACCTGCAACACTTGAATCAAAGATTGCCTCAATTGAGATAGCATCCCATTCAGTATCAGGTAAATACAAGTAACTATCCATAAACCAGTAGTACTTATTATTATTATACTTAAATGCAGATGTCTTTGTCATGCTGGTATATAAAGCCGGAGTTGTCTTATACACCTCAGTGTATGTATCAATTGACATTACTGATCTTATAAGGGGTCCCTGAGGTCCTTCAAATATACCAGGTAGTTTGTCTTTGGTCCTTTTGATTACACACCCAGACTTTGGTTGACAGCATGCCTCAACTCTATCAACCTCTACAAGATCAACACAGGCTAATCTTTTATACAGAGATCCAAACTTAGCACGGCCAGCAATAGGATTCTGTCTTTTCATATACATCCGGGCATACTTAGTTATCAGGCTATAGATCATACGATCTGTTACAAATGAATCCACATTTGCAGCCTTGATAACATTTCTCACCCTTGATATTGCATCACCAATTGTATCCATGTTTAATCTATTTCAAAGTCATTATATTTTGCTTTGTCTATGGTATTTCTAATCTTAAAGTAATCCCTAGACTTATTCTTCTTATACATCTTAACAACATCTGTAGTATTCTCTACAACAATGTATTTCTTAAAATCCTCTTTGTACCTATCTTTTACAGTTCTCTTGAACTCTCTTGATGCTGTAAAGGCCCAAATAGATCTTTCTCTTAATTTGTACTTTGCATAGTACGCACTAAAAAATATCTTACCAACATATCCATCCGTATCCCAGTTCTTATGTTTTACAACAACTCCATACTTAATGGACTTGCCGTAGTCAATATTATCACTGGTCACATTCCCACAAGACCCTATAAAAACAAATCCAAGACCCTGTGGTAGCTCTATACCATCTCTATGCTCAATTACTTTATCCCATAGCAGTCCATTGAATTTATGGACTATCTTCTTAAGCTCTCTCTTTCCATAGTGGCTATACTCTGGAAACTTTAATCTAAACTGCTCTAAATAGTCCTCATCAATTATATTGGTTTTCTTGACTCTGTATCTTGGAGCATTAAGATCTGGCTTTCTGAATTGCTGCATAGGTCTTATTATAATTTACAAAAAAATATTGGAACTTCATTATAGATTTCAAATATAGTAAAATACCCCCAGGTCTTCACCTGAGGGTACCTTGTTTAGTCGTGTAAAACCAACAAACAACGACTTAATATTATGAACAGTTACCTAGATTAGTAACGGTTACAATGTAATCCTTGACAAGATGAAGTGATCCAGGAACCATACAAACAGTTAAAGTAGCTAAAGGTAATATTGTAGCAGATTGTCTAACATTATTACAGTCAATGTAATCTATAGGAAGAGATCTTTCTTTTTCACCATTAGCTATGGTATAATTTTGACAGCTACAACAAGCTTCACTTGCTATCTTTTGAATTATTGTAGAGGTTGAATTAGTTACAGTTGGTAAACTCTGTGAGCACACTCTATAAGAAGAACCAGTAAATGGTGTAGCTACTTGTTCTTCAGCTTGGTTGACACAATCATCATAGCTCAAAATAGAGTTTACACCACAGTTAGTTCCGCATGGACAGAACTCAATGTATCCTGTTGCATCATCTCCAGTAGGAGAAAGTCCAAATCTTACAGCAGCTGCAGTTGTATAGTTCTCTCCATTAGCAGTTATATTAACTGAATCAACACTATCCCCATCCAGAACAACAGTTCCTAAAAAGCCTGTACCGCCACCAGTAGGTGTTATAATAACACTAGGTGGTGATACATATCCTGATCCTGCATAGTCAACAACAATATTAGCAATACCTGATTTAGTACAAGAAATCTCATAAACATCGCATGTATTAGTTTCTGTTCCAAACTTAAAAGTTACTCTTGATGGAATGTCATCTTCAGCAGCACAACATGGTTGAATATAACCATCTACAGTGTAATTAGCACAGAGTACAGGTTCAACAGGAAGGCACTCATCAAATGTCTCATCAATTGTAATCACAGTTGTCTTCTGTACTCCTATTACAGAAGCAGAAGAATCAATGTAAACACAGAATGGAGGTGTTGGTGATATTGCATCACCTCTCACAGCTATTCTATGACAACCCTCATATTGAGGAGTATATGTAATTGATAATGATGCCATTATGCTATTGTTGCTGCTTTGATAATTACAGAATAACAGTTACCAGTATCACATACTGAGTTAATACGAATCAGATATGATGTACTAGGAGCTAAATTACTAATTACAGCAGTCAAAGTAGTTTGAGAAGCTAACAAAGTCCAGCTACCTAATACACAAGGATTTGTTGGAACTTGTTGATATTCTAATTGATATGTATTAGCCGTAGCTGATGCTTCCCATGCAATTGTCAATGTTGTGCTTGTAGCAGATACTGGAAATACATTCCATGTTGCTTGACAAGTAGAACAAGGATCAGCACATTCTGGATCAGCTCCTGTACGTATAATCATTTGCTGAATTATACTCTGTAATGATCTTCCATCCTCAATGCCCATTTCCCAGATACCAGCTCCATTATAGTAGGTACATCTTGTATCTACATATTCAGAGCATGGATTAGGTACCGGACATTGTTGGTCTGGAGGACATGAATATGTCTTAGCTGTGGTGTAAGCTGAATCCTTACAACCACAATTAGACGTTGAAGTATTTTGACAATTAGTACAAGCCATTGTATTATGCGCAGGTTATAGGATTAGATTGACAAGGAGTTGAATAGCCATTTTGAGTTGATGTAACAATACCATAATAGATATCACCGGTAGTTAATCCAGAAAATATTGAAGTACGAGCACCAGCAGCAGAAAATGTATTTACAGTTTGACCAACAAAAGCTCCAGCCTGTGTGTATAATGTAACAGTATATGTTGTAGTAGGTGTTACACTAGTCCATGTAATTGTAACCTGATTTGCAACAGATGAAGCAATACCTACATTGATAAGAGTACACCAGTTTGTATTATAGAAACTGTAGCGTCTTGATTTTGTACAACTTATAGTTCCATCTGTAACACATAGATTAATATCTAGTTCGTACCAAATAGCTTGTTCTGTAACAGTAGGTGCCGTTGTCATATCAAGCTGCATCTGAGTACCGTTATTAATAGAGTCAATTACATCTTCATTAAATGTAAAAGGACCACCAACAGAACTTGTTACTTCAACAGCAGTGGTACTTCCTGAACAATAGTTAAATCCAGTTGGAATAGAACCACTAAAAAACACATTAATAAACTTGACTCCAGTAATTCCTGTTGCAGTAAATGACCAGATAATATCATCACAAGTTAATGAGCAGCATGCTGCAAGTTGAGTTTGTAATGTTGCAACTGCAGATCTCAAATCACATACAGTAAGCCACATATTTACATATGACTCAGCAAGTGTTTGTGAGTTAATAGTCCAACCAGGTATTGCAGACATTGTTGGTGCTGTTTGTGCTGGATCTAATGGAGCAAGTCCTGGTAAACCAACACACTCATAGCCAATTGCATCATAAAGAGCAAGAGGTGATCCTGTTCTAGCTTGTAGGGCACAGAATGCTGTTTCAAGTTGTACTGCAAAGTCAACAATGTTTAATCCAGATACTCCTGACAAACAGCTTGCAGTTCCTACTGTTATGTTTGTAGGTCCAGCATTACAGCAGTTGTTTTCTATAAAAGTAACACGAGTATCTAATGCTGCAAGTCCGTTCTGAATAGTAGCTATTGTAGAAAGAATGGTACATATCTCATTACCAATCTTAATGACATAATCCTTAAGCTGTAAACTTACAATCAGGTTTCCAAGGAAATCAGGTTCCTGAAAACAAGGAGCAATTGTAACTTGACAATCTGGACAACCGGCAGTAGCATTACCTCCATTCTGTTGACTAAGGTCACAAACCTTATTCAAGATAAACTGAATAAGTTCCTGAAGATTCTGTGGGTTAGGACACAAAGGATCAAAGCATGACAAGTCATAGACTGTCATATCAAGTTGATCTAAAACAGTACATAACTTCTCTGCAAGCTTTGCTACTACATCACTTACAGTATCTCCTTTGCATAGTTTAATGCAAGGAATGTCTGGTCCTTGCCAGATTACACAGTTAGAAGAAATGGGATTGCATCCTTCTTGTGTGTCATTTGCTTTTATTGGAGTTGCCATATATATAATCTACTTATTTTTTTGTTGATTTCCAAATTAGATTAACGATCCAGTTCCAGAAACATTCTGAGGTATTCCACAGGCCACTGTTGGTGTAACAGGACATTCAATAGCTAATTCTGGTGTTGGTGGTGGTATACATTCACCAGGAGGATTGATTCTGCTGTAATCAGACAGTTCTTTTTCAATCCATAACTTATCAAAGTCAACTCCATCACAACAGTTACCCATACCATTTTTAATGGTATTAAATAGTTTGTAATAGTTATTAGCAAACTTTGTATTAGTTCTGATCTCACATTCTGAATCAGTAATGTGATAATATTTCTTTACAGGCTTCTGAATTGTTCTTACAAATACTTCAGGCTCATCAGGTAAACAACATGAGCAGTCTTTATGTGCATCTGTTACTGTGTAATAATTACAAGGGCATCCTGTATCTTCTGTATATGGTCCAAGAACTGTATAACAGTTATCAGGATACTCAGCAATATTTACAACTGAACCTACATACAATGCAAGATCGGATGATGTTACAAGAGCAGTAGAAGCACTTTGTATTAAATCAGCAGGAGCATCAACTATAATACCTGTTGCTTTACAGTTCAATAGAACATAAGCTGTATTTACTGGACAAATCTCGGAACCTGTTGATGTAACATAGGTAAGATCAATACTAACTGCATTTGAAAAACAGGTTTCACATGCTGATCCAGGAATTACTTCAAAACTAGAACATAGTGAATTTACTGTGTAGTAAATATCAGGAAAGTTCTCTGGATCAGTTACTTGAACAACATTATCTAACTCAGCTTGAAAATAAAGATCTACATCAGAGCCAGTAATGGTAGTTATATAAACAGAAGTATCTGTTTGACAACTGGTAAGTGTTATGCAGGTATATGATATCATTATTTACAATTTTTAGTAATACAACATTCACAATCAGGGAATACATTATCCACAACAATATCATAGATTAAATCACTGCAGCTTTCGGTTTTAATTAAGGATGCACAAAATGGTTGACAACTATTATATTCAATTGTTCCACTAAGACTAGTCTGTTTACCTGGTGGAAAAATGCTTGTATTTTTTGTTACTCCATTATCAGTGCTATAGTAAGCTGTAGCACTTCTACCAACCATTGCTGCTTTTTGTTGATATGAAAATATACTTGATGTACTTGCTGTTGTTCCTGTTATTGTTGATTGAAGAGTCCAGGTTGCCCCACTATTAGTTGTTCTATATATTCCACCGACTTCTCCAGAAGATGCCGGATAATAAACAACATCTGCAATATTTGTACTACTTAATGAATTACCGCTACCTATAACATTTTCAGTAATGGTAAGAGTTTGTGTAAATGTAGCACCAAAATCTGCTGATTGATATATGCCGGTTCTTGTAATAGCAATAATAACATTAAGACCTAGTGTTACAATATCTTGTACAGGATTACCAGCAGATATTGGGTTATCACTATTACAAGCAGTCCAAGTAAGACCTAAGTCTATTGACTTAAATATCTTATCTTCAACACTAACATAGATAGTTGTTAGATCCCAAGAAGCAATAGCATAGGCTTCTGGAGAAGGTCCCCATGTAGGATATAATGTTGCAGGAGAATCTGGTAAATCAGAAAAAGTAGTTCCTCCATCTGTTGAAACAGCAAAAGTGTCTCCAACAGCTATAATTAAATCTGTGGGTAGAATTTCATTGTACAAAAGAATATCATTAAATTCTCCTCCTGTGGTATAAGAACCTCCTACAGCAGTCCATGAAAATCCATGATCTGTAGTATGATATATTCCTATAGTTCCAGCTGCAAAAACAGAACCTATTATCTGTCTATCAGCTTTTATAACAGATGCTGTTGATGTTGACACAGGTAATCCATCAAAATATAAATCATAGGTAGCACCAAAATCTGTAGATACATACACAGCCTGGAAACCACCTGATACTAGACTTCCATCCTGAAGAGCATATATATATATTATTTCCTGTAGCACAGGTAACCAGTAAGATGTATATGGGCAAGAACTATTAATAGGAGAATAAAACAACATAGTAGATGTTGTTACATTATAAAACTCCCATTGTGCTGGATCATTATTCCATACAATTGAATAATCATTTCCACTTGCCGTAAACAAATATTGGTATCTACCATTTATTAAAACACTAGAGGCAGTTACATCAATTGTTTCTTCAGTACCAGCTTCAATATCAAAAATACCTGTTACACGTAAACATTTGCAGGTTGGTTCAGTAACTGTAAAGCAAAGACCAGGATAACCCTGGATACTGATAGTCTTCCCTATAAGATTTAAGAGATCTGAATCAGTAAGTATAAAACTCTGGTCATTGAAACAGTTGTTCAACTGATACAATGGAGGATTACAAATAGCACATGATTGGAACTCTGAAGCTATTGTAACTGCTTCTGGAGTAAACTCAGTTTTAGTATTTGGTCCCACCTGCCAGCATTCACCAGGATATTCTGATACCTGAACAGTCTTTGCAAGATCTGCCTCTAAGTCTTGAGTAGTATAAATAACCACATCAGTGTCCTTACAATTGTACAGAGCATATGATGGATCACATAAATAACATTCATCAAAAGATTCAGTTACAGTAATTACTGTGCTTATAGGGCATATGTCGTCAAGCTTGGTAACTGTCCAACAAACATCTGAACCTTGAATCTTAACAACCTTTCCAATATACTCTGAAAGGTCTACCTGAGTAATAATGTCCTGAGCTGAGCCTTTACAATCAGCTAATTCATAACAACATGGTACAACAGTTAATGATTCTAAACAATTACATCTTGCAATTAAACGTGTAGGATCATCTGGATCAGTAGCATATGTTAATGTACAGCCAGGAGGACATGCTGGTGGTGCATAAGCACCTCCACATACAGAATCTGATACAGCACCGGCAATTGCTGATGCTCCTGAAAAACTAGCTTCAAACCAAAGAGGTGTACCATTCTCAACTGTAACAACAGGTGTTGCTATATTTATGAATGTACTGTAAATACTAGACACTTCAGTAGATTCGCCCAAACCTACCATGATATGTTTTATACCATCTGTTTTTAATACATCACATAAGTTAATATAACCTGAAAGTGAACTATATGATACAGCACTATATATACATGGACCAGAACAACCTGTTCCATCAGTTATTGTAATAATAACCTTGGCAGCAAGAGGTCTTGCAGTAGCACCAGAAAATAATTCATTCTGTGCTGCACAAATAGCATCAACATGGTCAGTTCCTCCTCCTATGCTAGATGAACATAAACCTGAAGAAGGATTAGTTTTAGGCTGATTTATACCTGTTGTAATATCAGCAATATTTGTAGTAAGTTCTTGTGACACACATGCAGAAGTAGCCCACTGAACAATCCCAACCTGAATATCTCCAGAGGTAATTTGTGCTGATAAACTGTTTACTATATCCTCAGCAAGAAGCTTCATTTGAGTCCACTCAGGATAAGCAGTACTATTTTGTACAGAAGATGAGTTATCTATTGTAATAATTAAATCTACCTCACAAGATCCTCCTAAAAGAGATTCACAATTTCCTGTTACAGGATTATATGTAAAACCTTCACCACATAATGACAAACCTTCAATCTCTTGCTCACAGTTACCTGTTACTGGATTAAAGTCATATTTACTTCTACATTCTCCACATAGAAAATCAACACCAGTAATTGCAGTTATTTTAGCTGCAACAAAAGGATTAGTTAATGTTACACCACCATCTGTTGATGCATATAATGTTGTATTATTACCAACAATAATGCTATTGAGGGTAAAGTCAAAAATATCTACATTATCCGTTCCAGTTGAGGCACCATTAACTAATGCCCATGTACTACCAGAGTTTGTAGATTTATAAATACCTAGATCACATATAAGATATACAACACCAGTACTTACAGTTGAACTACTAAATCTAAAATCTGCAGTTGTTGAACCACCAAGTGCTCCTGGTGTTCCAAGTAGAGTAAATGTATTACCTGAGTCTGTTGACTGATAAACACCAGCTCCACATACAACAGATATTGTTCCACCTAATCCATCAGAGACAATACCTGTTATTTTGTAACCAGCAACAATAGGAACATCATTATTAAGAACTTCCCATGTATTACCAAAGTCTGTTGTTTTGTATACCTTATCTTCAATTGCAACAAAACCACTAGTTCCAGCAGGAAAGTATGCAGCTCTTGCAATAGAACCAGGTACACCATATAATGTAGAAGCTGTTACTGGTAATGCAATAAAGTTTTGACCACCATCAATTGATTTGAATAGTTGATCTCCAATAGCAAGAACATTAAAACTATCAATGTAGTAAACAGAATGCCACTGATGGCCTGTAGTATTACCAGTAAGTGTATAAGACTCACCACCATCTACTGATCTGTATATACCGTGCACTTGGTTAGTAACAAGACTCTTGTAAGGATCATGAGTATCTGTAGCTATCCATACACTTGTAGCTCCTATGGTAAAGGGGCTTGTAGGAAGACCGGCAGCTGTTGCCAGACTCCAGTTTACACCAAGATCATCTGATACATAGACCTTATTAAACCCTGCTATCGCATATGTTCTTGTTGCCATCTATTACTTAGTTACATTAACTGAATTTACAGTTGGTGCTGTATCACTTTTTTTATCTGCTACAGGTTTTGTTGCACATTTTGAACAACCTTGTTTACCATTAGGTAAGATTCTTTTTTGACATCCGCATGTCATTGTTGCTCCACAATTTGCACATTTTGCCATATTTATGTTGGTTTTAAATTATTAGCAATCTCCACAACCACAACCGCATGAAAGTTTGGTTACTCTTTTATCTACATAATTGTAGATCTCCATTCCTTTTGCTGGTTTATGGCAGTACTCTACTGTAGCCTTAGCTGCTTTCAACATAGTTTGTAGCAACTGTAGTTCCCTTAGTTTTTCTTTTAAAGGAGTTTGTGGCTCACAGCCTTGTACATCAAGGCAGCAGAGTAAGTTATTTATCTTATTCAACACCTTTGTAACCCTCAAGTGGTTATACTCTACGTATACTGTGTCATTTGGACTAACACTATACCGTACAATATAAACACCATCTGCAAAGTCATTGTATGTATTACCACAATTAGTAGTCTGAAGCCCCAGTTCACAGGCACTTATGTTCTCAAGAAACCCAGGCTGAAGATCAGTTACCTCATAAGCTGTGGTAAATCCAGGAGGAGTAATCTCAATCTTGAGACATTCTACCGGTGCTACATCACTGTAAATACTGGCATCTACCACACGGAATATACATGTAGTAAGAGTATCTGGGATGTCTAATGCTAATTGATGTTTTTCCATTATGTTACAAAAATAAAAAAGGAGAGGAGAGTTTGAAGCTCCCTCTCCTTTTTATTATTCAAACTTTTTTTACTTAGTCATTTGATGGCTCAACTGGAGTGCACTCCTCATAGCAACCAAAGGTCTGAAGACCATTGCAAGATGAGTTTGCATTAGCCAACCAAGCTGCCATGAATGCTTCAAAAGCTGCATCTGTACCATTTGTAACAATCTGTAACAAGTACTGATCATTATCAAATGTTCCTGTTGGGTTATTCAAACGTGGTACACTGTGCTGAATAAAGTAGTTTGTATACTGTGAGTTCTTATCAATTGCATTGAATACATCAGTACCATTGGTAATCTCACGGATACGAAGATCCATTCCAGTATAGAAAGGTTGTTGTGCATATCCTTCAGTAAGGATTAAGCTACGAAGAGCACTTTCTCCAAATCCTGTTCCTTGAACTGGAAGACATTGGTTATATACACACAAACCAGAGAATTGGCATGGATCACCATTTAAGTCTACCTCAGAAGCATAGATCTTTACTGGCTCAATGTAAGCAATGATAGAATCATTTGGATAGAATGTACAAGTTCCAAAACGAGTATCTACATATGCACCATTGATGATCAAACCAGCAAGAGTTGTTGCATCACCAGGAAGAGTTGATGGATCTAATGTGTAACCTAACAACAAGTTAAGGTTAGTAGTAGATGATGTTCCATCACCAATATTTATCCAAGTTGTACCACCATCAGTTGAATAAGTGATTTGAACTTGAATGAATGGATTGATCAAAGGACTGTTCAACAAATTGTAAGCCCATTGAGTGTAAACAACCAAAGGATTAACTGCTGAAGGTGCCAAAGCATCTGCAGCACAGCAACCTGTATAAGCAGCTGCATCATAGTATGTGTTACGGCTCAAAGTACGAAGTACTGGAGAACCTTTAATATCTACACGTAGGTAGTAAGTCTCATCACACAAGAACTCTTTTGTACAAGTTGGTTGATCCCAAAGGTCTACAGCAGGATCAGATCCTGGCACTTGTCCATTAGCTGCACCAACAGTAACCTGAGCTTGTTGTGGAGAACATGGATCCACACGATAGAAATTAGTAATATACTTAGGATTGATAATCTTTGACTTTACAGTCTCAGAATATCCACCATGGAATGGACCAATTTTATCATTTGGGTGAATTGAGCTTGATACAAGCATCAATGGGCATGCAACAATTGTTGCTGGAACCAAATCAGGAACTTCCCAAGTGTTGGGATTTACAAAGGTAAATCTAAAGTTTGTACCAATGTCGTCATTAATACCGGCCAAGTATGGACCGGGAGTTGTATAGAAGCCAGTCGTACCAACGAAGGCCTTCTGAAAAGCATGGTTAAAATAAGCCATTTTTGATAAAAATTAAAAAGGTTACAAATAAATATATAATCAATATAAGGAAAGCATTTCTACTTTCCAAATGTTTTACAAATAATCTTTCATTTCATGATCAAGAAGACGCATTGCAATCTTATCAGTACCAAATGAATTTAACTGATCCACCCAGTTCTGCATCTTTGAATGCTCCTCAACTTGTTCTTTTAGGAACTTCAATGCTAGTTCATAGAGCATATGATCTGCTTTTTTCATAGCATCAGATGCTAAATCTTTGATCTGTGTTGTTATCAGAATCTCATGGTCATATGATTCTTTAATAATTTCAGGAAGTCCTGAGAAATCCTGCTTAGGAGAATCAAGTCTTGGTGTAATAGGTTGTACACCCATAGACAACAAATATGTACGTGACCAATCTGAGTGTGCCAACTCCTCATTACTATAGTTACGCCATAGTTTTGAAGCATTTACATATCCTTGATTATCTAACCACATTGACATGGCTAAATATACTCTTGATGAATACTCCTCTTGTTGAATACGGTAATTTAGATATGTAACACATTCATCAGATAAGAGTATGTTCTTACCTTTTGTGCTAGGTGCTGGACCCATATCATATTTAGATTTCTCTGCTGAACCAGCTGATGTTGTTGCTGATCTAGAAAGCAAAGTTCTTGACGGTGCTTCTGCCATTATTTTATGTATTTACTTGAGATGAATTACTTGCAATACTGTACTGGTTCATAGACTCAATGTCTCCAGCAAGTATCTGTACTGTGTTATCAATAAGAACCTCAACAATGTTATCCTGAAACTCACATTCAACATCAGCAACTGATGTCTGAAGAGTATAAGGGTCAACACAGTCTTCAATCTGAATCTTAATTGGCTCTCTATAGTACATAAGAGAAGCACCTACAACATCAAACTCATTGTTGTTATAGATCCTTACCTTATCCCCTACAAGAGTGCAAAAGGTCTCTCCCCATTCAAAGCTTGGTTTCTTCAGATCATCTTGTAAGAGGATTGGAACATTCTGTTCTTCTGAGAGATATACTACGGCTATACCTGTTGGGTTCTCACAACAGTCTTTCTTAGCATTAGCATTCACACGTTTAAACTGAACATAGTCTCCTGGTAGTAATCCAGACTCCATATACAACTCTTTCTGAGTTAATGTAATTGGAATCTCTTTTAGAAGATTCTGCAGATCATCAATCTTTCTTGTAGTCTGCTCATCTCCCTGCTTTTCAGCATTCATACCAATCAACTGCCTACGGACCCATTGGATCTGTGCCTTATTAAAAGCCTCAATAATCTGCCAGCATTCTATGTTATCATAGTCATTACTAGCCAATTTATTTAGCCTCTGCTTGATCTTGAGTTGTAGGGTAGTATTGTTCATTATCCTTTACGTTTTATATTCTTCCACATTGCAGCAGCAGCAATCTTTTTACCTTTTTCTCCACCTCCTGTTTTTGCAGCAATCTTGTCAAATATTTTTCCTTTTTTACCAATATCTTTACCAGCACTTGCTTTCTTGGCTACAGATGATTTTTGTTTTTCTGTAAGACCAGATGAGGGTTTCTTTGCCATAGTATTACTAATTTATATTAACACTTCCATTTTCTCAATGACTTATTAATCCTGCTATTAGGATCATTAGCAGTCTTACTAGAAGTAAGTTTCTTCTTCATGCCAGACATCATTTTTTCTTACCTCTTACAACACCACCATTTTTTTTGTATTTAGAAGCATTTTGCTCTGCTTTTTTTACAGCATCGTAGTAAACTTTACCTGGATTATCTTTATACAACTGTTTAGCAATCTGTAACTTTTCTGCAGCATCTTTTTTGGCTTGTGCATATGGGTTGTATTTAGGCACATTTATTTTTACTGCTGTTTTATCTGCAGCGGCAGGTTCAACCTGAATTCCTTTTTGTGCCTTTTTTAAAACTTTCTTTTTCATAGTAAATCTAACTTTAGATAATCTTCTGCCTCTCTTGTGTTATCAGTATAAGATAACAAATATATTCTAGCAAACTCTAAAAGTTCTGGATCATCTTTAAAATGTCCCAACCCTCTATTACAATGGTTACAAAGCATCCCCCTGACCACATTGGTTTTATGACAATGATCAACTACCAGATTTTCCTTTGCTCCACATATTACGCACTCAGTTACAGTTTCAATAATATCTTTTAAAAGTTCATCAGATATCATTTCTCTATATTGTCCTCTTCTGGTTTCACTTCTATAATTAGACCTACAGGATTTACACCAACTATCAAAACCAGATTTAGTTTTATTATGCAAAGGGAAGTACTCAGCAGATAAAGGTTTATCTACTTTACATCTTGTACATTCCTTTGTTAGCACTTCCATTTTCTTAAAGCCTTATTTATTCTACTATTTGGGTCTCTTGCTGTTTCTGCAGAAGTATTTTTAGCTTTGTGACCTTTCATTCTAGCACAGAATGATTTTTTTCTAGGACCACCTTCAGGTTGTGGAGGTTTAATGTCATGACCAGCTGCCTTTAGAGAAGCACGACCTTTAGCATTAAGTCCACCTGATGGTGACTTACCTTCTTTTCTTTGCCAAGCTGGAGACTTTGCCATATTATCTATGTTTTTTGGTTTTCTCTTTTACTGACTTAGGTTGAGAAACAAATTGTTTATTCTTTCTGTTACCTTCAGCCTTAGCCTTATTAGTAGCTGCTTTTTCACCAGAACTTAGTGCATCCCAAGCAGCCTTAGGTAAGTATCTTCTCTTACCATTTGCTTTAACCTCTTTGCTTGATCCACGCTTCTTATTAGCATGGGTACCAGAAGTCATCCACTCTTGGTTAGTCCAGCTTTTAAGGGATTGTTGTGATTTAGCAAGTGGCATTATTTATACCCTCCACCTTTAGACTTGTACTCTCTTGCAAGCATCTGAGCCTTTCTAGCAGACCATTCTCCAGGATCTCCACCCTTAGAGCCAGCTTTAATCTTGTTAAATAAAGACTTTCTCATACTAGGTTTAGTATAATTACCAGCCTCATTTACTTTGGATTTACTTTTTTTTACAGCCACAGTCTTTCATTTTAGTTGGGTAAATGGATTGAATACTCCCTCCGTTTTTAGCAGAAGGAGTACTCTTACCATATGAAATCATGTTCTTCTTTTCATCAGAAGAAAGAATTGGACGGTTCATGGTTATTTCTTCTTACCCATTTTCTTCATTGTACCACCTCTCTTCATCTTGCCACCATACAGTCTTGATGGTTGTCCACCAGGAACTACATTAGCACTAGGATTCATATTAGGAGTTACTCCTTTTGTACTAGGAGTAGTTTCAACAGATACTGAAGCATTTGCATTCTTCATGCCACCAGTCATCATTTTTTTAGCACCACCTGCCATCATTTTCTTAGTACCACTATAGCTCATTTTTTTACTAGCCTTTTTCATCTTATTGAAATTAAAATTGTTACACTATTAATATAATCATTGATTCCAATACTTCTCAACTTTTTTTATCAAGTTTACAAGTATTTCCTCATTTAGTGGATTCTTTAAGTATTCTACAACATCTGCTGGTGTTCTTCCCATCAATGCTGAAGACTGTGAGTCATAGATAAATCCATCTGCTTTGGTCAAAATAAACTTGTAGTAAGTAGCATCTTTAACCATTGCACGGATCTTCAATGTCTCCATATCCTTATCAGCCGTGTCAAGGAACATCTGAGCAGCACGATTTGCATTCTTCTCAGAACCCTCTCCATTAATGAAGGTATCCATGTTATCATAGAGTACATCATTAGGAGTTGTCTTTTTGTACTGCACACTTGCAGTATCTACAACCTTAGCAATATAGAACAACTTATTTGTGTTCTTATTGAATAATTTCTCCAACTCAGCAAGAGCTTTGTTACGAAGTTTCTTACTTTCAGTTTTAGTTGATACAGTTTCTTCAAACTTATCAAGGTAAAACTTAGGTGCCTTTGGCTTCATTCTAGCCTCTTCATAACTTCTACATACAATTGAAAATCCTCCAGCCTCAATTGCATAGAGCTTTATCAAATCATATGGATCTTTCTGTGGCTCCAAAAAGAGTGGTTCATTACCACATCTAATTGTAATCTTGCTCCAGAACTCATCATTATCCGGTCTGAGAAGTTTAACCTTATTCCAAAACTCTTTGTCATCAGTATCAATAACATTTGCAGCAAGTTCTCTTTCAAGTTGTGCTACTATTGTTCTAATCTCCTTGACCTTAGCTTCTCTGTCTTCTTGATCCCTAATTAGTTTTACCTCAGGGGCAAACTCATTAAGTCCGGTTACATACCGTTTAATACCATTGAGCTCAATACATGCTAGTTGTTCTTCTTGGAAGACACCATCATATAGAGCAAGGCCATATTGTTCAAGGCCCATGTTTTGCACCTTACTATTAAAGTAAGGCTTGATCATAATAGGTCCACGCTTAATACCTGGATCTGATTCAATTAATGTAAAACTCATGTTGTGTTGGTTTTAAAAACAAATTTAAGAAAGTTGTGGGATTACTGTATAAAAAAATGATAGAGTATCAATATCCCCTGTAGTAGCAATATTATTAACACGCACTCCAACTTTACCATCTATTAATGCTGATGCCGTAAGTATTTCTAAAACAGGCATACCATCATCAAATGATCCAAGTGTAAGTTGAACAAATGCTGGAGTACTAACTCCTGTAGGCGTTGTGTAAAGAGCTTCATTGAAAACCAAATCAAAGCTTTCTCTACCACCAGGACTAATACCTAAATCATCAATTGTTACTATACCACAAGGCTTAGATAAAAGTAAGAAATTATCAGTAGTAAAAGATACTTCATCAGTAGCAATCTCATTACCAATGTACAATGCTGCACGGTTTAGGTGTGCCATACGTGCCAAGGCAGCTTCTCCTTCAGATGAAAATTTTTGGATCTGATCAGGAGATGTAGGAAGAACTTTTTTAAGAGGAGGAATATTTGCCATTTTATTTTTTGATTTAAAAGTAAATAAAAAAAGGGAGGAGTTGTAGCTCCTCCCCATTTCTATGATTCTTTAGAATGATCCACCTGTGATTGGGTTTCTCATTACAATTTTCAATACTTTGGTTGGGTCTTTTACCCAGATTGCAGGCATTGTCTGTGTCATGAATACTCGGTATCCATTGAACTGACCAGATGACTGGAATCCTTGTGTACGGCCCATGTAGTCCATAGTACCGTTTTGGTACCACCACTTCAATTGATTATCCCATGACAACTTCAACAAGAAGATGTTATCATTAGTGTTGTCAGTAATGTCAAAGATAATGAAGCTGTAAGATGACAATGGGAAACCATCAATGATTGGGTTTTCAATGTCATTTGTATGCAAGTTATCAAATGCTGGGTTCAACACAAACTTCACGTTAGCCAAGAATGGAATAACATATGAAGTAAATGCAAATCCAAAGTTGAGATCCATGCTCTGACCAGAGATAGCTCCAATACCTGCATCAGATGCAGCCTGGATTACAAGACCTGAAGCAACAGCCTCACGTTTGATAGCCTCATTTACCATTCTCATACCACCCATACCAGTCTGTACAATGAGTTGACGTTTAGGATCTGGACCCTTGAACTCAACCTTACCAGCATAGAAGTTGTAGATTTCAGAACGGAACAAATCAAGGTTGAAACCAGACTTGTTGTAAACACGCTTGAATGAGTTATCAAGCTGCTTCCAAAGACCCACAGATAGACGGATATCATCTGGACCATCCTGACGTACTCTACCACCTTGTCCCCACATGAGGTAAGTCTCAATGTCAGTTGCTACTTTAGTCAAGTGAGCAGCTTCCATTGTGGTTAAGAATGTACGGCTTAATGAACCATTTGACATTGCACGTTTAACATAGTCCTTACCCATACGGCTAACCATTGTTTCAAGGTTTGCCACAGCAGGATCAACGTTCTTATCAAAGTTTCTCCAGATCTCAGTTACAGGTACAGTACCATCAGCATTCAAACCACCCTTGATCATAAGATCAGCACGGCTTGATACAGAATAGTGTACGTGTGCTTCAGCTCCACCTACAAAGTTGTAGAATTCACGGAAGCCAGTTGCTGTGATGATGTCAGAGAATCTCTCTCCATACTCACCACGTGCAGAACCTTTACGGAAGATCTTTGTACCAGATACTAGGTAAGTATCAGCATCAATACCGTTACCAGTATCATTGTTTACAAGCTGTACAGTGTACAAGAAGCCATCACCCAATGGGAGAATGTCATCTGCAGTGATGTACATTTCAAAACCGTTGTACTTGTCATATGTGATGATATCTCCATGACCAAACTCACGACGAGAGAGTTTAATCTTGAAGGTTTGACCATCAACACCTACAATGCCGGTTTCTTGTGAATCAATAATGTAAGGAAGATCTTGTACAACTGGTGTTTGCCACTTGTACTCACCTCTTGCATTATCAACACTAATTACGTTCTTACCACCAAAGCTTGACATCTGATAAAGAGGCATTTCAACCTTCTGAGCCATAGCCCAAAGATCTACTGGACCAAGGTCCATTGGCTCTGCATTTTTCAGCATGTTAACAAGGTGGTATGAATCTACGTGTGAACTAGCTGCGTAGTTGGTATCTCGTAGAAATATACCATTGTTTAAAACTGGAGTTGCCATTTTTGTTATTTAACTTAAATTGGTTAATCTATTAATTACGTTTAAAGATGTTACCACCACTTCTGGGAATACGTCTTTGAACTGTTTCTTCTTTCTCAATAACAGGCGCACTAGATGTCATCTTAGCTTGCTCTGTTTTTAGAGTTCTAACTGTTTTCTCTACAGTTTCATTAGAACCCTTCTCTTTGATCTTTGCTTTATATCCTTCTGGATCAGCAAGTAGCCAAAGTGCTTCTGCAATTAAATCATGTCTTGGTTCTACATATTGATATTTCTCCAATAAGTGCCCAAGCATATTTGTTTGTTTACCAGAGATAGATGGATAGTTAGGTTGAACAAGTCCGCTATAAAGCATACCTTGTGTCTTTTTATCCAACTTAACACCTCCAAGTTCACCTGCATTCAATGTTTCATAAACATTAGTCATGTAGGCCTGAGCTGCTGCATGCTGTTGTTTTCTCATTTGCTCTTGTTGAGCAAGTTTTTGAGCAACAACCTGCTCCTGCATTTTATCAAGCTTTGGCTTGAACTTTAAGGCTTTGCTTTCAAGTTCTTCTCTGTCTTTCCAAGCATAGATTTCTTCATCTATCTCTTCTTCAGTACCAAAGTTTGTAGCTCTCAAGTACTCTCTTATAATAGATTCTTGATCTTTAGGATTCTTTGGATCAAGTGTTCTCTTTTCTTCTACTTCTGAGAGTACACGGAAAAGACCTTTTAAATCTTCTCCACCATCTGCTACATATTTTGCAGCTACTTGAAGTTCTTCTGGCAAGGCGTCAAAAAACTCAACTGGTACTTCTTGCTTTACTTTGTTTTCTCTTTCAGCAAAGTTTGCTTCAATGAGTTCCTCAAAGTCATTTAAAGAATACTCTTCAATTGGCTTATCATCATCAAATGGG